TATCCCTGGCTCTTCCCCGACCAAGCATGGACAGTCACCGGCAAAACCAACGAGGACGAAGATCGTGCTACTATTGCCAACATTACGGGCAATGGTAATGATCTTGTACTGTCTAATTTTGGGTTTGCAGAAGGGAGCGGGTACAATGAAGAAGGTGAATATGCTGGCTATCTGGTTACTGATGGGGTGGATGATAAGATAACTTCGTCAGCTTTTGAAATGGGTAAGGATTTTACGGTTGTTGGGGAATGGAGGTTTATAATTGATGAAAGAAAGGTTGCAGGCTTAATAAAGCCTCCATCTTTCTATTTGTTTAATGAAAATAATGGATTGAAGTTATTTATAAATAACACAGAAAAAAGTTCATCTTTAAACACTAAATCTTTAAAGGCTATTTGTTCAGATGGACGTGTATATTTTGATGATTGGTCGGAAATGCTACTTAGTGAAGAACAACCTATCACAAGTAGTAGTAAGGATTTGTCAATCGGTTATAACAGTACAATATATACTCAAATGGCTTTTAAGAACTTAGGCATCTACAACGATCAACTCCTTTCCAAAGACGACTGTATCAAAGCATATAATTATTTACAGACCCTAAAATCAAAATAGTATGAAGTTTATTATAATTCCAAAAGAAGTATATGATTCAATTCCAGTAAGCAAAATACAGGAATTAGGAATCAATAATCCCCACACCAATATAGAGGGTACAGAAATTATTCTCCATATCGAACATTACAATACTGTTTTTGAGCCTATGAGGATGATGGCGGAAGAAGAGCCTCAGTATCCGTATCCAGTATATGACAGCCCTTCTTCTGAGTTTGAATCTGTTTTATCTTCACCATCTTGGTCATCCGAAGTTAATGACGAACGTTCTTGATCTTGTTTTGGTTGAGGGGATTGCTATATTTGTAGAAAGTTAATCATTAAAGCGTGGGGCGGCGTCATCCGCCTCCTAATCATCATGATTCAAATTATTATCGGATGCATTTTAGCTAATATCCTTACGATTGTCATTATCGGTATTGTACTGTATTGGGTGTATCGTAAAAATGAAGATCGGATTAAGGCATTGGATGCTAAAATTGACCAGAAGGTAGAAGATGTGAAGAATAAGGTTGGGGCGGTAATGAACGTCGTTGACCAGATCAGAAAGTTGTTGGATAAAATTAATAAAAAATAGAAATGGCAGAAGTAGGTTATAATAGTAAGTTTGAAGGTCTGGAAGTTGATTCCAGACTGGAAAAAGTAATTCAGGCTGAAGTAGCTACGGCTGAAGCCGAGGGGAAGGGTGGTCTTATCCCGGCTCCCCCTGCTGGTAGTCAGGATGGAAGTAAAGCTCTTCTTAGTAACATGACATGGGGAGATAATATAACAAAGCAGTACGTAGATAATGCTGTTTCTGCTGCTGGATGGAAAAAGCAAATTGTTACTGTTTTGCCGAATGTAGATGAGGCTGCTGATAACGTCATGTATCTTGTAAAAGATGATTTAGCTTCTACTGAAACTGGCAATGTATATAATGAATATATTTTGGTTACAGATCCAGAAGGAGTTAAGAGTTTGGAATCCATTGGTATGGTAAGTACCAGCGTGGATTCGACTTATCTTGATTTATCCATATTTCCCAGTACTTCCGGAACTCTTGATGAGGATTCGTTTGCAAAAGTTATGGATGCTTACAATAACAATATTACATTAGGTAAGCTTAGTTTTAATTATTTTTCTTTGGATTATTTTTTAGATAATGATAATTCTGAATTAAAAATAATAGCTGTTTTATTTAATAATACCAACTTAGAGGAAGAAGTACCTGGATCTTATATAGATATTGAGATGGTAACTTATGTTGTTGCCCAAGATAAGACATATAGGGCCATAGCTAATACGGTTACGTTGTTTAATACGATGTTGTCTTATTTGGAGTTTATGGCTAAGACTCCTAATGTTGTTACAACATTAGCAAGTTTGCCAACGGATGCTTATAATATCATAGCTAACGTAGCTTCTGCAACAAACCTGTCTATGTCAGTATCTTCCGAGTACGCCGGGAGGGAGTGGCAGGTTCGGGTCAACAACACTACTGGTTCTGACATTACGCAGCCGCTTCCTACTACTGGTCAGTTCCAGAGCATGTCAGGTGACAGTGTTACGATACCGGTCAATAGCTTTATTGAATTAAGTATCTGGTATATCAATGATAAGCTGGTTATAAGAGTAGGTGAAAATGCTTAATAGAAAGGATGAATTATGTTGTATGTAAATAAGAGTATAAAAGGTTTTTATTGGGAAGGATATGATTTGGATCCATCTTCTTACGAAGTAGGATATTCTTATCAAGATTTCTTGGATGGGAAATGGGTTCAACTTGATGAAGAACAGAAACAGTTTCATCAAGACAATCCTAAAGCGAGTGTAAAAGAAGTTATTGCTATGCAGCTTGATCCTGAGCCACCAGGACCGACAGAGGAAGAGTTGCTTGCTATAGCCAAAGAAAAGAAAGTTAAGGAAGCTCGCGAATATGCTTATTCTGATTCTGTTCGAACATACAGCTTAGACGGTAAGTCTGTATGGTATAATGAGAATATGCGTTATAGGGTAAAGAATGATATTGATGTAGCAAAAGGAAGCGGAATATATACCGTATCTGTAGCAGATTCAGAATACGAGCTTGATATTGCTAATACGGTAATGAATGAAATGCATGTATATGAATCTGAGTGCAATGATCGTACTGCTGCTATAGAAAAGGAAATAGCTTCTAAAACCGATAGGAGTGAAGTTGAGTCTATGAAAGTGGATGAAGGCTATCCTGAAAAGTTAGTAAGGACAAAGGATCAGATAATAGAAAAAAATAAGATCCTTGAAGCCAATGATCCTGAGAAGGCTACGGCTATGTATATGAGGGCGATGATCAATACGCCGGCTATGCTGGAAAATACTGATCAGAATCTTGCTCTTAAGATAAAGGGATTGTATCCTATTTGGGATAAGGATGGAGTTTACGGCGACAAAGGTCTTCCTATGGGAACGGCTGTTGTAAAAGGGCAGCGTCTCCGTAGCAAAAACAAACCTTCGGATTTGGATTGGACTTTGTTTGAAGTAAGGCAAGATCACAATCTCCAAGCCGACTGGGTTCCTGGTCAGGGAGGTGGAGCTGAAAGCCTGTATATGGTTGTTCAAGAAAAGCATTCAGGTACGATAGACGATCCTATTCCTTGGGTATATAATTCTATTTTAGAGAACGGAAAGTATTATATTGATAAAGAAATAAAGTATCTTTGCATAAGAGATTCAGGCATTCCTTTAGCTTATGAAAATCTTGCTGATCTTGTATCAGCCGGATATGTTAAGGTTGTTTAGGATTGTGAATTGTTGTTATGTTATGTATGGCTCCTGTGCATGATATTTGTGCAGGAGCCTTTTTTTTTGTTTTAATCAAACACTATCTTATTTTTATATTCAATAAGGTTCTAATTATCTTTGTAAAAAAGGTTAAGTTATGACAAGAGAAGATATTATAAAAGAGTTAAGTCAGTATTTTAGTATTGTTGAATTAGTTGGTCCTAAAGAATACAACAGAGATAAAGATCTTTGCTGGAGATATTTAAGAACTGAATTATTACATACTATACTGGTGGTTAGGAAAGACATATTGAAGACTCCTATGATAGTTAATACTTGGAAGTCTGGAGGTAGGTTTGATGAACGTGGTTTTAGGACTAATATATCAGATATAGTTAAGTCTAAGACTGTTTCTGGATCATTGTACATTAGTCCCCACATGCTTGGTGCTGCTATTGATTTTGATGCAAAAGGAATGACGGCAGAAGAGGCAAGGGATAAAATAATCCAGTTTCAGGATTTATTTCCTTGTCCTATTAGATTAGAATCGGGTACCAATTGGGTCCATATTGACGTATATGACTCTCTTGGAAGTAGCAAGAAAGTAATAATGTTCTAATATGGTTTACAGATTTGTAGGAAGGATGAATTTAGAAAGTTTTTGGGCTTTCTTGATTTCCGGGTTATCGGCATTGTGGATGAATTTCCAAGAGATTCATCATCTTATATATTCTATATTGTTTATATTGGCTATCAATCTTTTGTTGGCTACGATAAAAAGTATTAAACATTGCTATATCCGAAGAAAGAGAAAGAGGCCCTTTAAGATATTGACATGCATAAGTGATATGGGTATATTAAAGATACTCCTTGAGTTCGCAGCCTGTTCATTTGGGTTATTTACTATATCCGGTATGGATTTGATTATGTCTATGGGAGGTCATAAATCTCCAGAATTTATAGATATGCTTCTCCAGTGGATTACGATATTCGCCTTAATATTATATGGTGGAATGGCATTTAAGCGCCTTGGCGATCTTGCACCTGATTTGATGATAGTAAAAGGCGTTAAATATTTCTTTAGCAAAGTGAGTTGGTGGCAAAAAGTTCCTTTTGGAGAAGAGTTAAAAGAAGGTATAAAAAATGGTGAAATACAAGATCTTTTAGATAATAAAAAGGAGGGTAAGAAATGTGTTTGCAAAAAATGAGGGTAGGGCATGTATTAGGAGTTCTCCTATTGTGTTTTATGTCTTTCTTGTTTGGTAAAACATGCAAGAAGCAGGAGATAATACATGATATAGAAATAGATACGGTAATAGACACCGTTATTCATCCTATTCCTGTGCCTCAGTATATAGTTGACGTAGGGGAGGTAGAGATACCTTTCCCTATGGATGCTATAGTTAAAAAAGATACGATAAAAGACACTGTTTACATTAATATTCCAATACAAAGAAAAATATACAGAACAGATGATTATCGGGCTGTTATAAGCGGATACAGACCTAATTTGGATACGATGATCATCTACCACAAAAAAGAAATAATATACGAAAAGAGCCGGCGCTGGGGCATAGGGCTGATGGCAGGGTATGGAGTTGGGCGCGAGGGCTTCTCTCCCTACTTAGGCGCTGGAATCTATTATCGGATATGGTAACAATCACCTCACCTTTTATTTAATGTCCAATAGTTTAAACTTTTATCACCTCATTTACTTATCTTTGTAGAAAAAGATAAGGTATGAACTATATTGATATTTTACCGCAGATAAGAAATAACATTTTCTATGTCAGGATAGTAATGACCGATTATGATGTAGAAAATCAGATGGTTATTAGAATAGTAGCCAGAAGAAATGACGGCCTGTACAAGACGGAGGTAGTGCAGTATCCAAATGAAGGAACTGATTACAACGGAGAAATCATAGTTCCTATGTTTGGTATGGCTAAGTCGTTGGTAGCCCAAATAGTAGGAGTCAAGATAAATGGTACTGAGGTACGTGTTAATAGCACTGAGGTAGAGGGAGCCGATATAACAGCCAGATACGATGATTCCCTTACCAGAATGGGGTGGGAAGAGAGCATGAACAACATCCATCTTGATTTTGAGGTTGTAAGTACAAACAACCCTAAAACGCTTCGCATAGCCGATCAGTCGGAATGGGGGATATTGGCAGACAGACCGGCTATTATAGAGATTGTACCACCTGAAGATGAGAATAAGTATGTTTATTATCTTGGTAAGAATCAGCTGAATGTATTCAACAGTAAAACCCTTGGCATAAATCCCGGTCGTGGAAATGATTTTGAAAACCTAAAAGATGGTATATACGATATTACCATAAAAGGTAGTCCTTCATCTTATTCATTTAACAGAAAGTATTTAAAAACAGACCTGATCCGTCTTAACATAGATAAGATATGGGCCAGGTCAACTGTGTTATGTGATCATGAGGATGATGACGTTATTGACAAAATAAAAGAAATAGAGTTTCTTCTGGCTGCGGCTGAAGCTAATATGAGATTAGGGAATTTTGAAAACGTAAAACAATTATATGAAAAAGCATCTAAATTGATTTATGTTCTCAATAATTGTGAAAATTGTGGTTGTAAAATATAATTAATTAAATATCAATAAATTATGGGATGTGGATGCGGAAGAAGCAACATCGCTTCTGTTAATAAAAGTCGGGCTATAAAGCCTCAGTCGAATACGACACCTAAAGCTGATTCTAATGCGGCTTGTATTCAGAAATATGATGAACTTGCTGTCTTGGACAAGAAAATCATAGACCTTCATCGAAAATTTAGGTTTGTAGGGGGTGTAAGTAAAAGATATGCTGATATTCAAAAGTTGGTAAGAGGCTGGATTGTTAATTTGAAGAACGGGTGCCCGGATCCTGATGATCTTGCTACTTATTCTGAATATATAAATAAAGAATACGCCAGGTATTTTACCGTGAAGTGACATGGCAGCTACCGGAAGTACACAGCAAATTCTTTTCCCTTCATCTTACTTATGTGAGTGTGCTGATCGTTTTATAGCATGTAAGGCTGATCAGTATCTACAATATCATAAGTATAAGGTAGGTATTAAGCCTGATATGGATATGGTTCTTAAAATAGATCGTATGAGAAGAATCGTATGTGAGGGGGAATGCGGGTTGTGCCCGGACGAGATTCAGAAATTTAAAGAAGAACTTAATAAGATCTTGTCATGAAAAAGATGTATTACAACAAAGAATACAGAAAAGCTTTCAAGAAATCGGACTGTCCGGAAGATCTTGGTTCTGAAGAAACGTTTATCGTTCATGAGGCTGAATTTTGTTCGGATATAAGCCAAGATGATGCAGATAGGAAAGCGGAAGAGTTTGCGGAGAAAGAAGGTCCGTTGTATGCTAATAAAGTAGGTGGCTGTTGCGAGGTATATTATAACACAAGACAGGAAGGGGATTTCTTTAAAAATGATTGTCCTGATGGTCAAAAACAAGAACAACCCACACATCACGTGGTAGAGGCCGGGCGTGTATGGTCTAAGTTCAGTACCGAAATAGCCAACTACGAAGCTGCGAAGATCCTTGATCAAGAAGGGCAGGCTGCCGCCAACGAATCTGGGGTATGCAAGACTGTTTATTATAACGAAGATCAGCATGGCTGGTTTAGTAAACGTTGTAAGGAAGGATGGAAGGCTCCTGAGAAATACAGGAGGATATACGCCGGTACCGTAACGTCTTTTATTAGCGTTGATGATGCTAATGAAAAGGCTAAGAAGATACTGGAAGAAGAGGGCATGAAATGGGTTAATGAAAATACCAAATGTGAGCCTGTTGTTGATAAATGTCAATTTGATTTTTGAAATGAGCAACGTAAAATTTAATCCGACAGAAGGCGAGAATGATAAACTGGTGTCGGTGTTTTCTGAAATAAATGAAGGTCTTGATACGACTTTGAATTACACTATTTCCGATGAAGGGAATAAGGCTAAGAAGAACATCGTCGTTAATCAAGTTGGTAAAAGGGAAAAGTTTTTATCGAAGAAAGGGGAGGAATCTGAGCCTTTTGTTTTGTCTGATGGTAACACTTTCAACGTTCTTAAAGAAGGTGCTTCAGGATCGGCATCCGCTTGGGCTGAGGATCAGCTTCCTCCAGAAGCCACGGAATCAGTTGGCGACAAAAGCCTTCTCCCTTCTTGGGATTTTTACCTTATAGACATGACTCAAAATACCGGAGACAAAGTACGTCCGGTCGGAAAGCTTCGTAAGAACAATCTCCTTAGATTTGAAAACGGAGATTTTGCTCCTACGGTAGGCATAACCGAGGAAATGAGAGCCGAATGCGATGTGGAACTGTATTTGGATAACGGTCATAAAAATAAGTATTGTGATGCCGGAGCATTTGACGCTAAGGCTTTTTATGAAGAGTATGGCATTAGTCAAAAACTTTATAATGCTTCAGGATCAGAGGTAAGGATTTTAAGACCTTGGGAGACTACTTCAAAGAATTATAGTATATTCTTAGGATGTAGCAAGAGCCTGTACGTAGTTGATAAGGTAGTTGGTAAAAGCGGGAAAATATGGTCTGGTGTGTACGACGCGGACACGGTTCCTATGCTGGACGGACTTGACCTGCGCCAGACGTGCCCTGTTCTGCCGCCCACGGCCTTATCTCCTGGACCGGTATGTACAGTAGACTCCAAGGCAAGATCTTTCTTTTTCTTGTATGAAGGAGAAATAAATTGTAAATCAGGAGCCGGAGTTGGTAACGCCTGCACAATGTTTTTAAATGGAAGAACTTATCCGAGATGCAATGATGTAAATCAAATCAATATAGCTAAGTATTCGAGGGCTAATAACGTAGATCCTGAATCTTCTTATCCTTTTTCTGAAGGTGGGTTTTTGACCTTGAATGCTTATATCATACACCTTGAAATGTTGTACGGTACTAAATACTTGGTTAATACGGATACTTTTGGATCAGGGATATCAAGTAACTCCGGAGTAGGTAATGATGTCAATTATCGCAAATACGGAGGTGTAAAGTGTCGTAAAAAAGGAGAAGAGACGTGGTTGTATGGATCATGGGCTACAAATTCTTCTATTATACATTATGAACCTACTAAAAAAACTCATTTTTCTTACCTCATAAATTCAGAATATCCTAAAGAACAGTGCATGGAAAGCCAGATGGCGGCTTCTTTTGCATTTGAGACAGGCGTAGAAGAAGGATCAGAGTTTGATTTTTATGGAGGAAAATACTGGTATAAGAACGTCCAGGGAGCCAAGAGTATGGCTGAAGGTCATATGAATGTTATTGTGTTTAAGGAAATGACTGGTACCATATCAGCCTTAGATGAAAATGACGAACCAGCAGAATTTGATTTGGAAATTATTTTAAGGATGTCTTTATACGACGGTATGAATTTGTCTGGAGATGTCTTTAGATATTGTGGAGGGGGATACGAACAGGTAGGGACTTGTTTAAATGATCCTAATGTTACTCGTATAGGTAATACTATTGATATCTATATAGAGCCAGATCAAAAGAAATGGACATATGAGAAAAGGTCTACTATAAATAATGGTGAGGTTTTTGATTTTGAGTCCAAATACAAAAAGGTGGCAACTACCCAAAATTTAGGAGATAGTTATGCTTTACACCGTATTCCTTATACTGGATGGAAAGATAAAAAAGGCGGAGGTATCGGATCAGGAGAATGTTTTTATACATGGGGCAATTGCTACTGGGCTTCAGCTATCGGTTTAAGGAGTAGAGTGGCTGCTCGTTTCGGCGGTAATGCGTACGTCAGCTCTTGCTCGCCTCGTACTCTGTATGCGTCTCACGCCACTTCTCTTACGTATCGCCACTCTTGCGGCCTTGCCCAGTTGTTATTAGACGTCAGTCAACCGCAGGTTTAATGGGTGCAACCCATTGATGGCGCAGCCATCATAAGCGCAGCGCTAAGGCGCAGCCTTATACTATCTTACGGAGCAGCCGTATCTTGTTAATATAATATTTTATAGCTACAAAACAAAAATTTAAAATATTTAATACAAATTGTTTTGTAGCTATAAAATATTATACATACGTTTGCAACGTCATTAGACAACAGAGATAGTTAACATTATAAACAATAAAAAAGCTATTCAATGAAATCCGTTAGTCTGCTAACAAGTCTTACATTGGGATCTGACCTCTGAAATAGCAAATAACGGTTGAGAAAAAGGTTAAAAAGAATTGGCTGCTCGTTTCGGCGGTAATGCGAACAACAGTAATTGCTCGCCTCGTAATCTGAATGCGAATAACGCCACTTCTAATACGAATCGCAACAATTGCGGCCTTGCCCTGTGTGGGCTAAAAAAAATGGGTATATTCTTTTTAATCTTTCCCAGGAGTGGAGAATCAATAAAAGACAAGCGTATGAGATTATATGATAAAAATATGATAGAGATGCGCGACGGTCGTAAGCCCGTCATTAGCCCACAACCGAAATCAGTTTCAAACTATATAGATATAAGTTTGGATGATATTAGAGAAGCATGCGAAGCAGCATTTAAAAACCATTCTAAAAAGAATGATGTTGTTAATTTCAATTCTGATTTTGATGGTAATTCATTAAAATTGTATGAATGGTATTTAGATGGTACTTATGTTAGCAAAATCAAATATCGCAAACTTATCAAAGAAAACAAGAATGGTAAGGTTCGTGAAATAAACAGTCCGGACCTTACCACCAGAATCTATCAGCATCTTGTTTTAGTAAAGTTAGGTCCTTTGTATTATGAGAAGGATAATATGAATGGTCTTAATTGCAAGCCAGGATTTGGCATAACAGCATCGTCTAAATCGAAGTCTCTTATTAAAAAGATGAAGCATGTTTATTATGATAGACTTGATTTGAAGTATTGCTTGGTTATAGATCAACGTAAATGCTACAATCATGCAAAAGATAAGGTATTTAGAAAAGTGCTTAAGAACTTTATTTCAAATAAAAAGTTTATAGATTTTGTAATAGACGTAAGCTTTGTATCTGGAGAGCTACCTATAGGTACTCCTACAAGTCCTTTTATCCATCATCTCCTTATGAAAGATTTCGATAATCTTGTAAAGAGAATGGCTCCTTTTTCATTGAGGTATGCTGATGATAATTTCCTTGCTTTTTATACTAAGGAGGATGCTAATACTACCAAATGGAGGATTAAGAATTATTGGTGGTATGAGCTTAAGATAAGATCTAAAAGGCATACTTGTATTATAACAGACATGGATAAACCTCTTGATTTTTGCGGGTATGTTTTCCACCGTAACAACAAAGGTGTATCCGAACACAATAAAGGTTATGTGAGAATAAGGGAGAGGGTGGCCAAAGACGCAAAGAAGTGTATTACAAACGAAAGTTGGGCTTCTTACTTTGGTCTCTTAAAACACTGTGATAGTTATTCATTAATGTCTAAAATAGAAAGTATCATGAAATTACGAGATTTAACAAGTACGATCCGTATTGATAAGAAAATGGATGCGGACAATATTGATGTCAAAAACCTTGAAGGTATTGTATTTGATATCATAAATTATGAAATAAGAAGCAATAATAAGAATGAGCCGAACTGGATAAAGTGCTTGATAGGCATTCCTGAAACGAATAAAGACGGGATTCCTACAGGCAGGAAACTTGCAAGGGAATTTCACGGTAATTATCAAGGTATAGTAAATTTTATTTCAAAATGTGAACTTACTTATGGCAAAGATGCTATTCTTCCTATTACTGATGTAGAGATAGAAAACAGATGTGGATACGTTTTTAAGGGCAGTACTAACCGTCTGGAATACATAGATTGACATTCTTTTGTGATGGTGTGGATGAAAATTGCTATCTTGCACCAAAAAAAAAGATAAGTCATGAATACGTGTAATACTTGTAAAGATGACAGACCTGATATTCTGAGATCTAATATTTGCATCGGGTCTGATCCATGTAATGACTGTACGGACAATTGCGAGATTCTTCCAAAAGAATGCGATTGCCCGTATGGTCATTTAAGCGATCATTGCATTCATTATACAGGATGCAAGACATTCATATCCAAATTAACTCCAGGTATGCCTTATAATGAGGTTATACATAATATAGAACTGGTTTTCGAAAACATAGATAAGTTTTTGGATAGGATGGTTGAAGAAAATACGCTTTTAAAACAAAGGGTTGAAAAACTCGAAAAACAACTTCAAAATGGAAAAGAGTGCACAAATTGGTAAGGATTTAAGTGGCAAACACGTATATGTTCCACATGTGGACGAGACGCCGGTGCCATGCCCGGACGGATACACCTGCACGAACTGCGTGTACTGTGCGGACGGCATCAACGCTGGCTACTTCAGTCTGGCTAAGAAATCTGATCTTACGGCTTTAATCAATGCAATGATATGCCGTATGGAATACCAGGATAGGGAAATAGAATTTTTAAAACAAAAAATAAATATTTTGAGTAACAATGGCAATAACAGGTAACGGTTGTTTTGGCAGTCATGGTGGGTGCGAACGCCCGCATCATTGCAATATTCCTTCTTCTAACATATTCTATGATGGAGAAACTATAGAAGAAGCTGGTTTGTATCATGGTATGCCTTTAGACGGAGCTTTAGCTAATTTAGCTAAATACGTTTCAAGGGCTATTAACGTAAGTGGATCTGTCAATACAGAAGTGTTTGACGGTACTTCTCATGTGGTTCTAAAGAAAGATCCGGCAGAGATTTTGCTTGTATCTTATTGCGGGGGTGTCGTACCTTCTGATATGTATAAAGTCCAGGGTCGTACTGTTAGGTTCTGCCGGGATATGTGTCAACAGGATGAACTTGCTGAAGTGAGGGTTGTGTACCGAGAAGAAGCAAATAGTTCTTATGGGTTCCATTGTTAATTTAGGAGGATAAGAAATGGCAGAAAAATGCAAAGGATTTATATGTGGGGGTAATCTCGTTGATGGCTCTGTGCCTTCTGATAAGTTAGATAAAGAAACCATTGTCGAGCTTATTAAAGAGATTCTGAAAGAGGAAATGCACGAATCTTGGCTTAAGGAAATAATAGAAACCATACTTAAGGAATCTATTGATTCAGATTGGCTTCGTGAGTTCTTTAAAGAAGTTCTTAAAAAATACGCTAAAGAGGAATGGTTTAAGGATATTATCTGCGGCTTAGGATGTGTTGGCGTACAAGAGATATTTGATGTTATTCCTACTGACATAACATTTGAAGCCACAGGCGGTACGGCTACGGTACAGGTTGTGGTAGATGATGGCGTTGAATGGGAACTGACACTTTAATGAAGGAGGGTTATTATGAGCAAAGAAAGAATATATAAGATGGATGATGGTTCTTGGCTTACCTCAGATAAGAAGGAAGGTGTCGGTCGTGATAAAATGAATTTCGATGCTCCATCTTGGAAAGGAAGGGAAGATAGGATCACTATCCGAATTGTGAAGAAGTCCGATACCGAAAGCATGAAAGCCATTACTTTCAAGCAAAAAGGTATTAAGATCACAGAAGTGTCGGTTAGTAGGCTGGAGTTCCCTATATCTGGTGGAGATAAGCAGATCCTTATTACTACCAACGCCGCTTCTATCAATGCCCTTATTACAGGAGATAGTGGTATAAAGGGTGTTATAAAGGCATTTACCACCGCTTCTGGTCTAAATATTGATGTCAATGATATTAGGCTTGATTATGGTTTCCCTGGTGATCCGGGTCTTGAAGACACGTTCCAGGTTTCGATGATTGTTTCCATGCCTGGTAATGAGGATGGGAATGAAGTTAATGAGAACATAACTATAAATGGTGTACTGATTCCTATTTATCAGCCTGGAAAGGTCGTTCCTTACATTAAATTGGATAAGGAATTTGAACAAATTGAGGGTGATGAAACAAGCACGCAGTTAAGTATAGAAAGTAATATAAAAGATTATGTTATTGAAATAGTTGAATGCGAGTCTGTGGATAAGGAGGAGATTCACCTGGACAAGGATGTTGTTGATCTTGATTCAGATGGATCACCGGAGGTAATCAACGTAAGTACAAATCCTGAAAATTTAAGATGGAGGATTAGGAATGAAAGTAGATAATTGTTGGGCGAACATAGATAAGAAAGAAGGCGGTCTTAACAGTAAGGTTAATGTTTACTTTGATGAAAATGATACTGGTGCCAACAGAAGTGTCAAGATAAGAGTGTCTTCCAGGGATGGTAGCGTATCTGAAGAATGTACGGTAGTTCATAAAAAAAAAGAACAGGTAGTTTATAGAAATAAAAGACAGTCGGCTCTTTTTACAAAAGAAGGATGTAATCCTGAGACAGAGAAAGGGGAAGAGCTTGAGTACGTTGTTGAGGCCGGAAAATACACGTCTATCATATCTCAGTCTGATGCTGATGACAAGGCTATGAGAGATATTGAGCAAAATGGTCAGAACTGGGTTAATGAGCATGGTCGTTGTATAACCATATTATGGTACAATGTCAAGAAATCAAAGTCGTTTAGAAAGAACGACTGCGATCCTGATACCGAAGAAGGAAGTTTGGTTACGATGACGATCGAAGCCGGGCAATTTTCTTCTACCATAAGCCAAGAAGATGCTGACCGTAAGGCTGAAGCTGAGTTGAATGCCAAAGGTCAAGACTATGCTAATTCTCATGGTACTTGCAATACCATAAAATGGTACAATGACAGGAAATCCAAGATGTTCCAAAAGACAGATTGTGAAGTGACTGAAGTTGGATCTATGGTAGAGTACGTTGTAGAAGCCGGCCGCTTCTCTTCTTCTGTTTCTAAGGAGGATGCTAATCAGAAGGCTTTGGATGCCTTGGAAGCTGAAGGTCCAGGTTATGCTAATGAGCATGGTACATGTGAAACAAATTTATGGTATAATGTAGAGAAGTCAAAAGTATTTTATAAAAATGACTGCGAAGATGGTTTTATCGGAGCTCCTTACACTTACACAGTAGAAGCTGGTAAATACACATCAGACGTAAGTCAAGAAGATGCTGATCAGAAAGCTCTTGATGATATAGAGAAAAACGGTCAGGAACAAGCCAACCTGAATGGAGAATGCGTTACTGATCCAAATTATTTCGTTGGAAAGGCTTCGGCTCGTGTTCAGAAAAATGATTGCGATGCCGAATCTCAGACCGGAAGCTTCGTTGATTTGACTGAAAAGGATCTTGCCGGATACCCAGATGCTTTTGTATCAAGGGAAAGCCAGGAGGCAGCTAACGCGTTGGCCGAGGCCGCTATGGAAGAACAGAAACAAGATCTTGCTAATAAGAAAGGTACTTGCATAGATAAAAACCAATTTGTTGGTGTATATAGCAAGGTATTCACAAAAGACAATTGTGAAGGAGAAGGCGTAGGTTCGCAGGTAACAGTAGACCAAGACGATGTAACCGGTGGTCCTTTTACTTCATACGAAAGCCAGGAGGCGGCTAACGCGCTCGCTCAGGCTGCCGTCGAGCAGCAGGGCCAGGCCATAGCCAACCGGGACGGACATTGCACGTGGACTGGTAAATACAGTGAAGAATTTACCAAAAACGATTGTAATGAAGGTCAGACAGGATCTAAGATTACTGTAACCGAACAAGATGTAGTGGGTGCCCCATTTACATCCACTGTAAGTCAAGATGATGCCAATAACAAGGCTAAGACTGCTGTCAAAGAACAAGGACAGGCTATTGCTAACAGTAAGGGTAATTGCGAGAATATGACGGTCTATGCCGGTCATTACAGCAAGAAATTCGTCCCTGAATGTGAAGCTTGTCATAAGGGCGTAGAAATGGAAGTTACGGCCGAAATGGTTAACGGTAGTCCTGTTACGTCTACAGAAAGCCAGGAGGCGGCAGACGCAGAAGCTCGTAGGATCGTAGAAGAAGGAGGCCAGGCTTATGTTAATAAAAACGGTAACTGTACGCCACTTAGCACCGATCCTGTATGGGAAGACGTTGTTCCTGAAGAACTTAGATGTAATGAAGGTAAGTCTCAGAAAAAGCAACGTGATACTAACGAATGTTCTGAAACTCACAATCAAGAACGTTGGGTAGATGGCGGGAATAAGGTCTGTAGCTGGACCGGTCATTACACAGAAACGTTCCAGAAGAACGACTGTGAGATACCAGATTCAGGAACGGAAGTAGAGGTAAGTGAAGCTGATGTTGAAGGCAATCCTTTTACTTCTTTCGTAAGTCAAGAGGATGCTGATAATAAGGCTAAGGAAGCTGTTAAAGCTCAAGGACAGGCTATTGCTAACCAAAAAGGTAAATGTAGGTTCGTAGGCGTATATAGCAAGCAGTTTACAAAAGACAATTGCGGATCATGTCAGCATGGTGTTCCGATGAGCGTAACACAAGACATGGTAGGTGGACCGTTCTATTCTAATGAAAGCCAGGAAGAAGCAAATAGATTAGCTCAGGAAGCCGTAGAAGCCCAAGGCCAGGCTTATGTTAACAAGAACGGAACATGTGAAACAGATAACACCGATCCTGTATGGGAAGATTCGGAACCACTTGAAACCAAATGCGAAGGTGGTAAATCCTATAAAAAACAGGTTAATACCAACGAATGCTATGGTGGAGAAAATGAACGTTGGGTAGAAGGTGGAGATAAGGTATGTACCTGGACCGGAACATATAGCAAGGAATTTACAAAACAGTGTGCTGACGGCGGTGTCGGATCTAAGGTTACCATAGATCAGGATGATGTAACCGGCGGTCCTTTTACGTCTACCGTAAGTCAGGAAGACGCAAATAGCAAGGCTCAGGCTGCCGTCGAACAGCAGGGTCAGGCTCTTGCTGACGCGCAGGGAACTTGTACTTGGACCGGTAAGGCAAGTAAGGTCTTCACCAGAAACAATTGCGGAAGCTGTCAGCATGGTTCGTCTGTTACCGTAACCCAGGACCAAGTAGGTGGTCCATTTACGTCCAATATCAGTCAAGCTGATGCTAATAAGAAGGCTCAAGATGCTGTAAATTCCCAAGGTCAGGCAGTAGCTAACAAAAACGGTGATTGCGTAGCTGATAGCACAACACCTTCTTGGTCTGATACCGGAAGCACCCGTTGCGACGGTTGTACGTCTCAGAAGCAACAACGTGACACCAATCCATGTTCTTCTTCTTACAACAACACAAGATGGGTTAATGGAGGTGGAGAATCTTGTACAGACTGGTCTTATTACGGAACAGGAGATTGCGTAGGTCATACTCAGTATGATGCTTATCGTGATAGCTGCTCTGGTAGCATAGATCGTCAATATTCTGTAAGTTGTAGGAATTGCTGTAATTGCGGATCTTACGGTTCTTGGCAAGAAAATGGATGTAAGAATGATCAAGTTAAATACGTTCGTTATGATGATTGTGGTAATGCCGACTACAAATACGAATATGAAGTTGGAAAATGCGGATATGCGCCATATGTCTTTGAGTTTGTAGATGGAACAACTGGTAAAGTATGGTCTGGATCAGGTGAAGCACAAACTATACAATATACTATTACAAGTACCAAAAGTGGATCGTATATTGGATATAGTGTGCAATCTAAGCCTGATTGGTGTTCTGTAGATTATGGAGACCAGACATCTACGAGTATGCTTGCTAAAATTACTATGACAGCTAACTCTTCCTCTTCTTCTCGTTCCGGTACTATTACTTTCGTCCAAAATGAATCAGGGAAAACTGTTAACGTTAACATTACACAGGCTGTTGCTGCCACTTATGAGTTTAGTGCCAACCAAAGCACTTGGAATGCCGATGCAAATGGAGGTGCAAATAACTCATATTTATGTATTCAATTAAAAAGTAAAAAGAATGGAAGTGAGATAGGATACACTGTATCATCTAAGCCAAGTTGGGTTACAGAAGTTACAGAAAAACTATTAGGAGCAAGTTGTCCTGTTTTGTCAGGTTATGATTATTCATTTGTAATAATCTCATCCGCAAACAGCTCTTCATCTTCCAGAAGTGGCACTGTGACATTGAATCAAAATGAGTCTGGGAAGACTGTTAACATAACAGTCAACCAAGAAGGAAAGGCAGAGGCTAAACCTGTTCCGGCGCATATTACATTGAAAAACGGCTCTTGGGCTACATATAGGAGGGATAATGTTTCTTATAATTCTGGCGCCGGTAAGTGTATTGCCGGATTCGAATGGACTGGTGATGAAAATGGAAATATCCGAATCTACACCTGTGATATTAAGGTGGTGGATGCTGATTATCGTGAGATATCTGGAGCTACTATAAGCATCGGAACAACAACCCAGAGAAAACAATCCGGAAGCTCTTGTTCGTATTTCGGGGCTGTAATGGGTGGTATATTGGCAGGATATGTTCATTCTGGAGATGAGAATGGAGATACTACATGGTATATACGAACTATAAACGTGTCTTACGAAGGCAAAGTGTATAAGACCGCTACTGTTAGGCAGTATGAAAAACAAAATATCTCCAAGAAAGGTGGTGTTTTCAATGTATATAATGAATCTCCTGCTTCTTACAACTTTATCGTAGATGGAGCTGAGTGTGGTGATGAAAATGGTACTTTGAAATACGCTTATTCTCAAATGGATCTTAATCCAGCATAATTAGCAAGGGGAGGGAATTTAGTTCTCTCCCCTTGCTAATTATGCTGGATTATAATATTGTGTTTTAAGTATTGTCTATTAGAATAAAAATGATTAATATTGCACATCATTCAATTTTAAATTTTTAGTATCATGGCTTGTAAAAAGAAAGCTCGTCAGGGTGGTGAAGTCGATAAGAAAGACAAACCTAAAATGCGTCAAGGCGGTAGTGTTGGCGGTAAGATGAAAAGAAAGAAGACGAGCACTAAAAAGTGATTGAAAATCAGGGGAAGGTGCTGATCGCCTTCCCCATTTTAATAACATAACAACAACATATTATGAGCAACAAGTTTATTAGCAAAGGACAGGGGAATGTCTGTGTGACGTTTGTGAAGTATTATCCTGTGTTGATGCAGGTTATTATGTTAGCCAGCATTTTTGATGAGTTTTATCCTTTTAGTATCACTAATTGGCTGTATCCGATATTAGGTCATTCTCTATCATGGGACCTATTTCTCTTGGCTTTTTCAAGAATGTTCAGGTTTTGTATATGGCATAGGTTATTGATCTATAGCATGATTTTTAATATCTGTGTAGAATGGGTTACGGTTAATATTGAGATGCCTATTGAGCACAATATCGTAGTGTGGTCTGTTATGGCTGTTACTCTTTTGATAATCATTGCCTCTATTGTTTTAAGGTTTAAAACAGGATGTTTTGAAAATGAAAGAAATTCTGACAGAGACGCTGCGTAAAAGCGGTGCGGCGGTATGCGATAAGATAAAGGAGATGTTTTTAAGCGGGGAATGCGATCATCTTACAGCCAACGATCTTGAGACATGGACGCAGCTTGCTAATCCGGCTAAGTACTATACCGGAGAAGAGGCTGTTTCTTATCTTAATGTAACTTCTAAAAGATTTTATGAATATCGTAAGGCTAAGTTAGTTCCTGATCCGGTTAAGATAAAGGGATTCCCTAAACCTTTATATACGAAAGTCATGTTGGATGAGGCTATAAAAACCATATCCGGTATGAGTGAAAGAGATATTTATATGAGGATCTTGAATGCTAAATCAAGAGAATCAAGAGCAAAAGAAAGGAGGGGAGCATGATCACTAATGGTGAATTTGTATCAAGAGTCGTAAACGGTATTCATGCCCTTGACAAAGATTCGCATGTTAGTCGGAGATGGATATTGAATATCGGTAGAACTAAAGCCGAATCTTATACAGCACAGAGGTGGGATGACGGAACGTTACTTGGCGACCACCGGCTCCTAACTTACGTTACTTGCCTGGAGATGATTGAAGTTGATAAAATAGTTTGCTGCGATGCCGAATTTGCGTTATGTAATACGCTTATGCGGTCAAAGCATAAACTTCCAGGACTTCTTTATTCTGCCCTTAGACCGGCTATTACCAAGGTGACTAACGTAGATAACACCATATTTTTTAAGTTTGCTGAAATAAAGTCGTATCGTAATGAACAAAAAAGACCGTATGCTAAATACGTTAAAGAACGTCGTCCTTTTTATTATGTAGAAAACGACTATATTTATATACCGGATTTCCATATAGAGCTTATTAACGTAGAGTTCTTTACAACAAGAAGAAAGAAGGCGCTGGAGTTAATGGCCTGCGATCCTACACCTAAAGGGTGTGAGTCTGAATGGGAATACGAATTTATCTGCCCTATTAAGTTAATTGAGTACGTAGTGGCAGAGACGATAAAGGAAGTAGCATTCAGGCTACAGATTCCTGTCGATGAAAATCCGAATCTTGATTCCAATCAGAAAAGTCAAATTGTTCAGTGATTCTTTTTATTGGGCACCCGGCCATAGCTATGTAGCCACGACCGGGTGTTTTTTTGTACTATTTCAATGCAAGAACAGGGTTTCCCCATTTTCTTTTCCATTTATCTCCGAGGTAATTTATCAAGGAATTGTAGTCTTTAATAAAACCGTCATCAATAACAGAGGCTATGACGTTCTCTATGGCTATTATATCATTGAGCTCATCTTTACTGGCAGTATTCCTTATCCCATCTTCATGTTTATTAAAAACAATGAAATTAATAGCTTTAGCAACTCTTTTTATATTGTCTTTCAAGTCATTCTTGTTTGAAACTATTCTACTTATCGCGCTGCACATCCTGACGTATGCATCACCGGCTTCGTTCCGGTTTTCTATCAATCCATCGGTAAGCCATATAACCACCTCAGCGTAAATTTCTGGATCCATCTCTAATGCAATCATAACAAACAGATATGGATTTACATACCATTTTTGATCTACTCCTTTTCCTTTTTTGTAGGCAAGGTCTAATTTTCCAAGATCCATTACACTGCTGATATTCAATTTGTTATTATTGAGTAGAAGATTTCTTCTACTCAATAAAAGCTTATTTTCCAGCTTATTAACTAATTCAGTACACCTTTCTTTAAATGATTCAGTTTCTATTATATGACTCAATTGTTTTGGAGCCAAACCTAATTTTTCTCTTTTAGCAGACAAGGCTTTCATTGCGTCAGTTATACATATGTAACCATCTTTAGACATAACAGACACATTCATTCCTAACAAAACTCGATCTTTTGATTGTAAAACAACATTTGATTTCATAACTTTACTACGATTTTAATTTTGTAAAATATAAGTCTACCTGTCCGTGAGGATCGGTAGACTTTGCAAATATAGAATAGTATTTTGATGCAACAATACATTCTAATGTTAATTATCTGAAATGTATAATTTTAATTTTTGAATGATGAAAAGAACATCAATACAATCACCGTATTTTGCAGCCTACTACCATCGTCTTATGAAGAGAAAGAATGGTTTTAAGAAAGGCATGATAAGAGACAGAGGAGAGGTTTTAAGACTGTTGTCTATTATATGGAAAACCGTATCAGAGCATTATGTGGAAGCTGATGCTGGTGTTTATATAGATAATGTGGGTTACTTATGCCATGTGCTTATACCCGGCCAGCGCTTTCCCGTAAGGCGGGACCTGGACATCGTGAGCAGGCTTGGCACCAATGGATACCTCTATAACCACTTGGCTATGGATTTCGCAGACTCCAAAAGATATTACCATTTTGTAATACAAGATAGCTTGAAAAAGAAGTTAAGAGTTAAAATGAATAAAGGATGGAGATACCGATTTATGTACAATGAAATACTTGCCAAAAGAAGGGTGTTTAAAGATTTCCAGATTAAGAGAGTTTTCGAAGACAAGGATTTAGGATATAGAAAGTCGTAGAAAAAAAAATAGCGATTGTCCTTTTTATATACAGGATAATCGCTATTTTTGCATATCCGTCTACTTTCTCAAGCGGGCGGATACAAAAAATCATTCCTATTATGGGAGCAAAGGTAAACAATTTTCAAAACAATGCGAAGAACAGTAACATTATTTTGACGTCAGAATCCAACGAAATGGAATTTAGTAAAGAGATTGAAACTATATCATCTTTCAAAAATTCAGATTTTATAGAGTTAAAAATTATTGTCATTGATCATGAACCGTATTTTATAGGGTCCCCTATAGCTTCATTTTTGGGATATACGAATCCAAGAAAAGCAATAAGAGATCACGTTGATGAAGACGATAGGATGATAATGAAAGTGCCTGATACTCAGGGGTGGAACGAAACGTTCCGCCCATACACTCCTAATACTAAAATACTGATAATCAATGAGTCTGGATTGTATAGTTTGATTTTTGGGTCAAAGATGGATTTTGCTAAAAAATTCAAGAAATGGGTAACATCAGAAGTTCTTCCTTCTATAAGAAAAACAGGTTCTTATTCTATAACCCCTAAAGATTATCCATCTGCCTTAAGAGCTTTAGCTGATGAAATTGAAGCTAAGAACAAAGCTATAGCTGAGAGAGCGCAAGCAGAGGCGGAGAGACAGCAGGCGATAAAGACCATAGAAGAGCAGCGTCCCGATGTGGAGTTTGCGGAGTCGTTCAAGAAAGTTGATCATGAAAACATGTGGTTGATTAGAGATGTGGCGAAGAAGCTTGAGCAGAATGGAATCATCATCGCCGAAAAGAATCTCCGTTTGTTTCTTGAGGAAGTCAAGTTCATGTTCAGGAATGGGCAGGGTAGATGGGAGTTATACAGTGACATTGTTAAAAACAAATTTGGTGTTTATCGATCTTATTTTGTGGATAAGTATTCTGGGGAAAGAGTTAATCAGCAAACCATCTACATGACAGGAGCCGGATATGAGGCTACACTTAAGGGGATAAAGGAAAAGTGTAGGAGCCTTTTCTTGAAGTATGGTAAGTTTGAAGATCCTAACTTTTGAAAATACAAAATAGGGCATTAGACAGATTATTTATATCTTTGTGGAGGTCAGGTTCGTTTCCTGTCCTCCATATTTTTTTGTTATGACAGTCGAAGATTATATCATAGAGTTAAAATCGTCTTTAAGATCATTTGACAAGCGTGATCTGATAGATGAGGTGTCCATCTACAAATGGGTAGAAATTGCCCTGAAGAAGTTTGGAGGTGATATTACTATGCGCAAAGAAGCGGTAGTGGATGTCAAGCGAGAGCAGGCCCGTATGCCTGGTGATTACTTTGATCTTATTCTGGCTTTCAAATGCGATTTTAAAGGATATGAGGTGCCTGAAGGTGATAAGGTGATACCAGAGCTTCAAAATACAATAGCTTGGAAAGAACGTACCGAAAGAAGCTATAGATGGTGTTCGTGCAACGAATGTTGTAAAGAAGAATGCGAGAAGGTGATAGTTGAAAAATTTTATATCAATGTTCATGATCGCGATCATGAAGTTCGTTGCTATTATGACCGGCCGGTAATGTTAGGTCTTGCTAAGCCTATGCTTCGTGATTCTTGTTTGAGTAAATGCCGGAATAAGGTAATCAAGGATAGTCCGTATGAGATAAATATCGTAAACGGATTCTTGTATGCTAATTTCGATGGTCCTATTTACATGCAGTACCGGTCTCTTCCATTTGACGGAGAATCTAATATAATTATACCAGACACGCCTCAAGGTCTGGTATTGGATTATGTGGATAATTTTGTAAAGATGAGATTCTTTGAGGAACTGATGTATAATGGAGAAGCGCAAGGAGCAGCCGATTTGTTTAAGTTGTATGCACAGCAAGATTTGGTTAAGCTGAAAAATGCTAAGACCGAACTTAAGATGATGGGTATGACATTAAAAGGTATGTACGAACCTCTTAGGCGGCGTCATGCCGAGTTTGAGATTTATTCTAAGGCATATCCTGTAATTGATAATATACTTAAATTGGTATGATTGAGGTAGTTTTATTTATATACTTGTCTGGCGTTATTGCATCTATGATTGTTTGGTCAATCAGGCAATTTAAAGGAGATGCGAGTTTGGTAGAGACAATGTACTGCCCGGTAGTATTTTTGTTGAGCTGGATATATGTATTTGAAATATTTAAAATGAAATAAGATGTTAGAGGTTAAAGCAAGCGAAATAGTAACCGCCGACAAAATGAGAGGCATAGGACCGGCAAACATCATCTTCACAGCCGGACCTAATCCGGTAGCCGAAGATCGCCGTGGCGTAGCTAAGGTAACGGCTGGTGGAGAGAGTAAGAACGTCACAATAACACAAGCTGCCGGCGAGCAGGTTGTTGTAATTCCTGAGTTCGATTATCTTGTTCTTAGGTATGGATGGGAATCAGAAGACGGCTCCGATTTTGATACTGCAACTGGTTTTACAAATACAGGCATATCAGAAGTAGATAATAAGTTTGTGGGATGGAGTAAGCAGTGGGCTACCACCCAACAACAGGTGGGTGATTACCTTATTTATGGTGGTGATAACATGCAGTCTGGTCTTGAAGGAGCGCTTATTAAGATGAAGACCTTGTTGTCAGCGCCAGGTATGGACGAGTCAGAACCTAATATCAATGCCGACATCTATGGTAATTGGTATGGAAATAGAGGACGAGGAAATGTTGTTGTGTCTTTTACAGCCTACCTTGGAGGAGAGATGGTTAAACAAGGATTTAATTTCATTAATGAAGGAGGTACGGAAGTTTACTCCGACAGCATTACTACTAACGTTTCGGCTCATGGTGAAACCAATTACCAAAATATAAAAGGTTTGTACACTAAGATGGGTACGATGGTTTATAATAAGGAAAAGCGTGATTGTGTTATTGTTATAGGTTAAGGCGATGGAAGGTCTTTGGGATAAATACAGTAGGATTAAGGAGGTGTTTTACCGGGATTTTGTTTATGATTCCAGCTACACAGAGCAGGCCTCGTGCATCCCACTGTCGTCGGTGAAGAACGGGGCAGGCTGGGTCGGCGACGGAACCATCAACCTGGCTCAGTACCTTCAGTTTGTATATACGGAAATGATTCTCGGTAATAAGACAGAAGATGATGTTCGTAATGCCATACTGGTGCTTACCCGTCTTGTCGATACTACTTATGATCTATTTTTTAATAACAACAAAGGTATTTATTTCAAATTCGAAAAAGGATTTTTCTTAAGAGACGATATCCATAGCGAAGATGCCGATAAGTTCGGTCTCACTAAGATAAGTTCTGGATATACTAATGGTATAGAGTTAAAAGACGAAGATCCATGTTTCTCCCCATTTACATCACAAGATCAAATATGGAATCTGGCTCCCATATTGGCTTATTTGGCAGATGATGGATTTGAAGAAGCCAGACAAGCAGGATATGATATTTTTGAGTATGTTATTAGAAACAGTCATAAAATATATAATCCTTATTATAGTGCCTTGCTTCATCATTGGACGTTTCTTCCTGATATGGATACTGATAAGGTCAAGCCGTGGGATAGGGTTAGTAACCGGAATAAGAATCTTAAATACAAAGTTAAGGTTAAGAGAGGTGCTAATAACTGGTACTTCTCTGGAGGGTTCAGATGGGCGTTTAAGAAGTTTGGTGGCAAGTGTAGTACATTCTGGCACTGCCTATGGTATAAGCCATTTATATTCTTAGCAGATAGGGTATATCATCCATACATATGTAAATGGTTCGGTATTAAGGTTAAGAACAACTCTTACTATTGTCTTGGATCCACAAATGAAAAATCATGGTATGGTCCTAAATTCCAAAAGAGGTTAATTAAGAAATTTAATAAGTCTTTGGAAGGGGGAGAATTGTTTATGCCGCATCTTGTTTTTCTTAAAGACTGTAAAGATGTTGATGAAAGTAAGTTAAAATCTTATCTTGAAAAATGGGAATGGGATGGAGTTAATTCTCCTATTGAGTTTTTGATTTTATGCAATTGGTATAAAATGATTTTTGACAATGAAAATATACTATAAATCAAAAATAGCTAAGTTGTTTACGTTCATTGACGGCTACAAAACGATTATGCTGTTTGGAGCCGTATTCACCGAAAGTGATGCTATATCATTGAGGACAGAATATCATGAGGAAGCACATTGCAATCAGTATCATACGTTATTTTATTTTGGTATGTTTATATCGTTGCTCACAATAGGATTGTGCTTTTTATTCGGTAATGCAGGGTGGTGGATGTTGTGGCTGTCTCTTATTCCGATATTTTTATATTATGCATGGTATTTGATTGAGTACCTGATTAGGTTGTGCATATATCGAGATCATGACAAGGCATATCATAACATCGTATTTGAAAGAGAAGCTTTTGATTTAGAAAAGTATTGGAACAAGCATGATGTTTTGAGGAAGGAGTCGGAAGGGTTTAGTTTTCTCGGTTATTATCGGAAGGAGTATTATTATGAGTAGGAGAAGATATTTTGAGGAACAAAGATCTGGTGGTGGAGCTATTTATCATTATGTGGAAACAGAAATCGAGTCTGGAGATCGACTTAGGTTATTTGATTTAATGAATAAAATCGAATCCAGTACAATTAGCCAGGATAAGATAAATAGTGTATTGAATCAGCTTGGAGAGGGTACAGCTTTTAATATTCATACTCAGAGTTCAGTTTCTTTTTCGTTTTCAAAAAGTAATACTGGTTATAAACCAATGGCAATATGGATTAAATTTGACCCATATCCTGCTCCAAGTGAAAAACAGAGTATTATATACAAGTTTCAGATAAATGATCAGAAGTATGTTTTTATGTTTTCTAATAGATACGATGGAATGAGGGATTTTGTTAATAATGCAGATGAAGATGTTGATTGTATTACTTCTGCGAAAGAGAGTAGTATATATCATAATGATTCTTTCTTTGTATTTATTTGATTATGTATTTTAAATATAATTATATGATTTACAGTAAGTTATTATATATAGGTGGGGGGGGGTAAAACCTCTTACTAATGGAGATATTTTTTTATGAGAAGGCGTTTTTCAAACAAAAAGAAAGAATTAGTTCTAAATTTGAAGGAGTTTCATCCATCAGGAGATTATCGTTTTTTTGTTCCTGAAGGATGTTATGAAATGGATGTATTTCTTGTTGGTGGAGGCGCCGGAGGCGGAAACGGGTATGCATCCCCAGCCGGAGGAGGATCTGGATATACAAAAACTTATAAAAAGTCAAATGAATCTTCTGGATCTTGGAATGATTGGGTAAAAGATGGAGATGCTATTAAGGTTAAGCCCGGACAAGAGATTGTGATATATGTCGGGAAGGGTGGAGCTGGAGGCATCAAGACCGGAGGAAGAACACCAAAATATGGAAGTGACGGAGAAGAGACTTATGTTCATTTTAGTTTTGAAGAGCATTTGTATGCAAGTGGAGGAAAAGCATATAAAGGAGAAAAGCACAGTGATGGGTATGCTATATGTGCAAGTGGAGGAACCGGAGCCTCTGAAGCAGGAGGATGGGATACAACGGCCTCTGCATCATTCAGTGACGGTCATTATCCTACAAGTAAATATGGTACTCATCCAGGAGATAGCCAAGGACATACGACAAGGGTTTTTGGAGAAATTGATTTCTTGCCTACTGCCGGAGGAACCTCTGGATGCTATGGAAGTAAAGGGAAGGATTATCCCCATGAATCAGAAGGCTATTACACTGGTAGAGGGCAAGATGGAGATAATTGGTCTAGTCCAAATGACACCTATCCTGCGTCTGAAGGAGGCGGAGGGTACGGAGGCGGAGGAGGAGCCGGCGGCATACAAGAACTGTCAGGTTCACCATATGGATCCGGAAAAGGTGGAGATGGTGGCGATGGCGTCGTAATTTTAAGATATTATTCAAAAGAGTAAATATGAGACGAAGATTTACAAATCAAACAATATCTGGTATTCCTGATGAATCATTTATGACTTTTGATAAGTCTATACCTGATCCAGCCAATATAAGTATAAGTCAAAATAAGAGCTATATTTCTACAATATTGGCTGGATTTAGAAAATGTGCTTGTAAGAAGATGAATGAGGGGAAGGTTGCTATATGTTATTTGAATGACGCCAACAGTAATAAATATTATGATGGGTCTGATGCAAGCGCTGATGTAACGGGAGGAGATGGAGATATTTGGGTTGATGTTATGGTGAACTTTCCAGCATTCTATTACAAATACTACAAAATAGATGATAATTTATTTGGATATCATTTTTCTCCTCAAAATATAGATGGCTCATATATTTTATCTCCAAGATCACTGGTAGGTGCATATAAAGCATATGTGAATAACAGTCTTTTGCTTAGTACATCAGGCGTACAACCTACAACATACAATTCATACAATGAGTTTATTTCTTATGCCAAAAACAGAGGTAGGGGATTTCAGCTTATTGATTTCCAGCAGCACTCTATTATTGCTATGATGCTTTATGCTAAATATCAAACAAGAGATTTGCAGAGTGTCTTAGGTGCAGGAGGGGCTGATTATGTTAATTTGCCAAATACTGGAAGTAGCAATGCTACGGGTATTGCTGATACAAAAAATGAAACAGAAAAATATGTTTGTGGATTAGGGTTAGAAGGCGTGTTTGGTGGAACTTTTGAATGGGTAGAAGGGGTTAGTATTAATAGGGGTGTATGGAGTATTGTTGATCCTGACGGTTCCACCCGTAATGTGAGTGCTTGTACCACATCTGGTTATATAGTGCATGTAGCAGCCGAATATGGTCCGTTTTTTGATATGGTTCCGACAAATATTGGTGGTGGTTTTTCCGATTTTTATTCAGACTATTATCAATATTCATCTGACAATGACCTTGTTTTGGCGAGATCTTATTTATCTACGAATGGGTATGCCGGTGTTGCGAGCGCGTTTGCAGATTTTGAAGCATCTGGAATTTATACTGGTGTTGGTTCGCGTCTTGCTTTCAGAGGTGATATACAAGAGATGACTGTACGAGAATTTAAAGCATTATAATAATATGAGACGAAGATTTGAAAATGTTAATATGGTGATGGGTAATTGTTTTTCTCCTGTAATGGAAGGGAGTCAATTTCAATGGAATAATATTGTGCCTAATAGCGCAATGTATATAACTCCTAATAAGAAAAAGAAATTCAAGATAAGTTTTGGAGAATTTGATTTATCCAAGACTTTGCTTGGTGTATCATCTAATTATGATATTATAATAAGAGATGAATCTTCATACACATTTCTATTGTTACTTCTGTCTGCTGATTATTCTAAATGCAGTTTATTTAATAATCATCTAACAGTTAATACCCAAGATTTACCAAGATATGTTTTTTACATTGATTATGAACATGAGGAACTGTATTCATACAAAGATGGGGTTTTAGAAAGTAATGTAACGATAATGGATCCAGTTGATGATTATTTCTATAATTATGTTGATATTCAAATAAGAAATTTTAGTGATAATCCTATCCCTGATTTTTATGTAGGGGTTGTAGATAATATTGGAGATTAAAAAGTTTTTGGTATGAGAAGAAGATTTGATATTAGTTCACCCCCCCCCCATAAAATTGTAAAGTACAAAGTAACAGAACGTTGCCTTTCATGTACCAGCATAAAAACAGCAGAATTTATTGTGACATATGACTTGGAAGATCGCAAAATAATTGATCGAGTTGGAAGTGGACTCGCAAGTGAATATGGGTATATGACTGTTGAATTTGAAATTCAATTGTTAGAATATGGGGATTGGCTTAGTTACATATATTTCTATATTCATCTTGAAACAAAAAATGAAGTATTTACAATGGATAGAATAGAACTTACTCCTACTACTACAAAATCAATGAAAACATTGACTCTTAGTGAAGAAGGGTATATGATATATCCAAGTGTTTATGTGAGTACGTTTGGTACCGTTGAATCATAAAACAAGGTGTATAATTACTTTAAAAATATATGTTATGAGAAGAAGATTTGAATTTAATAACAACTCAATTAAAATACCATCTAAAAATGGGATATATTATTTTTTGAGAAATGGGCAATCGGTAGGAGGAGGGGCAAATTCTGTATCCCCAGAAGAACTTGCTCAAAACGGAGAAGGGGTATTGTGTGTGTTTAATAAAAGACATGTTCTTATACTTCCGTCATCATCACATCCATCTGCCAACTGGGGGCGTTCAGGTGAGATAGCAGAAGGCGTTACTGATTTTCAAAGTATGCCTAATGTATATTATACAGAAGAAGCTTTTCAGGGAGAAAATGATAGCATTAATTTCTTAAAAAAATATGGAAATGTGGCTGAATATGGATTTTATAAAGCTTCATTGATAATATCTCCATCTGGAGCCAGAAAGGGAAGAATACCTTCTATGGGGGAATTTATGGTTATGGTAAATGCATCAGGAAATAATATTTCGGTCATTAACGATCATTTATCAAATTTCCCTGTTTATACGCCCATAATATATAATACATCTTATGATAGTTATCTCGCGTCTTCCCAAAATGGGGAGAATTATTATTGGGGCTGTAATTTTCGTGATTTGTCTTTAGCGGGTAATTTGCATAAATCTATGGCACAAGGTCTTGTTATTCCAGTAGCCTCTGTTGTGTGATTTGGTTCTTCTTTTGTTATCTTTGTGACACCCACTCCTAATACTACAAAAGGAATACTAACATTGACTCTTAGTGAAGAATCCATGATATATTCAAGTGTTTATGTGAGTACGTTTAGCATTGTTGGGTCATAAAACAATATAGGGCAAATCGGTGTAACTTGACTCTATATATTCATATACTTGTGTTATGCTGTATTCTTCTCTACTTAGTTCTTGCATATATGCATAACGGTGATCTGGAGAACCTCCATTTTTTGTTAGAATGAGTAAGTAGAAGAATATATCATCAACGCTGAATTTTAATTTCATGTTAAAATCAAGCTGATTGTTATTATTTATGTTGACATATACAATGTTGCTATTATATCCAAATAGGGCATTTACGTTCTTTTCAGATTGGTCAAGGGTTGTACATTGGTACGTTGCATTAGCTTGCTGGGCAAAGTAAGCAGCAAGACTTGCGCTACTGGACATATCCTCTCTATTGCATATTTTAAAAAGTGATACATTGTTTAATATGTTTGATCTATTGAAATCATATGTTCCAACAAAAGTTGGGATAAGACAATTTGCTGACATAATATTGCTAAATCTTCTTCTCATATTGTATGATGATGTATTTTTTTTTCGAAAGATAGTTATTTTCATTGATACCTTAAAGAATGCATGATTAATTCTATTTTGCTATCTTTGTGACAAACAGTTATTAAAATGTCAGCAGAAGATAACAGAAACATAGCGATACCTCAAACAGGTATGAACCGCGATCTGCATCCGTCAAGCCTTACGGAGCAGCATTATACGTTTGCCTTGAATGCCAACATAGAATCCGAAGATGGCAATGTTGGCATGAGATCAAATGAACATAGTAATCTTAAGTGTATAGATTTTGATGGGTTTAAAGTTATTGGATACAAGAATGATCTTACGTCTGGTAATATCTATTTTTTTATAACTAATCCAGAGACGGGCGTATCTAAAATAACTTATTTCAAGCCTGAATCTGATACAAGTATCCTGTCTGATTCCGATATAGAATCTATGGTATCAGGATCAGAATCATTATGTTCGGGCATGAAGACCTTGTTGGAAGACAATGAGCAGGATCCGTGTCTTAAATTCTCTATCTACCATCCTATAAAAACTATAGAGATAAAGACAGAGAAATGTGGAAAATGCATTTATTGGACCGACGATTACAATCCTCCCAGGTATGTTATTATAGACAAGGCTCTGACTCCGGATGATGAAGGTGATATATGGTATCATTATCATGGGTATAAGATATGTGATAAAGAATACGATAGGGACAAGTTCATGCAGGAGAATGGTTGTTTTCTGGCTTGTGAGAAGCTTAGGGTGTTTCCGCTGCTGGATCAGCCATGTGTGGAGCCGGTACAGATCGAGTACGGGGGCAGCCTGCGTGCGGGCGTGTATCAGTTTGCTGTGGCCTTGTGCGATGAATTTGGTAACGAGAAAACTAACTATACTTCATTGACTAACCCTGTTCATGTATTTGATGAACAATATATTAGAATTAATGATGGGAAATGGGGAGAAAGAACTAATCTTGGTATAAGACTTAAGGTGTCTAATTTGGATAGGCAAGTCAGCCATTACAAGGTGGCTGTTATTCAGAATACTGTAGGATACAATGGCGAAACACAACCTGTAGTTGATTATTTTATAGAAGGTATTCATCCTATTACAGAGAAGACTATATACTATTATTCTGATCTTAATAATAAGAGGACAACATTTGAACACATTTCTTTAAAAAGAGCCATATATAATACATCAAGAGGAATAGTGTCAGTCGGAAACCGTCTTCTTCAATATGGTCTTACGGCGGAAAAAGAATGGAATTTACAGCCTGTAGTTTCTCTTATGGGGCATTTTCTAAAATGGCAGGCATCGGTAGCCCACGAGGATCTGTATAAGGATGGTAATGCCTGTTCGTTGTATGTGGGATACATGAGGAATGAAGTATATCCTTTTTCTATATCATTTAAGACATCCACCGGATATAAAACTCCAGCATTCGTTCTTGTTCCCCCACCTTATGATAAGGCGAGAGAGGAAATGAACAAAGACAGTATCCCATACCAGTCTATAAACGCATATGCTCCGGATTGCTCGGGTGTTGATAGGAAATATGTATGGCAGTATAGCAATACGGCAGGAGATGGGATATTGATTGACGACGATGCGGTTGTTATAGATGAAGAACAGAAAGAGTGTAATAACCCGGCTACCGTAGGTCAAACTGTTATAGTGGAAAGCAATTTCGCTACTTTTAAAGGGAAATCAAGATTTATTATCGATTATGATGATATTGTAGGAACCCCTATAAATTATTTGTCTGAAAATATAGGTCTTGTAGCTTGTAATAATAAGGAGAATGGAAACAATGAAAGACAGATATGTGATATAGCTACCAAATATAGAGAAGACGGAACACAGGATTATATGGAGCCAATTGATCATATTAGGTTACCAGAAATGGAAGGAGACTGCGAAGTCCCTCATCGTCAAGAATCTATATTTTCAGCTCCAGTTCCTTTGATAACAGGTCTTGTGGAAGATTATATATATAAGGTTCTTAGTGAAATGGAACATGTCTCTACAGATTATCTATACACCACAGGAGGAGAGAATCAGAATAAGTATTCTGTGTTGTTTAACTATGAGACAATGGACTCTTTATCTGAATGGATGGAGGAAGCATTTTTTGGGTATAGCGCTGGCAGCATATCAGGTGATGGCAATCAACATCTTTGTTCTGAGTTTTATCCATATTTACAACCTGGATCTGTTTTAAAAACTGTATCTGATGCTATATACGTATTAGATACCATGCCCTGTACATGTGGATGTTATATTGAGAGTTATTGTTCTGATCCTACTGTGTCAAGAACCGATTATAATAACTTTCAAAATTATAATTATCTTCTTGGAAGTTACATCCTTCATATAGATGGATGGAGTCAAAAGATAAATGGTGTAGGGGATTGGAGAGCCGGCAGATCTACCAGTACGGTCATAAACAATCAGTACAGATCTAAGAATGGTCCAAGATATTGTATTGAAAAATTCTGGCCTGAAGCTTCTGAGAAGTTGCAAGATATGATATATAAAAATTCGGATACTGGTATAGATGAAACTGATTGGAAATTTGAAGGGTATGTAAACAATGCTACATTTAACAATCCTACGGGGGATAAGCTTAATATTGGATTCGCATCTGAATTTGTAGTATGGAAATTTGTCAGGAATGTAATGACAAATGCCAGGTTTATCAGAATCAATAGACCAGAAGAGTGGGACATAGAAGGTTATAAAGATGAGAACAAAGTTCTTTATCTTGAAGCTCTTGGAAAGGTAGATGGCATAATGGATGCTGTGTCTACCAATTACGTTCGTGTTTCTTTTTGGAAGGATGTTGAAACATGGTCCCCTCTTGGAATAGTACCAGTTGAATTTGATAGACCTGAGTATGAATCATCTCATTCTGTTATTATTAACATAGCAAAACCAGCTTTCGGAGAAATAAATGAAGAGTTTTTTGATTCTATAGGTCAAAATTATTTTTATGTTACAATAGAATCTCCTATTGTGGCAGTTCCTTGGATAATGACGTTTAGACAAATTCAATTTTGTTCTTATAAAAATTATGATACCCCAGAAGAAGAGGAAGAAGAAGGGAAGAAGCCTTCCCGTGCTATTCTTGGAGTCGCTTTTGCTACGGGTAAAACCATATATCCTTATATTTTTGGTGTAAGAGAAAAAGAAATAAATAAGGTTGATTTGTCTGTTGATTCAATAACATTAAGATCAACAGTCGTATTTGCATCAAAATGTCAGACATGTGGAGATAGGCCCATCAATTGCAAGCCTCGTCCTTATAAATACGGAGATTTTGCATATTGGGAATCATCTGAGAAATATCCTGCTAATTTTGAACTTTATGATAGTAGTAGGATGAAAATAGACACAGGCAGATCTTATGATGATCCAAAAAAATCAGAAGCTTATTCTAATATTATGAATAAGTTAACAGAATATTATGGTGCTCCTTTGTCAGACAAAAATGGATTATCTTATTTCAAGGGTCATTCTTATGGAGGAGTAGATACTTCTACCGTATTTTGCCAACAACCTATACGTCATTACCGGTTCCCAGATAACAAGCATATACCTTTTATGAACAGTGATGAACGTGGATATGACATAGCTTCTGAAATATATCCGGTAGGTATTATGATGGATGAGAACACCATACAAGTGTTTTTGGATTTTGCGGTAGATTCTGGTTTGATTACGCAACAACAAAGAGATACGATCGTAGGATATGAACTGTATCGTGGAGATAGGAGGCTAAATAGGTCGGTTGTGGCTTCAGGATTAGCCTATGATATGCTTAGATACATAGGAGACGATGGTAATGTAAATATCTATCCTAATTACCCATATAATGACCTATCACAAGATCAATATAATTATACGTCTGGCAAAAGAGACGAGTTTATATCCCATCCTTTCGACAAAGGAGGGAACGTGTGGTATTCATTCTGTTCGCCTGATATTTATTTTAACAAGCCCGAACTTCCAAATGAAGTATGTATAGACGGGTTTCAAAGAGGAATGTCTGTAGGCAGTTTTGTACCTGTAGAAGATCATCCAAAATGGACTATCTTAGGTCCTGCCGCTTATACGATGGCTGCGTCACTTGCCGCAGTTGAATCAAGTGCCACAATAGCCGCTATGATAGCAGAAGAGCTTCAGATAAGGGCTCAGTCTGGATACATAGGAGGGTCGGCTGGTCTTACCGGAGGAGGATTCCTAACGAATTTAAGTGTGGCCATGCTGTTTTCTTCAATGGTGTCAACCATCAGTCAAACTCTTGCTAAGGGCCCGATATTGTACGGTAAGTACCGTTATGATTGGCTTAATACGTTTATAAACAATGGACCGAGACGTAATCATGCATGGTATTATACTTCTGTAGGATTATATAATTCAATGATAGGTATAACAGACCAGGATAAGTATGAACGAAATTTTGCTCGTGGTTTATCTTCTGTTAAGTACATGAAGTCTGGTGTATATCCTATGATGGATGCCAGTATGTCATCTAAATGGGGAACCGGTAAAAACGATAATGAGGGACGATTCTTATTTGTTAATAATATAGATCGTGAATCTTCGTTATTTTTATCATTTGGTGATCCAGGTGAAAAAGGAGATGGTAAATCGAAATATTTATTGGAATATCCGAACTATGTCTACAACTACGACAGTAGCCGTATAGATGACTCGGTTATTGCTGGAAGAGATGTTGTAGCAGGAAGAACATTCGAGCAATCCAAATCAGTTTCATACATCTGTTCTCCGTATATGAGGCTTATGAGATATAGGCCGGATCAATATGGTCAAATAGAAGATATAAAATGGATTTCCATAGGTGGATGTGGATTTTTCACTAATGAAAAGAAACTGATGTTCGGTGGTGATACGGTGATAACCAGATTTTCATTAAAGAGAAAATTTCCTGTTTTTTATAATAGTGCTTTTGGTATTGGAGATATGATACCTTTCCCTTACATGGATTATAGAAATGTAGGATATCCAAGATATTTTGTTAATTATGATACAGGGGAAGATGCGCTTGAAACCACGGATAACGAACGTTTCAATAGTTGGACATCGTCTAATAAAGGAAGATATGCTTTTTACCCAAATAGGAAGAGCTTGTATGAATTGAACGGTGACACCTCCGGTAAGTATGTAGATGGCAGATTTTATACATGGTTCTATGGTATTCCTCAGTTCCTTGTAGAATCTGAAATAAATTGTAATTTCAGATTAGAGGGCCCTCAGCCTCATGAATTATTCTATCCAAAAGTAGGAGATTTTGTTTGGTGGACACAAGAAAAGAACGTATCTATCCATAGGGACAATGATTACAAGATAAGTCCTATCTATTCATCAAGAATGACATTGACACCTAATGTATTGCCGGCAACATACGAACGTCGTTTTTATGATTGTGCTTACCAGCGACCTAATGGTGTTATATGGAGTAGGGCTGACGTATCTGAAAATAGTCAAACAGATCCGTGGCTAACGTACAAGCCTATGGACTATCATGAGTTTCCAACCAGCAACGGGAAGCTTATTCACATGAAGCGTATTGAATCCGATCAGATTCTTGTCAGGTTCGAGGATCAGGTTTCGCTCCATAACGCCATAGACGTAATCAAGGAGCGCACCTCCCCAGGGCAGGCTGAGATGGGCACCGGCGGTCTGTTTGCGTCCCGGCCTCTGGAGTACAACACGACCGACCTTGGTTATTCTGGAACCCAGAGCACTGAAATAATTAGTTCAGAATTTGGTCATTTCTGGGTAGATACTAAAAGAGCACAGGTGTTCATGACCGATCCAAACGGACGTAATCTTAAGGAACTTAGTGTAGGTATCAGACATTGGCTTAAGCGTCATCTTCCGTTTAAGATTCTTAGATACGGAATAACTAATATCTTAACCGGTACAGAAATGACAGAAGAAGATACGGATAATAAATTTATCGGTCTTGGTCTGTCTCTTGGATGGGATAATAGGTATAAGAGGGTACTTATCACGAAAAAAGATTATATACCTGTTAAGAACCCGGCATATTACAAATATGATGGTGGAAGGTTCTTGTACAATGAAACAGAGGTGCCATCAAACGATAAGGAAATATCCTTAAAAGACGAACAGTATTTTAAAGACGTGTCGTTCACTATCGGATATTCGTGTCTGAAGCAAGAATGGATATCGTATTACTCATTCTGCCCTGACTATTATATAGAGCAGCAGCAATATTTCCAAACAGGAATAAACTTCTCGGCATCAGATGAAGAAGGTGGCTTATGGAGCCATTTGCTGACGAATAAGAGCTTCCAAACGTTTTATGGAACAACATATCCATTTATATTAGAAGTGCCGATAAAAGAGAAATATAACGGTTCTACGCTGGCTTCTGTTGAGTATGAGCTTGACGCAAGGAAATACGTTGATGATGTGAATTACACACTTGACAGGAAAGTAGGTTTGGATACGATAACTATCTACAACGACACAAACAACTCAGGTGAAATTCATCTTGTTCCAGAAGAAAAGAATAATTTAGCGCAACGTATATCGTATCCGAAGATCGTAGGCGACCATACCGAGGTTCTGGATACTGAGGTATATAGAAGACATAAGTTAAACGACTTCTTTAATAGGGTTGACGATGACCGATCTGAAACACCTATCTGGATCAAGGACGATAACGATATAAATAAGTCGGTTAATCCTGATGCTCTTAATTTCAGGCGGTCATGGCTGGATAGATTGCGTGGTAGTTGGATGTTGATGAGAATAAAAAAGATGATTAGTGATAGGAAAATTATCTTTCAGTGGCTAATATCTGAGGATAAAATCAGAAATAGATGATTTATTCAAATTAATGTATTTTTAAATATTTTAATTTGATAATTAGATTTTAGTCTTTATATTTGCATCGTAATCAAGAGAGATTATGATATAAGACAGTGGTGATGGAAGGTGATACTTCGGTTTGTGTCATAGGTTCGAGTCCTATATTTTTCATGCAAGAAAAATTAGATCAGTTGGTAGATCAAAACCTCCTTTCATATCAAAACACATTCCAGGTTTTCCCTGTTTTAATAAAATATACAGATGGTGAGGAGTTCGGTTACTTCGAAAATTAGCATAGTGGATAATGCGGTATTCTGTAAAAATACTTTTCATTGGTTCGAATCCAATATTTTCATTTTAATCATCCGGCTCCGTTTTTCCTCTGTTTGAAATATATAAAAACTAATGAGTGGTGATGGGGTTAGTTACTTCGAATTTAGCTCAGATGGATAGAGCGATACTCTTTTAAAGTATAGGTCAATGGTTCAAATCCATTATTTCATTGTTTACACTAACTTCAGCTTTTCCCTCATTGAGTATTCATTTTGATATATTTTTTTCAAGCAGTGGTAGTAATATCACTGCTTTTTTTGTATAACACTTTAAAGAAAACAACAAATGGGAAAGTTTAACAAAAAGGATGAAGGTGTTAAACCTACGATCGTGAATCACATGGGAGAGAAGGCGTATAAGCCTAACGCAGAAGAAGAGTTGGTATCTACGGTAATGACTACCATGTTATCTGATTCTTATTATGAGAAAGAAAAAGATAAAGTAGAAAGAATTAAGAGCCTTATGGATCAGGTGGATCCGTATTTCGCAGCACAAACAGCATTGTATGTCAGGAAAGAAGGAGAGCTTAGGTCAGTAACGCATCTTATGGCTTCTGTCCTTGCCGGCAAGCATCGGGTAAGGCTTTCAAAGAGGTTGAATATATAGGCATTGATGATTCCGAAAATGATATTGTATTTGAGTCGGATAAAAAATGTGCTAAATTAACAGTGCGTAATAAATATAAGATTTTAGATGCGTTGGAGAAAGCCATAACCATCTCCTGCAAGAACCTGCCGGTATTGGAGGGTCGGTCGGCTATCCTGATTGACCACTCTGGCTCTGTACGTGGAGATATGGGAGGACCTTCTGAAGTGTCTGCCTTTAGCCAAACAAGTACGGCTGTCATTGGTAACTTGTTTGGTTGTATGATTGCTTCTGTGCTTCCTGACGTATTTATTGGTATGTTTGGTGACGGCCTTATCAATTACGAATACGATAGAAGTAAGGGTGTTTTATGGAACAATAAAAAATCTTTTGCTGCTGGAGCGAAATGCGGCGATTCCACTGAAAACGGTCTTTTTATGTTCTTAGAGAAGTGCGTTAAAGATAAGATCAAGGTAGATAACTTGTACGTTATTTCAGATATGCAGGTAGGAGACGGTGAATCTGTTGTATGGGAGAGAACCTCCGGTTATGGATATGGTAAATTCGCTGAACTTTTGAAAGGGTTCAAAAAAGTGAATCCAAATTGCAAGATCGTTTCTATTTCTATTCAAGGATATGGAAGTGAGATGTTTTATAGAGGATCTAATATCTTGAACATAGCTGGCTGGTCAGAATCTATCTTCGATGTTATTAGCAGCAAGTTCTGTGGATATAAGAATATGATTGAGGAAATTAAGAAGATAAAAATATAAATCTTACATTTGTATTGTTTTCATAATAAGATTTCCATTATAATAAGCCGGAGAATGAATGGTGGCATTCTTCGGCTATTTTATTTACCTTTGTTAAAAAAAAGAATGAAAGAAAAAGAATTTGATTTTGTGATATATCCACTAAAGTTGATTATCACCGTAGGGTTAGATTACAAAACATTGTGTGATCGTTTTGAGAATGCAGAATTGGATCATGAAGGAGAATGGGGAGATGAAGGCGATTTAGATTCAAAAGCCTCTTTCGTGAATCTTGTTCGTGATAAGGGGGATGATAGAGCTTTTAAGTTATTATGGAACTTTCAAAGTGAGAATGAGATGACTATGCGAAACATATGTCATGAATCATTTCATGCAGCTATGTCGGTATGCCAATATTGTAATATGTCTCTTGGCTTTAAAGTGGGAGAAGATGAACACGCGGCTTACATAGCTGGATTTGTTGGTAATTGCGCAGGTGAAATGTTTGGATTCTTAGAGAAAGATAAAGATGGCAAAGAAAACTAAAAATTACGTAAAGGACAAACAACCAAAAACATTATGGAATAAAATTGGTCCGTTTGTAAAACTTAGAGAATATCTGGCATCTAATATAACACCTGATGTATATGCCAATGAAAGAGGATTAAAAACCAAAATAATGGAATTTTTTGGTCAAGATGTTCCGAAAGCCAATGTAGATGATTTTAGTCAGAATCTTTGGTTTAGATTCTTAAACCAACCAAATAATCTGAAAGAAGAAAATGGGCTTGTCAGAATACCAGACAATATCAAATCCATTATATCTGACAGGATAAATGGTGGGTGGGAGAAAATGGCTAAAAAATATGGAAAGGAGCTTGATTCCTTAGATAATAAGATAATTGATGGAAAAGTTGCAGGCAAGGACGTATCTGATTTGGAGGAGTTAAGGGATGTAACAAGTAGGAAACTTGGAATGGTAGAAGAGGGTATAGATCTCTTAAAAAAAGCCAGAACCGGGGAACATCAGGTATTTAACGAATATAATTTTATACCGGATGCTTACGGAGATTTAAATGATTTATCAGGCTTATCAAGTTTCACCATGTACCGTGATGATAGAGGTAGAATGGTCGTAAAAGATAAGTACGATTTTTATAGAAGCGATCAACCTTTTGGTGTTGGGGTTGTTACTAAGACTCTTGATACAATAGGATATCCTTTTGAAATAAGGGATTATGTAGAAGATAAAATCCCATACGAAGAGAATGATCCAAACAAGATCCTGTTTAGATCCATTATTGATTCAAAGAATGATTTGGATAAAAGGATGGAGATAAGATCCAAAAAACAAGGAGGGGATTCTTCTAAGCCGGAAATAGATTGGGATTTATTCAAATCCAAATATGAAAATATGAAGCGTGTGGGTAAGGGTAAGCATCGTACTATGGACGTAGAAGGGATGAATATGATCTATGATGCTTTATATGATAAAGGTTTTAATCAACGCCAGATAGAAGCCGTACTTGGAAATATTATTGAAGAATCTGGTGGAAACCCCTACGCTGTATCTGAGGATGGAAAATTTAGGGGACTTTTTCAAGAATATTACAAAAGATATCCGCCAAAAGAGTTTGAAAGAGATAAAGAGAGATTTAAGAGCGATAAGCGTGGATATATCAACTATATGATAGACAGATTTTATGATCATGTTCAAGATGCTGGGAAGTATAGTATAAAAGATACTAAATACAAAAAAGCTATTCATGCAGTAAACGAATTTATGTCAGAAGATCCAGATACGGATTATTCGTATCCACTTGTATATGCTTTTGAAGCTCCATCAGATAAAGAAGGAACTTATAAAAACAGAAAGAGCGTATCAAATTTGATAAGTCAATCTTATGTTTTGGATAATGTTGATAAAAATGATAATACTATTGTTGATGCTATTCTTGGAATAAAAAATGATCTTGAGCTACAAGACTCTATTTCCACTACAAGAGGTGAAGCCTTTAAAGAAGCCAGGAAAAGAGGTCTTAAGGAATTTACATGGAATGGAAAGAGATACAATACCAACATCAAGAAGGAAGGTGGCGTAGTTGGCAAGCAGCGTGAAGCATATGAATACTTTACTAATAAGCGCGGCATGTCCAAGATACAGGCGCTCGCCATCATAGGTAACCTCATGGCTGAATCTGGCCTTAAAGATGACATATACGGAGACAACAGAACATCATACGGCATACAGCAATGGCACAACGAACGCATGGATAAGCTATTCAAGCACGCCAAAAAGAAAGGACATTCTACACCCACATTCAAAGACCAACTTGAGTTCTTGGCTGACGAATACGAAGGGAAAACCGGATATTCTAATTTCTTATACACAAGAAAAGGAAAAGAAGGACCAGGGTATTACAACTACAGCCGGCAGGATTTTATGAACGCCGATAACCTTAAGGATGCTGTAGTAGCTTGGAACCAAGGAGCAGGACGTCCTCATAAGAGTGTTATAAGAAATGATGATCGTTATGACTATGCTATGGAAGTTGCTAAAAATCTTGGTTTGGAAATTGAAGAAAATTCCGTATCTTTGTATGGTCAAATGGGATTCGGAGATGATGGAGAAATAGCAGCATCGGTAACACTTCCAGAGGTAGAAGTGGCAGCCGCCCTCCCTAACCCGGAAGCCCAGTCCCAGGAGAGACAGTCCGAGGAAGAGAGATTCCGTACATGGACTGAAACGTATGGTAAAGACATCGTAAATCATTTACTGACGTTAGACGGGAAAAAGGATGGTGATGACAGTGATTACAGCATGATGTATAGACAGCATCAAAAAGAAAGCGAAGAGGATAAGAAAATGGCTTTGATTAATGCCGTGCTTCCCAATATACAACTTCGCATTAAAGGCGTCACTGATAATTAGAACAAGATTGTTTTATTTCTCATATTAATAAAGCGAAGCCGGATTTGAGACTCGTTATGCGGATACCGAAGGTTGAAGAACGATATCAAGATAATCCGGCTTTTTTGTGCGATTTCGTGAAGGATGGAACTGTCATCGCCTTGGTTGGACGGAACAGACCTACGTACTTTCACTGTCCTGACGGGCATGGGCGCTCGTCTCGCCTACTCCCTGCCTAATTCTCCACTGGCTACCTAATATAACTATTAACGTCACTCCATCACCTATCTCCCTTCAGTCGATAGGTTCAGTCGTTTTTAAATATTATAAGTTCTTTCGCATCGTTCCCTTCGGTCACGATACTCAATCTTTTCACACAATTAGGCAAACAATACAATAGACGGAAAAAGTAATTTGTCAATCCGTTCACTCACTTAACTCCCTTCGGTCGTTAAGTTCATTCACTGCAAACAATTATATGAATAAATGGTAAAGTATATAAAATAATATAAATAATATAATGAGTAAGATCATTGAAAATGGTCTTAATATTAAGGAAAACGGAGACTATTTATAGGCGTAGTTTTAGTTCAAGATTTGTTGTCCCACCACTGACGATCAGTCGGTTACGTTTCGAGCCGTTCTTTTGTCTCTTATCTAAACCGTCATAAAATAAAAAACCTTGTATCCTATTTCTCTCAAACCGGATACAAGGCCGTGCATTTTCTTATTTGAACATATGATGAAAAATCATATCTTTGCACTAAAGAACATAATTATGGAGACAAAGTTAATCGAAATAATAGATCCTCACAAGTTACACGACGAACTCTTTAAGAAAGAGCAAGTCTCTCCGATAGAAGTTATCTACAATAGTTTCAGTAATTTAGGGTACAATGTGGTACGCCGCCCAGCTGGTCAATGTTTAGGAAATTTGAGATATTTTAACCTGTTTTACGATAAGAATACTCATCATTTTTATCAGAAGGATAAGAAGTTGAGATATTTTAGTAATTTTCTGATATCCGATTATTGGAAAGATAGGGTGAGGTGTTTTATAGTTTGGAATTTTGGTTTTGGGAGATTCTTCCCGTACAATGACTTCATAGAGGCTATGGTCTATGACTATCTCCGATATGGGAGGAAGTCAGTTCCTTATCTTAAGAGTGTGCAAGAAGCTGAAGAAAAGTGTGTAAGGTTCTACATTAGATCTCAAATAGATATGCTTCGTAAGGAAGGATATGCTGCATACCGGGCTAAGTTCAAGGAAGAATGTCCTCAGTATTTTATCGGAGACGATAGGACGGTGTTCAGATGTCTTGACAGCTCTTTAAAAAGAGAAGAGAAGATTGCCGCATGCGTAGCTCACAAAAGAGCTTTAAAAGAGGTGGTTATAACTTCTTTTATTAACCATCTCAAGAAACATCCTACCACCTTGTATTCCTGGTTTTCATCAGAGGTAGACAGCGAAGGGAAGAACAGGCTTTGTTTATCTGATAAGGCTGTTTCTTATTTAAACAAAAGATTGGTTCGCAATGGGTTAAAGGTTCTTTCAGCATCATATCTTTTTAGACTATTTAGGAAAATGGTCAAGAATTTGTTTGGCTCCAATGTTAGGTCGTTCTTGAATGGCTGTCTTATGTCTGTTTCAACAGAAGAGGTTTTATCCAAGTCTATAAAGAAAATAGTTTCCAAGACGGTATTGTTTTTATACAAGAGAGTACTCAAGGCTTATCGCAGGGCATACGGACTCAAGTACGATCCCGATTCAGGAGGTTTGTCCGCTATACATACCTGATTTTTAAACCTATCCCATAACGTTGGATTTTCTCGTTTGTTTCTCTTATCTTTGTGAAAAAAGATAAGTATGAAATTACGAATCATAAAAAATCGTCCGGTATTCGCTCCTGGTGGTAGTGTTCAGGATAAAAAACAGGATATTAATGTATCCTCTACTCAGCCTATTCTTGATTATGGAACACCTGTTAATAAATGGGGTGAATCTGATATTCAGAATATATATATGCCTTATGATGTGACTTTAGAAGCAGAGGAGGGGGAGATAAATCCATTTAGCAGTATGCCTACATCTGATCCATTCTTTGAAAATCATGATGCAGGATATGCAGGATATCTTGCTGATAATAGGAGCATGGTTAAAAACGTAGAGAAATCAGTTGTTAATAATGCAATGAATGTAGGTGGCGCTGATGCTGATTCTTCTAAAGAAAAGCGATCACAAGATGGAAATCCTTTGGATCCTATGACTGCTCCTTATTATTCTTCTGATCTTGCTGGTAGGTCCCAGATGTTTGGTGCGAGTTTGGGAAGAATAAGGGCTGGAAACAAAACCGGTGCTAACATAGCGGAGGCGGCTTTATCCGGTCTTAGTCTTGGGATGGGTCTTACCCGTAATATTATGGGGGCTTCTTCTGAGGCTTATGCCGCCAGTAGAGACGAACAAGCGGCAAGAGAGAAACTTGCCGAGAATCGCCGTCAGCAGTTTATCCGATGGGAGCGTGAAGGGGGAGGTATTAATCTTGGAAATGGTCAGAGAATAGATACGTCTGATATGACAGGGGAATATATTTATCCTCTTCCTAAATCTATGGAGGATAATGCCAATGTTGAGATAGAAAAAGGAGAATATGTTTCGACTCCGGATGATGTTGGCCCTATGGAGGCAAAAGGTAGCAGGCATGAAGACGGCGGCACTCCTGTTGATTTACCCGAAGCTCATATTATTTCAGATTACCGTACTATCGATGATGATTTTGCTTCTTACATAAGGGAAAATTATGGCATTAGAGCTACGGAAAAAGATACGTATGCTACGCTTCTTGATAGGTACAAGAAAAAAATAGGATTGTCTGAAAAGTATGATGATCAGGAACGTGTTTTCAAGAGGTTGGAAAAGAATAAGGATGTTAAGGATAAAAACACTTCTGAGTTAAATAAGTCCATTCTTTCTAAGTACGTAAATGATAATCAAAAGGAAATAGACGAACTTGAGGCGCAATTCAGGTCTTTTGCTGACATCGTTTATAACAAGCAAGAGGAATCCAAGCGCCAAGAAAAGATAGATGCTTTCTTTAGAGATGGCGGAAAAGTTGATTTAAATGCTGTGAGAAAACAGGCTAAGGCTCTTAACGTATCTGAATCTGATGCTAAAAATTGGATATATGATGAGTATGTAAAGAGAGTTAGAAAAATGGCTGAAGGCGGTCCTACCAAGGAACAGATAGAGTGGGGTAAGAAAGTACAGCAGCTTTTAATGAATCAGTTTGGACGTACTCTTAATATGTCTATAGTAGATGTTGCGGACAGAGAGCAGATTCTTAATCCTGATTCTGGTGTAAATTCTAATCAAAATCTGCAACATAGAAGTAGTGCCGGTTATGGTAGGGTAAATAACAAGGCTATTTCTAATTTGCTTGATATTAACCGTTGGGCTAATAAATACAATACGGATGGTGATTTTAATACAGAAGGATTCCAGACCGGATACAATAGCCAGCTAAACTATCTATGGGCTTTAGCTGAATCAGGTGCTATAGCCAATGCTGAAAAAGCTAAGACGTTTAGGGACGAATACGGATTTTGGGGTGAAGATGCTGGCAAATACGATCAGGGTAATAAATCGGCATATAACTCATTTGCCGTAGATGGCAAATTTGGACAAACTACGGCAACCAGATCATTTTATGGATTGGATGTAGTTACTCCTGAACAAAAAAGATTGTTGAACGAAAAAGGAATAAAAAATTATGTTGACTTATTTGGTGATAAATCTGATGCAGCTAAGAAGATTCTGGGTGCCGATTATAATAAGTTTGCTGCTTTAAAAGATAGTGGTTTGATGTCGGAAATGGACTTTGTTTTAGAAGCCGTAAACCCAGCATCAAAACCTATAGAAGCTGAACCTGTAGGAACCGGTTCTAAATCTCCCAACCCAGGTTCTCCAGGCAGGATAGAAGTGAAGGAAGAAAATCCTGTTATTAATACTACTGTAGAAACGGATGTAGATGAAGAGGATGACACAAACAGAAGCAAGGGCATGGGCCCTGCTTTATCAGGCCCTATATTCCCTGAGATGTTGAGGATGCTTGATACCGGATTAGAGATAGAGGGATTGGAAAGGCATCAGGCTCCGAGAATAGATCCGGTTCTTCAATCTGCTGATCAGTATATCAACGAGCTCAACCGCGCGACATCGGCTCAGTTGGACACAATAGGTGACGTGCCCGACTCTCAGCGTTCCGCTATTCTGGCTAATATGAACGCCATAGCCGGAAGCAATATAGCCAAGTACATTAACGAAGTAAATTTCAATAACGCAAGGCAAATAAACGAAGCTGATAGATTTAACGAAATGGCTTATGTTCAAACAGATGATAAGAACATAGCGGAAAGGCAACGTTATGAATCCGGATTATTGAAGGCTATGGCTATAAGGGATGAAAATCTTGCTCGTTATTATGACAGTATAAACAGCGAGATACAGAATAAGTTTAATGTTAGAACTTCATTGAACACCATAGCTTCCATAGCTCCGAATATGAGAATGCTTCCAAGTGGTCAAATTATTTACGTTCAAGGTGATCAGGATGTGATGAATATGGGTGATTATTCCACACCTTACTTGAGAAGTTTAAATGAAGAAGATGATGAAACTAAAAGAAGAAGGAGGACCAAATAGTGGCTTCACAGTATAGTATTTTAAGGCAATATGCCCCGTATGTTAGTCCTTACAACATAGATCTTGTTAAGGACGTTATGATGTACAAACAGCAGAAGGTTGATGCTGCTCGTGAAAAGATCTATACCCAGGTAGATTATCTTATGGGTCAAGAGATAGATAAGCCTGAAGCCCGTGCTTATATGGAAGATAAGATGTCAGGTGTGATTGCTAACATCAATCAAAAATTCAAAGGCGTGGATCTTTCTTCTGATGGTGTTACGAGAGCCATACAAGGAGAAATAAGTTCGGTGTTGGATGATACGGTCATTAACGCGATTGCCGGCACCAAAGAAGGTAAGAGGGTTATGAAGGAAATAGAATCTATAAAACAGAATCATCCTGAACTTTATTCTCCTATTAATGAATGGCATGCTTTGGATCCTTATTATAAATGGCGATCAGATGGTAAAGCCGGATCGAGGCTTGGAGGTCTTCATTATTCTCCTTATATTGATTATACTAAGGAAATAAATAAATTGGTTAGTGATTTTAGGGAAAACAATAAAGGAAGGAAGATTCAGACTACAGAATATGATGTAGAGGGTAAACCTACTGGTGGAATTATAGAGGTCAACGTAGATGAACTTACTGATTCCCAGATAAGGAATTTCGTGTCTGCTAACTTATCTGAAAACATGAGGAATCAGATGAGAATAGAAGCATCATACATGGCAGCTACCAATCCAGTATTCAGTAATCCGGATTTGGTTAGCCAATACATTGGATCTTATGTCGAAAGATACGATAGGCATATAGGAGCATTGGAAGCAAAAAAGAAATCAGTAGGGGATAATAAGGATATTATTGATCGTATCGATAGTCAGATACAGGAAGCTAAAAATCAGAAAGCAGAAGCCAAGAGGGAGGCAGATATGATAATAGCTTCATCAGATCCGGTAGCGGCTGCTAATTTTGTTGTTACCAATAATCTTTTCGATAAGATGACTGATGCATGGAGATACGACAATACAAGTTTTGAAAGGAAGAAAGATGATCTTTATTTTGCAAGATTGGCAGAGGATAGGGCTCAGCAAAAGTTTTTGACTGACAATGCCAAGTCTATGGTTGAAATATCATTGGCGAATGAGCAGCTTGCTCAGGCTAAGATTGAAACCGAATACATGCGTACTTACGGTTCCAAGATGGGCACTGAAAGCTCATCCGGAGGCACAAGAGGAGCAGGCGGTGTAGGAGTGCCGATGGCTCCTATGGACGGGCCTACGGCTATCAATTCTGGAACGGGTAAGATAGGATCTGTTAATTTGGCTAATATCCCTTATGAACAACTCACATCTTCTTCCACAGAGCGTAGAGCAAATTTATTGAAACTATATAATTCATTATCTCCTACAGACAGAAGCAATATCGTTGCAGCATCATACGAAGAAGAAAAGACTGACCCAGGATTGTATGCTAATATGACTCCCGAAGAACGAGTGTATTCGTATTTAAAAAATAATGGAGGTCAGAAAAATGGATATTTCGGACAAGGCAATAACAGATTATCGGAAGCTTATGACGCTTTATTGGTTTCTGATTCTAAGGCAAATGGAGCTTCGAAGGCTATAAATAATATAACTGATTATCAAATAGATAATATAGTTACTGAAAAAAATAAGGATATTATCAGGAAAGTTCGTGATGCTAAGTTCATGAAAGGAAATTCTTTTATGAATCTTACTGATACTGATGATAAGGCTGGAGCTTTCCTACTCGCCACAGCCATAACAACTGGTGTATCCGATGCCGTAGGGTTTAGAGAATATATGATGGATCCTTCAAGAGGGATAGACATTCTTAGTGCTATATCTCCGTCATTAGGAGCTAAGGCGAGTGCCGGTAAGTTGGGGAAAAACATATCTGATGCTATTACAAGCGAGGGCAATGGTTCTTCTACTGGTACATTGGCTCTTATTAATGGAATGAAGAAACTCAATGGCGATCCTGATTTTAATATATCTGATTATATGACCATAGATAAGGACGGTGATATAGATTTAAAAGATTATCAGGAAGGTGAACCGTTAACTATTACCCAGCTAAGATATGCTGAGAAAAACAGTAGGGTGTCTGATATGATAGCAGGTCAGATGCAGGATGAGATAAAAATGTCCGTGTCTCCCGATCAGATTTCTGATAAGTTATCTCAGTATCATTACCTTGATTCTTACAAAAGATACAATTGGAATGCTGATTCACCGGAAAAGTCTTTACAGAAGGCTCAGTTTAGAAGATTGTCTGGTTACATGGCAGGAAAGGTAAACAATCTGGATCCTACTGCTATTAATACCATCAACATGGACGCCGAGATAGATAATGGCACTGTCAGAAGATTTTTGACTGCTCAAGTAGGATCCGGTAGAGACTCTTATGTTACAGAAAGGGTAGAGATTACGAATGATGAGCTTCTTAAGGCAGGCATAGATCCTTCAGTTGAAGAGCGCAATTATCCGGTAGATGGTTACAAATCAAGTTTTGGAACCTGTGATTTTGTAGATACGGGAAAGAAGGAAGGTTATTCTTATGATAAGTATCTTATACGTAATGGTCTTCCCCGTTTGGCTTCTAAGGCTGATGTCAAGAATGATCTTTATGATATAGTAAAAATACATGGTTCTTACCTTAAGCCAGAAGAAATGAATGTTGTTAAAACCCTTGTTGATAATTTTATTGACATGTCTGATAATATATCAGTTCAGTTGGAAGGAATGGATGATAGGGGTTCGAGAGAGGTAGCGGTCAATTTCTATGACAAAAGGACTAAAAATTCTAAAAATCCTGCATTGTTATTCTCGGATTTTGTTCCTTTGGATCCAGGTAATGATGAGTATGCGGATTACTGGAATAACATTCACCAGAAGTGTCCTCAGTATTTCTTTGTAAAATACGTGAAGGAAGCTGTTCAGGAGCGTCTTGATCAGATGAGGGATCCGTACATGAGAGGGATGGATATTACGCCCAACAATAACGATAAGTTTAGTAAGTTGAACGATTTTTTGCAAAAGCTTTATGGCAACAGACAGTAATGTAAATAGATATAATCCTGCTGCTAAAACCACTTACGAAGATGTGGCAAGGCAAAGGAAATTAGCCGAAGAAGAAAATTACACTCCGGCTACATTACCAGAGACGACAACGCCTCTGGTTCCTAATTATATGCCGGGAGAGGGCGTGTATGCTCAACCTGAATTTCCAGATTATGCATCAAGGATAGCTGCTGCCGAATACGAAGAACCGTATATAGCCAAGGAGATAAGCAACAGCTATTCGGAGGCACTGGCTCGTAACAGCTACAGGGGGGCTACACCTGCCCCGCCGTCTCTTAATCCCTATGGACCGAAGGTAAGTATCCGTGAAAGTCATCAGATGGGTAATGATGGGGTATGGCGCACAAAATATCCCAATTATATCCCAGGTATAAATAATGAGGATTATTATGCCAGAAGGCAAAGTGGTTGGAGTAAGTTTTGGAATGGTGTAGGTAAATTTGCCTTAAAGTCTGCATTGTATGGGGCCCAGGGAACTATATCATTACCCGACAAGCTTATTAATATGGCATCTGAGGGAAGTTATAAGGCAGCTTTGAATACGAACATGGATAAGTTTGTTGGTGATCTTGATCAGCGAATAGACATGCTTCTTCCACATTATTACAAGAAAGAAGTAGAAGATTACAATTTTGGTCAGAAGCTTTTTAAGGATACTGGTAATTTTTTATGGAATGACGTCCTTGGCAACGGAATGTCTTTTACCGTAGGAGCCATGATATCAGCATACATGACCGGAGGACTGGGAGTTGGTTCATTAGGTAACATAGGCGCAAAATTAGGTGGAAGAGTCGGAGCTAAGCTGGCAGCAAGACAAGCTGCCAATAGAGGTATAGGAAGTCTCAAAAGTGTGTTTAACGACTATGTAAGGAAAGGAGTTGCTACCGGGAGGAATGTAGGAGAGGCTGCTAAGACCATGACGTTGTTGGCTACCAGTGCCGGCTTTGAGTCATCGGTTGAAGCAAATTCTTTTATGAAACAATCCGAATCCGACTTCAAGGATTATTATCGTAAAATTTATGGTCGTGATCCTAATGCTGAGGAAATGGCTGTTTTTCGTAATTCTAATGCTGATGTAGGTAGTGCGATATTTGCAGCTAATATGGGTATAGTAGGATTGTCCAACTGGCTCTTGTTTGGTAAATACATAGGATTAGGAGGAAAGGCTATACCAGGACTGGAAAAGAAACTTAATAAGCATCTATTTGGATTAGGGACGGAAGTTACAAAGCCAGGAGAGATGGCTATTAAGATAACCAACCCTAACATAGGACAGAAGATAGCTGGTAATGTTTTCAATATCATGAAAAGACCGGTGTCTGAAGGCTTATGGGAAGAAGGGTCTCAAGGTGCTGTCCAGAACACGGCTGAAGAATATGTTAAGTCAAGATATGACAATGTGGCTATGAATGGAGCCGTCGATGTTCTTGATGCTATTTCTGACGGATTTAAAAAACAATATACGTCTAAAGAAGGATGGACTGAAATAGGAATCGGTGCTATTATCGGTTCTTTATTCGGCATGAGAGAAGGCTTCTTTGGGGTAAAAGAGTATAGTAATAGTCAGATATTACTGGAGAGGCAGGTGGATGAATACAACAAAGCATCTTCTAATCTTAATACGGCGGCTTTGAATACGTTGAAGAAGTCAATGAGTTTAGGTCCGCAAGTTCGTTCTGATGTTCAGTCTATGACCGGTAAGGAACTTGATGATGCTATGTTTGAAAAGATGTCTATTGATAATCAAATGGGGACCTTAGAGGATTCGGCTGAGAATTTCAGGCAGATGGTTGATATGATGCCTATTTCAGAAATAGCTGAAGCTAATGGGATGTCTTTAGAAGAGGCAAAGAAGTACAAGGACTCTATTATTGATAATTATAATAATCGTCTTTCTGATTTCAGATCTGCTCAGAGTTTTGCTGAAGATCTTATAGGTGATGACTCTAAGATTGAATTTAGGAAATACGTGGCTCGTAATGCCTTCCTTGGTCTTCAATCAGAATCAAGGATGAAAGACATAGCTTCTGTCATAGAAACGCTTTCGGGACAGCCTCGCGTGGCAGATGCGCTAAGTACGTTCTCCCGGCTGTCGGACAGAGCGAGGGAGCGGGCGATGGCTATCCGTGGCATACGATCAAGGATAGAAGAACTTGAATCCGAAATAGAAGATCTTGCCACCCGTCCTCGTAACGTAGATGGAAAAGACCCACAAGCTGAATCTATACAACGAAAAACCAAAGAATTGGAAGATCTTAGAACCAATTACAATAATTCGTTGTCTGAGTTATCAACGTTAATAGGAAAAGAGTTTTCGATAGAAGAGTTGGTAAGTAAAACCGAATCTGTTTTATCATCACCTCTTTCTCCTATAAGCTCACAAGATGCAATAGAGGCTTATGATACGCTCGTGGCTTTTGATGATTATTTCAATGTAAAATCAAGACAAGAAAAGGAGTTTACAGCTAAAGATAAAGCCATGAGATCCTTGGTAAATGAATACCGTAGGAGTTTGATGGACTATAGGAATATGAATAACTTCTTGTCTAAGATGCTTGATAAAAGATTCTTAGCCGAGGAAAACAGAGGATTTTTAAAAGCGTTGTCTTCTTTGTGGTCTACTCCTTATAAGGAGGATGACAAGGTTCCTGATTTTGCAGAGCCTAATAAAGTCGGTGAATATGATACTGATGAGGTGGTAGATCAGGCTATGTCAGAAGGTAAGATTTCGGAAGATGAAGCTTGGACTATCAAGGCATTTATGCACGCACTTGATAAAGTAAGAGAAGATAGGGTGAAGGAAGCGGAAGATAATATAAAAGAGTCGCCGCTTACGGAATCTGTATCGGATGAAGATTATGAAGCTGCTATGGATAACCCTATTATGGTTCCAGTCGTGAGGCAGTCTATAATTGATAAATTATATACAGGAAATGCTGATCTTCTTACTGCAAGGGAAAAAGATGTGTATGATAAACACAAACAAGATTTTGATGATTATGTATCGTCTTTAGGTGACAGTCCTATTAATCTCATAAAATCATTATCCGAAAGGGCTGATAGGCTTACAAGTCCAAGATCTGTGTATGAGGAAAACAAGGCCGTTATTGATATGGCTAAATCAAATTTGGAATCAGATCAAAGGCAGGAACTTGATGATGCTATTTCTTCGTATGTGGATATAATGAACAGACGGGACAAAGGGGAGAAAGTTGACGAAGATAAGCTTGCCGATTCGGTATTTACCATAGAAGATCTTGGCCAGGTTGGAAACATCACGGATCTCCTTCCTTATATCGAACAAAACAGGATTATTGACAAAGGTCGTATCTCTGAATCTACGTTGAGTAATTTTGGGGAAGATGATGCTAATATAGATTCTCTTGTAAATGAATTAGACGAATCCGATAATACGCCGGGAGCCAACATAGATAGTGCCCAGAATCCAGAGACGTTGATGGTAAGAAGGATCTCCAACGACGGCAATGAAAGGTATGAAATTGCAGGTCTTAGAGCCGATAAATTTATATCTTCAATAAAATCATTGGTTCCTATTCAAATAAGTTCTGAAACGAACGCTAATGGCACTAAAAGGTATTCTCTTAACATGGGTGGAGAAACGGCTACTATAATTGAACTTCCTTATCATGCGAGATGGTCTATAGACAAAGAATCGGCTCGTGTTCTTAACCGTTACACAGATGTGTCTATTCAGGACGTGGGTAATTCCTATTCTTTGGTTTACAAGCGTCTTGATTCAGATGAGTTGGTTCCGTACAGAACAGGTGTTGGATTCGGGGAGAATGAAGTAGATAAAATAGACCAAGAAGCATTATCTTCTTTGAAAAAAGGAGATAATGTTAATCTTGAGATAGATGTCAATGATACTTATAATCAGTCTCTTTTTACCGAATATGATAACGCTGTTCAGTCCGGCGATAGAAATAAAATAGAATCTGCCGAGAATAAGTTGGTATCCAATATGGTTATCAAGGTCATGAGTGGAAACAGATTCGTTTCTGTTGTTAAAGCTGACACGGGTGGTATAGATGGTATAAGTAAAATAAGAAGAACGGCTTTTAACAAGTGGAAGAAGGACGCTGGCCGGTCGACTACCATCGGCGTCGGCACGCATGTTGTTGCCCAGACCCTTCCCGGAAGACCAGTTTTTAACATGAAGGTAAACGGTCAAGGATATGGCCAGGTAGAAAATCTCCCTATTACCGAAAAAGGTGCTGAAAAAGTATCTGATGTGGGGTATGTCTTAAACGGCAAAGTCGTGCTTAAGAACGGTTCTAAATACACAGGATTCCCATTTGCTTATTCTATATTAAACGATAAGAAAAACAATTACAAAAATGTAAGAGTTCCGGTAGTTGTTATCAAGGGTAAAAACGGTCTTAATTATCTTTTCCCTGTTAGCCTACGTTCTGTAGAATCAGAGGAAGGGCAGAAATGGATGTCTTTTATAGATATGCTGCTTGAATCCGGTGATTCTGAATTGCTACAGATAGGTCAAGATGACATACAAGATCTCAATGCGTATCTAACCAAGTTAGGCCTTGATCCGGCTTCATATCAGGTATCGTATTTGAATCCTATCTCAGGGCTTAGAAAAGCTCGTGAGGTTATAGAAAAATTATCTACGGTCCCTGATGTTGTTAAGTGGGTAGAAGACGGAAGTAGGAGCGTGAAAGATATTGTGACGTCTGAAGTAGAATCTGGAATAGATTTCGAAGGTGAGATGTTTGTCGCTCCTAAGATCAGGATCCAGTTTGGTAAATCATCTTCCAGACCTAAATCACTTATAGAAGATGATCTTCCTTTCTCTGATGAGGGTAAGACCGTTACTTCTAAAGAAGACGTGGATGTTTATGAAGAGGAAACGCCAGAAGAAAAGCCTGTCCAAGCGACTCAGCCGACGCCATCAACTCAGCCGGCTCCTGCGGCACAAGCTGCGCAGTCTTTACCTGGCAAGAAGCGTACCTCCAGGAAAAACTTCTCTCTTATGTTAAACGAAATAGAATCTCATATAGAAAAAGAAGGATTGCCGCCTTATGCTAATATTTTTGATTTTATAGCAAGGAAGATTGTAGGAGGCGATTTGAGGTTTCTTCGTGAGAGAGGTAATCCAAAAAGTCTTAAAGAGGAAATGGGATTAGAACCTAAAGGAACAGTAGGTGATAAAATATCCACTCCTTCCGGTAAAGGTGGTAAGACCTTAGAAGAATACGTTTCTTGGCTTCGTTCTCAAACAGATCAGGTAGTAGTGGATTATGTTGGTCCAAGATCTGATGAACAGATTATATCAGAGTTGAAAAACTTTTTGAAATATATTAATTTTGTTCCAAGCAAGGCTTTGAATTATTCTCTTAGAGTCAATGGCATGGATACCCTAAAAGAATATGGCACAAAAGAGGAAGTAGAAAAAATGGAATCTGACATCAATAGTTTGGTTTCTGAAGTTTTGTCTACGGTGGATAACCAAACTGTAGAAGATGTTTCTACTGCAATAGAATCAAACAACTTGCCTGCCATATGGGGGCCCGTGGAAAGCCTTGATATGACAAACGAGGAAAAAATAGAGTTTTTGAATAACGTAGCGGATTTCCTTAGCGGCATTCCAGAGTATGATGCTGTTGTGGAGTCTATAGAGTCAGAATCAGATAATATTTTAAATGATGGAAAAGAAGGAAGTACAGAAGGCGGTGCAGTACGCACTGAGGAAGATGGCGATAAAAAGGGAGATGGAGAGGTCGAAGGACAATCCGGAACAAATGTCGAAGTTAAAGGAGATGTTGAATTACCTGGATCTGAAGAGGGAAGAGTAGATAACTATAGTAAGAACGGAAATAAGTTCTCTGATATTGCCGAAGTTACTTTATGGTTACTTAGAAGGGCTGCCGGCATAACCTCTATCCAGGAAGGAGATGAGATTTATGTAGAAGGAGATGAGGTTAATAATATCATGACTGATATGGAATCCAGATATGGGATAGATACTATTGCCCATAATCATACAGTTAAAGCTATAAGGAGCCTCAATAACGTGTCGGGATATAAGGTGGAATACGGTTTAACCTTTATGACTTACAATCCTTTTATTAGAATATCCAATCCAAAGCAAGAGTCTAAGGCTGTAAAAGATAAACCTTATATAGCCGAAGAAGTGTTTCCTCCGATATCAAGGGTAACATCTCCTTATTTCCTGTATGGCGGTAACGAAGCATATACATCTGTTCCGGCTAAGGTAGAATCTATACCAGAGAAGATAATGGCTCGTAATGGCATTAAATTTGGCATGAGTGTAACTGAGCTAACCAAATTAGGATACAAGAAAGCTGGTGGAAACTGGATATACAAATTCTACATGAACTCAGGTTTGTATGATTTGTACAACATCAACACCGGTGAGGCGTTCAGGGCTAAACCCGATCTTGGAGTTAAAATAAGTTCCAGTGAATTTATACGTTCCTTATTACAATCTGGAAGAGAAATACAGAACATGATAAAAAACATGAGTCAGGAAGAGATAGACAGGAATAAGAATCTTGTAAAAAATTCTGATAATTATGATTCAATAAATGAGTTAAACAAAGAATGTTAACTATATTTGTCAAAAAATACAAGTCATGGGATTAAAATGTCAGATAGAAAAAAAGGATAATATTATAGAACGAGTTGAGGCTCCTAACGGGGAGCCTTCCGTTCTATATGAAAGTGCATTAAAAGTATTGGGAGATAGCGAGCGGGCTCTTCAGGTATGGGCGAAGGCTTATACTCCTGATTTTTTGTCGTATTACGGTCATTGGAATAACCCTGCCCCTGGGGAGATGTTTAATACAGACTCCAATGGCGAACCTCTTTTGGATGACGTACTGTCGTATATGAAGCGTCAAACTTATTTTGCCGATCCTCTAACGGCTCAGGATGTTAAGGATGTAAGAGATTTTCTTTTATCTACCTATGGTGTTTATACGGCATCATCATTATCCAACATCATTCTTCATTATTTTTATGTAGATGGTAGTTTGATACTGAATGAGCAGAATTTAAGAAGATCAGGCTTGTATGATGAAACAGAGATAAGTAGAATCTTATCTGATCCTTCTGTTCTTAATGAAGTTTCGACATCCATGAGGAAGCTATTGGATTATTCCAATAACGAACATGATAGGGAAAAAGATAATTATTTTATGTCTATTAACTATCAGTATGGTCCTATTGTTTACAAGGAGGGAGTGTTTAACCAATTTGGTAAAAAAGTACCATATAATCCTTCTGAGCTTTATTGGGCTATGTGCAAAGCAGTAGGCGGCATAAAAAACTTTTCTGAATCTTCATCCGCTTTTGAATCGTTGAGGAACCTGTATCCTGAGCTGGTCGAGAAATTTGTTTCTGATAAAAAATTTGCTGAATCTATGTTTGATGAGTTTTCATCTATGGAAAAGATGCCGGTAATAAACATAGAAGGCGATGATGTGGTAGAAGGAAAGAAAAGGTCTTTATCTAAGCTACAAGACCTGTCTTATTATAATCCCGGTAAAATAGAATTTTTAAGAGCTCGTATATCAGCTTATTTAAATAGGGCTAACGCTGACACCGAATCTGATTTAAGAAGCATGATATGGGATATAGAAGAGGCTTGTATGTGGTTTGGCATAGATATAATAGGGGCGTCAGAGACTTATGATGGTACAGAAGAATCTTTGGCTAAGATAGATAATTTGATGCTGGATCTTGATATTTATGTGGCCAGGCACAATGATGTGAATTATGCTCCTACGCTGGCATCTTCTATAGACGATGTTCTTGGTGATAGTACAGATTATTATTTTGGATCGTTACCAGAGAATATGGATAATTTGAATATCGTTTATTCTGAATCCGATATAGATCCAGTAGAAGCATTTGAGAAGCACTCATTGCTTAAGGTGGAAGATAATCTATATCAAAGAATCTATAAAGATGATCTTAATAAGATGTATCAAATATCAACGGTGCTGGCTAAACACTATCTAACTTACTTCCCTGCTAAAATATATCCTGAATCTTGTTTTAATAATGGGGTTTTGGACAAGGAGAAAGTATGGAATGTAGATGATAATACGCTCATGGATTCTATTAAAAAATATGTCAGATCGTTCATGGATTCCCAGAACACGGAGGCCATGATAATGACCAGGCTGGCGTTTGGGCACCCGGCGGTACTCGACGTTTCTTACGTGGATGTGGATCGGGAGTATAGTCGATATATGAGCAAAAAACAAGATAGCGAAAACCCATTATCCTTATTCGATTTATACCAATCTTACCTTGACAACAAACTCCATAAAACAAAATTATATGATAATGCCTATAAGTATCTTGACTTCAAACCTGGTCCATCTTTGGGTCTTATTTCTGGTGATCTTGATATTTTGAAATCAATAGAATTATCTTTATCTGGAAAAGATCGGTCAATGTTGTTTGATTATAGCATGACCAGCACCGACCCTTCTTTATCAAAATTGTTTTATTTGGAGAGGTATGACTCTTCGTATGCTGGGAATGATTTTGAACACTATTTTTATACCAGGCACCCGTATTTGTTAAAAGAAAAATCGGGCTCTAATATTGTAGAGCAAGATGGTGTTATAACAGCCGAAGGTATTTATGATAATTTTATAAGAGTAGGTAACAAGATCTGGACTAAAGTAAGCGAGAGCAGTTCCGGCTCTATCTATCAAAATCTGACAGGAACCGAATCGGAGGTGAAATACGATTCTACTCAGAAGGCTAAGATGGTAGAAACCGATTACGCTCCATACCAAAACAGATCCGGCCTGACGCAAGACATGACCGTAAGCAAGTCTGAATTGGATGATCTTAACAAATTGGAATGCAAATAATTTTTGTATATATATATAGTTTTTTCATAGTTATAATTTGGGAAGTGAGGCTTGTGAAAGTCTCACTTTTCTTATATATGTACATATATCAGCAACATACAAGAAAAGTCAGACTTTCGTTGTTTTTGGATTATTTTCATTAAGTTTGCAATATTAGTTTCAGGAAGGGATTATGGAAAAAGGGAAAAAGTAAGAACGGAACGTAACTAATAACGGTAGGAAATGAGAATCAGTACCATCAAACGTAACAACAGCATTCATCTTATGTATAAAGACATTATGAATGATTTAGGTCAATTAAGAACTGTAGTTTCAAAATCCTATATTTATAATCTGATACGAAATCAAACCGGATTAAGTATCAGAACTATATCCCATGTCTTGAATCACACAAAAGAACAGGATACGGATTCTTTGTGAAAAGCGTACATTTTCATACATTTGTGTATTCTTTAGTTTTTAGATTTAAGTTTTTTCATGGTATTAGTTTAGATTAGTGTAGATCAGGGCCCGCAGTGATGCGGGTCCTGGTTTGTTTTAAAAAGTATTAAAACATTTGATATTTAAAATCCTGTTCCTATCTTTGTTCCAGAAACAATGAACAACGAGATCCCACCTCTGGTTGTTTGATGTTGAAAGATATTTTTGGCTCATTAGGGTTTGTCATAGTGGGATCTGACATTCTCTTTTGGGCCTATTTTTTTTATTATGGATAAAGTTTCTGTTTTTGAAAGTTCTGATTTTGGAGAGCTTAGAATTATTGTAGACCCAAAAGGGGATGTTTGGTTTGTGGCGTCAGATGTAGCTAAATCTCTTGGGTATGTAAATGCTAAAGATGCGATAAAAAGACATGTGGATGATGATGATTCTATAATTTTGCAAGTATCTAATAATCAATGGGGCGTGAATCAATCCCTATTGAAAACCAGATACATAGATAATATAAGAATAATTAATGAATCTGGTTTATATTCTCTTATATTATCTTCAAAATTAGAGTCTGCTAAGAGATTTAAGAAATGGGTAACATCTGAGGTTCTTCCTTCTATTCGTAAAACAGGAGAATATAAAACAAGTTCCGGTGGAAAGGGAATTTTGGTCCCTGACTTTTCTAATCCGGCAGATGCAGCAAGAGCCTGGGCTGATCAGTATGAAGCTGCTCAAAAAGCTATAGCCGAAAAGTCGCAGGCAGAGGCAGAGAAGCAACAAGCTTTGAAAACAATAGAAGAACACAAGCCCGATGTAGAATTTGCTGAGTCTTTTAGAAAAGTAGACCATAACAATATGTGGCTGATTCGTGATATTGCTAAAAAGTTAGAGCAAAATGGTATTATTATTGCTGAAAAGAATTTACGTTCATTTCTTGAAGAAGCCAAGTTTATGTTTAGGAACGGTCTTGGCAAATGGGAGCTATATAGTAATGTTGTAGCTAAAGGGTATGGAGTGTATAGATCTTATTTCATAGATAAGTATTCTGGTGATAGAATCAATCAACAAACTATCTATATGACAGGAGCCGGATATGAAGTAACCTTAAATGGTATAAAAGGAAAACTCAAAAATGTATTTTTAAAATATGGCAAATTTGCTTAAGTTTATTTACAGGTAGTGTTTTAAAAGAATGAAAAAGCACTACCTATTTTTTTTGTTTCTGTTTTTGCTGAAAATATTTCTCTTCTATAGGAAATAAACACACCTGTATTCCACCCTACAATCATGATCTTTGTTACGTGCTTCATGCACGTATGTTTAACAATTAAATACTATAAATTATGGGTGGTGATAAAATCGTCCTTTTAGATGGAGCTGGGGCTAACGGTGGTGGTGCAGCCGCTAACGGTCTTCTTTCAATGATTCCCGGCATGTTTGCTAATTTGATAGGTGGTAATAAAATGGATCCGAATCTGGTAGCGGCTTTAATGAACGGTCGTAATAACCAGGACGGTTTCGGTGGGGCTAACGGTTGGTGGCTCTGGATAATTGTCTTGTTCTGGCTGTGGGGTGGACGCGGCTTCGGTAACGGTTTTGGAAATGGTGGTGATTGTTGCGCCAATGGTTTACCCGCTCAGTTGAATAACGATTATGGTCGTGAGCTTCTGATGCAGGCAATTCAGGGTAATCGCAGTGCTATAGATCAGATCGCTTCTGCATTGAACTGTTCTACTACTCAACTTCAGAACGCTATCTGCAACGTACAAGGTGCTATTGATAAAGTAGCCGGTCAGGTAGGTATGACTTCTCAGGCTGTTATTAATGCAGTTCAACAACAAGGTTGTGAAATCGGAAATCAAATCAGCTCTTGCTGCTGTAATTTGAGTTCGTTGATTAATCAAAGCACGTGCCAGACTCAGAATATGATAACTCAGCAAGGTTTTGATAATCAACTGCGTACTTTAGAACAAACTAATGTTCTTCAGAATAACATCAATCAAGGATTGACAAATAATCGTGAACAAGCTACAAGCCAATTCAATATTTTGTCTGCGAAACTTGACGCTCAAAATGTTATGATCAACGATAAATTCTGTCAGTTGGAAATGAGGGAAATGCAGAACACTATTGCTCAACTTCGTGAAGAAAAGGCGGCTTTGACAGCTTCAGCATTATCTCAGCAACAGACCCAGAATATTGTTGGTCAATTACGTCCGACAGCAGTCCCGGCCTATCCCTCATGTTCCCCTTATCAGGCTTATTCTTGGGGACAGGTATTCGGAGGAGGTTGCTGCAATAACGGATGTGGATGTAGCAACGGATGTTGCAATAACAACGCTGCTGTTTGATTTTATTAAGGAAGGAGGCTAATATGGCTTGTGTTTCTAAAATAGGATCGTTGTATGAGATGGTTACGAAGAATGTTATTGTCAGTACGACAAATACAATCTTCGGTATTAACCCACGGGCTTGGATCGCCCTTCCGTGTGAGGGTCTTATCCTTCTTAAGATAAGGCAAGTAGTCCCCACAGTCGGAAGTGCTCTACCGGTACAGATTGCGGTCCCGGCAAACAGCACAGTTTCAACAGTAGGAGCCGACACCTGTTGCTCGGTTACGGGAGTGAATGTCGTGAACCCTATTAACGTAGCTGTAACGGGTGCTGCTATGGTAAATGGCACAGAACGCCTTCTGTACTTCAATAAAGTTCGTGGCGTGTTAAGATTAATGGATTGCTGTGTTCCAACTATGGCAGCCCAGGCGTCTGAAACTAAGGTAAGCAAATGATTTTTAGTAGGGTGATAAACCTGGTCATAGGGACTATCACCCTATTTTTCTAACAGATAAATATTTCGGTCATGTTTTCAGATTTAAAGAAAGGGTTTCAGGTACATACCCTTGATACTAATACAGTACCTAAATACGAATTGGGAAGAGTGGTAGCCGTATCGGAACCAAGATACCTTCCTCCGCAGCCTGGACAATACCAGACCATGCAGACGCGCGTGGTGGATCTTACAGTGGAGCTTACAGGAGAAACCAAGACCTATACAGTTCCCGAATCCCAGAATGTGGCTAAAGCAATGGGAATAACATTGTCTACAAGCATAGATCCTATTATGAATGAATTGAATGCTATAAAAAACACCAGTCAGGAAATAATAGATAGCGTAGATACTCATCGTGCAAAGATCGAAGCTTGTGAATCCATATTGGAAGAAGTTAACCCAGCATTTAAACAGACAAGAGAGCAAGATCGTAAAATAGCTGGTATAGAAAATAAGGTTAATGATCTTACTGATTCATTTGAAGATTTAAAGAAGTTGATTGTAGAACGTTTGAAATAAGTATAATATGATAGTATATGATTTAAATTCAGGGCAAAGAGAATATCCTGGATATGACGAGATAGAAGATAGACGAGGCAGAGGTCGTAGTCGTCGTTCTGATGGGACGTACATGGGTTACGGACATGGATTCCTTCCTCCTTATGACCATTATGGTATGCATGAAAAAATGAAAGAGATGGAAGAACGCGAAAACGAGTTGGAAGAAAGAGAAAGAAGACTCGAAGAACGCGAACGCCGTCATGAAATGGAGGACCGGGAATACCGGAGGATGGGTTACGAATCTTACCCGACCGATTATTATGGAGACGACAGATACTACGGTGATGGTCCCCAGATGCGTAGAGGTAGGGGAAGAGGTCGTGGTCGTTCTTATTGAGGAGCAGACGCAGAGGATCCAGCTTATCAGAAATATGTAGACACTTACGGCTATCATTTCTCTAATGAACTTGCTGACGAAGCGGTTAAGAAAATGGTTAACGTCGATGGATCTAAAAGGATCTGGAAGCAGTCGGAGATAAAAGATATTTTTGAAAAGTGCGGAGCGAAGAAGCCGGATAAAGCGACATGGGGCGATGTCCAATATGTCTTTGCAATGTACTATTCGGATGGCTTCCCGAAGATCTTCAAATGTGAGAACGAGCTGGTGAAAGCTACGTTAATGTATTTGAATGATCCGGATGCCCCCGAAGGAGTAGCCTTTATAAGATGGCTTGCCGTGCAAGATTACCTCGGCGAAAAAATAAGCTGGAAGGATCTAACCTGAGATCCAGACCCAAGTCCTTCCGGCGGTGCGGGAGCCATAGTAAAAAATATGATTCCCGCATTCCCGTTTTTCCCGAAAGGGAATAAAAAGAATAAAAAATATGATACCGGTCGGCGGGCAATAGAATACCCGTGGCCGGTTTGTTTTTATAGCATTTTTTTCGGACATGAATACAGCGCATGAATCTAAGTCGAATAAGACTCTTTTGCATATAATAGGAGAACTAATAGGTGTGCCAAATACGGTTATAGATACGGCATTGCACGATCTGAAAGACAAAATAGATAAAGATCCTCAATATAAAGACATTAAAAAATGGCTTGAGTCTTTGCCTAAGATCTGACTATGTTTTATGCTTGATACCAAACCCGATATACTTTAACGTATCGGGTTTTTATTTTAATTTATATTGTTTTATTTTAAATCTAATTAACTCATGAATGTCGTGTATAATCATAGAATTGTAACTATATTTGCCTTTAAATAATTAAACGATGCATAAAGCTTTCAAATACAGAATATATCCTAATAAGTCTCAGAAGGTGTTGCTTTCTAAGACTTTTGGATGTATCCGTGTAATTTGGAATGCTAATGTCGAATCTTTCAATTCTTATGATAAGGATAGTAATCCTAAACCTAAAATCATTATTAAATCTGATTTAATAATCGACAAGCCGTGGTTGAATGAAATCTCTGCCGCTGCTATACAACAAAAGATAAGGGATTTTCAAGAAATTACCAATCAGTTTTTCTCTAAAACAAGAAAGAAGAAAATAGGCAGACCTTCTTTTAAAAAGAAATCTGGAAACCAATCTTATAGATTACCTAATCAAAAATTCTCATTAAAAGACAATAAGATAAGATTAGAGAAAATAGGATGGGTTAAGATATCTATTGATAGGAATATACCTGATAATTCAAAGATGTTGTCATGTACGATATCAATGAATTGCTGTGGTCAATATTTCGTTTCTATTCTTGTTGATGTTGTTATACCGAATAAGGGAAAGACTGGTAAATCAGTCGGAATAGATTTAGGATTGAAATCTTTTGCTACATTGTCTGATGGAGTTGTGATTGATAATATCAAGTTTTTCAGAGAGAAACAATCTGAAATAGCTAAAATACAAAGACATTTAAGTAGAAAGAATAAAGGAAGTAACAGACATAGAAAGAATAAAATAAAAATAGCAAGATTGTATAACAAGATTGCTAATAAGAGAAACAACTTTCTTCATAATGTTACCACTTCGCTTGTAAATAATTATGATGTTATTTGTATAGAAGATTTAAATGTTTCTGGAATGTTATCGAATCACAAATTAGCTAAAGCTATATCCGATACAAGTTTCTCAATGTTTAGAAGCATGTTGGAATACAAATGTAATTGGTATGGAAAAGAACTTGTCGTAATAGACAGGTTTTATCCATCATCAAAAACATGTTCCAAATGCGGATGGAAGAAAGAAGACTTAACTTTATCAGATAGGGTTTTCAAGTGTGAAAATTGCGGCATTGAAATAGATAGGGATTTGAATGCTGCAATAAATATACAGAGGGTAGGAGTTGATATCCTCTATAATCGGATGCAGAGGGATGAGGTTACGAATCTCAATGAAGCGTCTATAATGGAGTAGTAATTATTATGTTTTACTATAAAATTTCCAACTATGGAAAATAAAGAAGATTACATTGGGTACGAAGATCAAGAGCTGTGTAACCAATATTACAAAGAGGCGGAGGCCATAAGACAAAAGCAGGACTGGCCTCGGCTTAGGGCTGTCGCTGCTCCGGCAAAGGGAACGCCATCGCCCGGCTGGGGACAGCTTGGACGTGGAAATGATGTCCGTGTTAAGTACGTTAGCATCAATTCAGGATTAGGAGGGGATAGGTTATGACTGTAGAAGAATTGGCTAATAAAAGATATGGTGGCGAATTTGTTTTCATGCTTGGTCATTTGGAAGGTGTAACAAGATTCGTTTTTGAATGTTTCGATCCCAGACCTGATCACGAAGGTAAAAATACTTATATGGTTTCCTATTTTGATAAGCGCATCCGTAGAAGAGATGTGGTGGATGTGCCGTGTTATATGAATATTTTGCCAAAATAATGAAAACATTAATCTTAAATGTACCTGTATTTTCCGGTAAGATTATTTCTCCTACCTGGATTAAAGCCGTAAGGGATTTCCAATCCAGATCGAAGGCAGAAAGAGACTTGTATTGTTCGGTTTGTGGATGTACAGGAGGGTGTAACTTATGCGATGATGTAAGTAAATATAGGATTTCATAACAACTAAAATATTATAGATAATATGGTTAGAATCGCATATTTCGGAACCGATGGCTGCCCTGGTCATCACGTTATTCCAATACGAGGTAAATTTACGGAAGAGGATGTTAAGGTAATAGAATCTATAGATTGTGATGATTTCTATAATGTGTTTGACGTTATGCGTTTTAAGATAGCTGAGTTTAAAGGATGGACGATATTTGGCATCCCGGCAAGCTTAGACGATCATAGACCTGGAAGCAAAACTGTTATCTTCATAGAAGGCAAAGCCAACGAATCTAATTTTATGGAAGTCATACAAGAGTTTCCTTTTCTTGAAAAGAAAGTAAAGAAGCTTATTAAGCTATATTATGATAAAGAGTGGTTTGTAACGGGCAAAATAAATCAAGATCTGTCTAATAAGGAGCAGTTTCAATTTACGTTAGATAAGGATGATGTTATTAACATGATTAGGGGAGTCGAGCTCGATCCTTATTCTGATGTGGCGAATGAAATGGAGAAAATTGGATTGGGGAAATCATCTGATTCTTCATATGATGGTCCCATATGGTCTTGGTTTGCTAACAAAGTAGATCTTTTGCAGAAGAATAATGTATGGGATGTTTTTTCTGCTAAGTTCTTATGGGATTTGTATTGTAGGATAAAGAAAGTATAGTAACAATTAATTTGAAACAAATTATGGGATTAGACGATTTTAAAAAAGATGTAATTGGAGTGATGACAAAAGAAGAGTTCGAATCAACAATCAATGAAGATATTAAATTCGTTGAAGGATTCAAGTATTTCTTAAGACATGATGATGCTACGAGGATAGTAGAACACATCAAGTCTGTGTTAGAAGCATCAGTGGACTACTATTATCCTAATCATCCTAAACCTGAAGCAGAACCAGGAGACATGGGAGAAGTTTCTGACGGATACCATACTTTCAATGAATTGTATCGGTACCGCATGTTGTATAACGCTGCCTTCTTTAATCTATTAGCCAGAAACGGACAGGTTGAAGTTTGCAAATCAAGGAGACACAGCGACGGAGAAAAATGCTTCGGTTCTGATGACTGGTTTATTGTGATGGCGATCCTGCCTACCGGTCAGGTATCTAATCACTATAAAAGCAAATACTGGGATTTGTTTGATGTTCCTGAAAGAGAAACCGCTTTCGAATATGATGGCCATACACCAAATGAAGCCGCCGACAGACTTGAAAAGTATCTCAAACTGCCTCGTCATGGCATGACATTCGAAAAGGCTTTAGAACAGCTTAAATTAGGTCGTAAGATAAAAAGAATCGATTGGGGTAAAAAGTATATCTGTATGTTTATTGCAGAATCTGACGTAAATATATTGATGGTAGATACAGGTCAAAAAGTAGCATCAAATTGGAATCCAACCGAACATGATATTATGTCTAATGACTGGGAGATTGCGGGATGAGTTTGTTTGTATGTTCAAAGTGTGGCTGTATAGATAATACAGCCACATCATATTACTGGGCTCTTATAAGACCTTGTAAGAATCGTATTTACGATAAGTCGCTAAAGGGATATGAAGGCAAGCCTCTTTGTTCTGAATGTGCCGCTATTGAATATAGTAAGGGAGACGAAGTGGTGGTAGTTCCTGGAACGTGGCACGGTAAGTTCAAGAAAGAATGGCCTACTGAAGAAGAAAAGAAGCATATTGGTAAAAATGGTATTTTAAATTATTGATTTATGTGTGATAAGGAAATTGTTATATGCGCAGCTATCTGGGTTAAAGATTACAAGAATAAGCCTCACGGTCCAATAAATATACCATCCGGAACCGTATTTTGTGGATTGAGACACTGTTCTATAATATCGCAACTTGCTGCATACGGCATAGCCCATAAAAGCCGTAGTATTCAAGGATTTTTGACAAGCAAGAACCGGTTTCTAACAAGAGAGGAAGCGTCTGAACTTGTTAGAAACAATAATCAAGAAATGGTAGTAGATAGGAATGCCATTAGGGAACAATTGTATTCGGAAGATTTATATTAACTAAAAACAAAACAATATGGGATTTAGAATCAGAAAGTCAGTCTTTTATGATATGATGAACGGCAGTCAGTTAGAGTATGAATTTGACAATATCAAGGATTTAAATCATATCACATTTAGAGGTAATGGTAAAGAACCTTCTTCATTTAACAGAGTCCTTGTTGAAAATTTAATTAAGACATTTGAAACCATGCAGGATATATACTCCGATAATTGTAGGCTTAAGGTTTATACTGATAATTTCATAATTCAATTGAATGTAGATTCAAAGGACCCAAGTGAATCATTTTTTGACGTATATGATAGAGATGAAATAAAATTGATATACGGAATAAAGATCAGTATCCTGAAAGGAATGTTTGGCATATGATTACTAAACAAGATATACAAGCAGTAGCATCGTATATTTTCCGAAGCAGTTTTGTCTCGGAGGACCAGGCAAGGAAAACAATGGTAAGAGTCGGCAATAACGCTACCAAGATCCTCGTCAAGACCTTTAGAGGCAAGTTGTTCAAGAAAGCTTTTGAAAGAGCTCGTAGAGGAAAGGACATCAGTTCTTTTGAAAGACAAGAAAAAGAAAGTGGTTTTAATTTCCTTTACAATCTTAATAATGGTCGTATGCGAAGCGGTCATATTATAATAGACGGAATTGGTCTGTTTAAACAAATAATGAAGTCGGGTACGTAAGTTATCCGACTTTTTTATATATTTGTGGCATGGCAAGAGGTTATTATTGGATACCACAAACAGATGAAACGTTAAATGGCATAAGCTATTACGTGGCTAAGGTAGTAGGAGATATCACATTTGATACCAAACGAAAAAGAATCGTATTTCAAGCTGATAGATATTTCCCTGTAGGATCTGTTTTCCATTTTACACACAATTGCTTCAATTATATCATAACTTGCCGACTTCGCAAGCCAGGGCTTTGGTTTGAAGCCAGGAGAGAAGATTCGGGCCCTATTTGCCCTGAAGATATTGAACGTTTTGAATCGGGAAGGTTTATTCACAGAGATGGGTACATGCATAATGCATAAGTTGAACCTGACGATTTTCGTCAGATTATAATTTTTTTATTCATATTATTTTTAAGCCATCGGACTGAGAAGTTAGATGGCTTTATTTTTTATAATATGCTTGATTTTTAGCTACCTTTGTCTCATAACAAAAATGTTTTATTATGGCATCAACGTGTATTATTAAAAGAGATAATAAAAAGAAAGTTGTTTCTGTCTCTACCAGATCAGGGGACAGGTCTATGTTATTTGATAAGATAGCATCTATCCCTCTTATGGAGAATAGGGAGCGGGCTACTACTGTTTTTAAAACCGTATTTTCTAATAAGTTCTTAAAGGCTTTTGGTGACTGGAGAAGAAATGTACCTGTTAATAAACAGGCTTACAATAAAGTAAAATCCAACATCGGTCTTATTCCGGAAGCCTACAGGGAAAGGGTGATGGATAAGGCTTCTAAGATGAGCAACCCTATTCTTGTGTCGAAATCAGATGCACCTTATGGGATTCAAGAATCAGGCTTTGGATTCTACAGCCAAGATCTGGGTGATAATATTATGTTGGTGGATGCTATGGTTCCGTCAAGCATCTCAGTACCGGAAGGACCAGGAGTAGACTCCGGGCAGTATCTACAAGATGCTATATCTTCGGACTTTACTCCCGTATCTATGGTACAGGATAATGGTGTTAATTATATGGTTATAAAAGACGGTCTTAAGATATTTAGTCCAGAAGAGCTACCAGAAACAGATTCTAATCCTGTGGGTGTAACATATCAGACCGGAGAGCCTCGTTTGTTTTTTATGAACGATCGTAATCAATTATTTGAAGATTACGGAGAAGCTCTTCGCTCTGGCGGGAATGATATCAGAATAGGATTCTTATCTGGCACCGTTCAAGAATCTGCCTGGGATGGCGTGGCAGACATTACTTACAAGGCTGGAAAGTATGTCCTTAACAACCCCAAATCTTTTATACCTGTCATGACCGCCTCTGCTTCCACTTCTTTATCAACAAAAGGTGGGATAATAAACTACCTTATAAAGAAAGGTCTTTTGTCAGGATCCAAGATATTCGATCCGGAAACAAGAAGCTATTATCTTACAGGAGAAGGACATGCAGGACAAATTAGACTTTTCAATTCAGCCTTAGCTTATACCGAACTTCGTAATCATTTCAGTTCTGATGTTTCCATGAATGATCAAGGCATGATAACCATAAATTCATTGGATAATAGTAAGGTGACTATGAGACTCGCCACCGGAGGAACAGAAAGAGTTAGCAAGGAGCAGATAAAGAGCGATCTTAAGTCTGGAAGATACAATGAATTGGATGCTAAGTACGATCATTTTGATGCGCTTGTAGTTTCATTTATATTAGAAGACAATGATCTTTATGCTGATACTAAAGCTAAGATAGTATCGGATTATAGCCAAGAGGAACGTAATCAACGAAATTCTATTGTTGAGATACTGAAAACGCTGGGCGTTAGTGTCGTTGGCATGACCGATTATATAGAGAAGTACCAAACTAAATACGGACACGAACCTTCTGCTAAAGCATTGGCGGATATTGCCAATAACGTAATAGCAGTCGGTGAAGATGCTACTTTGTCTGACTTAGTAGAAGAAACAGCCCACTTCCTTGTAGAGACGTACAGAGATCAGAATGCTGTTGAATCTGTTTTGCAAGACGTAGAAGGCACTGAAGAATGGAATCGGTATGCAAATCAGTATTATAATACATATGGTAAGGTATATGAAGGAGCTGAACTTGACAATGTAGTTAGGAGAGAAATTCTTGGAAAGATCCTTGCCAGAGAGATGCAGGACAGAACGGCGCCCGTAGAGCCCACCTCCTTCCTGGGGCGCGTCCGGCAGCTTCTCTCTGGAATCGTAAACTGGCTTAAATCAGCTTTATCTACCCAAAGACAAGATTTGAATAACGTTATTAAAAATATTCGTGATCTTGCTATTACCGACATAGATAAAGGATTTGATACTTCTCTTTTAAAGGATAATGATTTTACATTATACTCTCTTTCCTCTATGAACAAGAACAAGTTTCTTGAGTCTAAGATCCGGGCATTGAGAAAAACATTGAGAGACTTACGTCAGATAAGCTCTGATAGGGCTGTAACTACATCTATGACCCTTGCTCAACTTAAGACCATAGAAGATAAGATAAATAAGGTAGAGACCGAAATAGACAAAAATGAGATGGCGGCTGCCATGAATAGCATGATCTCCACAGCCGAAGCTCAGGTCAGATACTTAAGCAATGTAGTAAATACTATCCTTCATGGTGATACCAAAGACGGTAAACTTCATTTCAATACCAATGATCGAAAGAACGTAGATATTATCAACAATCAGGTTCTTCCGATCATGAACGATCTTCGAGGATATATCCGTAACAGAAGTACCGAATTTGACGAACGTGAAAAGCAAGATTATACAAATAGGATCAATACCGTCATTGCCGACATCAATGGTATTCAGTCTGATATTAAATCAGTACAAGATCTTGATGAAAGTACGTTGCTTGACAAGTTAATGAACGAACTTCATGTGCCGGCAGATAAGGTAAAGAAAGTAAAAGAGTTCTTTGATAAAGTCCAACACGATGTGTCCTGGATAAGTAGGTGGTTTGGTATATTAGAACATTCTTCCAGCCCGTTTAATAACGCTCTTGGAGCTATGATTGCCAAAGACAATTATAATGCGATGGTGAATGCCCAGCCAGCCATATCCGACTTCCTGGCATATGCGAAAAAACATGGTTTCAATAAATCTGAATTTGAAAAACTGCTTCAGAAAGTAGACGGCAAGACTTCTAATTATCTTCGTAGTGCTCTTGATATGGCTAAATACGATCGTAATAAGAAGCTGGCGCAGATGCGAGCGTTTGCAACTGCCATGAACATAGAGATATCAGAAGAAGAAATCAATGATGTGGTTGACAATAACCGTAATTATGTGTTTAAAAGAGAAGTAGTTGACAAGGACGGAAATACGGTTACTGAGAACGCTAAATTCAAACCTTCTTCTGATAGGGTTAATACCGACATCTTTACCATCGAGCAGGAAAGGATTTATACAGAACAGATGGAGAAGTGGGATGCTGAAAATTCAGAACTGGAATTTAGTGAAAGTTATGCCACAAGAATGGAATCCATATACAAAAAGGCTGAAGAAGAATTGGGGTATCCGGTTTCTCAAACAACTAAAGAATATCTTAATGCTCTTTCCCGGCAAAAACGGATATTGAGGCAACCTTTTATTGATAGCAATGGTAATTTTGATGAAGTTGCTTACTTCAAGAGCAGTAATTATGAAGAAGAAGGACTGCTTCGTAAACAACGTAAGGAAGCAGCTTCAGAATACATATATGTAGGAACCAGAAGAGTCGATAAAACCGGTGATCAACTCAAGATGGCTAAAGAAATACAAGCTATAAATGAAGTATGGAGAAAAGAATCAAATAATGTTACTAATGCCGTATCAGAATCATTTTTGGAAAGATTGAGAACGATTCAGCGTGAGTCTGGAGGGGAGGCTGCACTGAGAACGCTTATGTTAGGAGGACACCTGGCTTTTAATGATCAGTTTTGGAATGATATAGAGTCAGATCAGTCGGCACGCACCGAATCAAACAACAAGGCTTCGTATCTTAAAATGGCGCATGATATCATTAATTCTACGACAAGTGATAGAGATGCGACAGACGTAGAAGCTATTGTGAAAGATATAGAAAAAAACAGGGCTATCATCAAGGAAATAATTGGGAATAACCGCGATGTGGCTGACATCGGAGAAATCAATGAAGCGACATTTACCTCATCTGAAAGAGATGCTTTTAGGGCTGCATCTGAAGCTATTGAAACCGACTACGCTATTTTAATAGATTATGCTAAGATGGTGGGTCTTGAAGATATTGATAAATACCTTACTAAAAGCAGTAAGGCTGAAAACGAAGTCAATCAATCTTATTTAAATGCTCTTGCTGACTCCAAGGAAGTGGAATGGAAGTTTGTGCAACGTCATACTACGGCAAAGAAAGCAAAAAGGATTCAAGCCTTAAGGGATAAACTATTTAAGGCTGCTGATAACCGATATTTGTTTACTGTATCTGAAACCAACTACTTGTCAGAAAAGCTTGGAATAAGCAAAGAATTAGACGGTAGAGATTTTAGGAATGCTGTCAATACTAAGATGGCCAGCTTGTTTTTAAATAACACAAGAGAATCAGGTATAGAAGAGGCTAATGCTATTGTTAATGAATTTGCCAGAAGTCAAGTCTTTTCATATTACAAACGCATGGCTCCTACCGGATATGCGGCTATGCTTGGTAAAATAGGTCGAGGTGAGATAGACGTGGCACAGATGGTTAAAGACGTACAGAACGGGACATCCACACAAGATTATGGTATGAATATATCGTACCTGTCTTTCGACCCTGCAAGAGCGTGGGTGGCTGAATCTGAAGCTGAAAATAGCGGTCGTAACCCAGATTATGTAAAAGATCATGGGTATGGTTATCGTATGCCCAAGAAGAGCCTGTATCGTGATGAATCGTATTTCAATGACTTCGGCATTAGATATGATGCTGATGGTAATGAGATTGCTACTAAAAACGTAGAGCAATGGAATATGATTCAAAAACTTAAGGAAATAAAAAGACAATCCCTTTCCTTATACAAAGAGCAGAGCCCCAATTTGTATGCTATTCCACAGATATCCAAACAAGATATAGAACGTATGGAGGGATTGGGTATCAACTTCAAAAATACGGTTCGTAATTTTGTATCAGATCTCTGTCTGGACAGAGTAGACGATTCTCTATACGGTAAAACCAGACAAGGGGAAGTATATGATCCAGAAGATAGGATTAGGTCTATACCTAAATACTACATATATGAATTAGAGAACCAAGATGACGTATCTCATGATTTTGGTTATTCTTATTCGATGCTTATGATGCAATCATCGTTATACAACGAAAAGCAGAAGTCTATAGAGCTTGCCCAAGGACTGGAGCAGATGTTACTGAATAAGCAATTTGAAGGCGGTAAGAAAGCTGAGGCAACTCAAGCATACCAGATGTTTAGAGACTTCTTTAATGACCATTATTATGGCATTAGGATGAACACCAAGAAACTTACGGTTAACATCGGTGGATACACGATAGATCTTACAAGAATTATGATGGCCGTTGAAAGGTTTATGTCGGTCATGAACTTAGCGCTGTCCCCGTTTGTGGCAGCTACCGGCGCTCTGACAGGTCATATTAACCTCATCATGGAATCTGCCGTAGGACAATATATAAGCAAAGATTCCCTTAAATATGCATCGGCTGAGTTTTCACGTCTTGCGCCATCTTGTATAGCAGAAACCGGAGACATAGATAGAAAAAGCAAATTATATGTCATAGGTGAGAGAATGGGGATATTCAATATCCGAAATCGTATGTATGGTGCCGGATATAATAGGGTGGCCCGGACCTTAATGCGTTCACCGATGTATGCTTTTATGGAAATCATGAACTACCCTCTTGATCCGCAGGTTATGATCGCTACTATGGATAACGTTCGTTATTACAAAGGTCGGTTCTACACGTTCCAGGATTTCAAGATGGAAAAAGAACGCAATAAAGAACAGAGCACCATAAAAAGAGAATGGGATGCATTAAAAGATCGTACTTTATGGAGTATGGTAGATGTCGTAGACGGCAAGGTGGTTGTGAAACCAGGATCGGGTGTTACTGTTGAGGAGGTTGAAACTCAGATGGCTATAACCCGAAATCAGGTTCGTAGCCTGTCTCAGATATGTAACGGATCTTTGAATGAAGAAAACCGGACCGCCGCATCCCGCAACTGGATAGCCAGGTTCATGACTGCCCACCGAGGATGGCTGGTGCTGGCGGCTCAACGTCTGTGGAAAAGAAGGGGATTCAATTTCCAGACAATGCAAGAAGAGGAAGGGCTGTCAATTACGTTAAAGAATATGATAGCTAAAACATTTAGCTTAGCTTCCGAGCCTGGTATGAAAAATATCATAGATGCCTGGAACGAAAATAAAGATAAGATGGGTGAGGTGGAAAAGACTAATCTTAAACGCCTCAGTGTTTATGCCGGCACGTTCCTCATCATGCAGGTCGTGTCTATGCTTCTTGCCGGATGGCGTGATGATGATGAAAACGAGGAAAGCTGGCTTACTCAATTCGGATCTTATGTAGGATTTAGAACCATAAATGAAATAGCTTCACAGATGCCGTTTATTATGGAGCTTAATGTGGTGGATATCATTAATGACCCATTTGTCATGGGACGGAAACTGAAGGATCTCACCGATCTCAGGAACTACTCACTCGATAAAGTAACATCTGGTACATATAAAGGTGAGTCTAAGTTATTTAGACAACTCGCTAAACAGACGTTTATCAAACAATGGTATAACATTAAGACGCCGGAAGACGTAGCACGTGCCTATAACTGGTGGCAGCAGACGAACAACAAGTCAATGATGTTTTTCATCGGTGCCACTCCTGATTCAGAAGGAGACGATGATGTGAGCTACAAGTAGACGAAGAATATTGGGCTTATATTACTACAATATAGCTCTAATATGCTATCTTAGCATTGTCAAAGAGTAGACTATACGTTTTTTTGTTCTTACTTTAAAGGTTATGTAGGTTTAATTTTTTCTGAAATTGTTTTCTTACCAGTTCTCAGTCAACGATGATAGAGAACTGGTTTCTTTTGTTATGAAAAAAAAATGCTATCTTGCAAAAAAATAAAATAATGAGAAGAAGGTTTTTGTCATATGATTTATTTCAGACGATAATTCCCGTTTTCGCCGTTAGTATATCTGCACCTCTTTCCACTTGGAAAAATGCCGTTCATATACTTACCACAAGATCGAGGGAAAGTGGTGGTATAAATGTTGGAAAATATGCGGTTGATATTGCCAGTTCCAATTACGTGTGTACTATGGGAGATACCCAGAGTATAGATTGCCATATGACTCCATCCGGTTCCGGCATCAATTGCTATTTCAATAATGGAAATATCACAGGGGATATTTATCTTACATTTTATCTGGAGGATGTTCTGTACTATTTCTATATAACAGATAAGACAAACGATTCAGATCTTCGTCCTCAACTTTCTATGGATGTTGATAAATATTTTATAGATACTATACATATAATAAAGACAATAAGTGATTTTGTTGCACCTGATACTTACTTAAAAGGAATATGAGAAGAAGATTTGAAACATCATTAAAAATATATGAATATCAAATAGTTAGCAACTGTATAGGGGGGGGGTAATCATAGATGATGAAATAGTCGGTACTATTCCACAAAGTGGTGTATTTACCTTTCTTTCTATAAAACAACGTCTGGGTTCTATAAGTATCCAAGGAGGAGTCCCATATAATACAAAAGAGACTATCAGCGAACAAACAGAATCTACGAAAGAGCTTGTAGAGAAGGATGACATTAAACTTATTATAGGTAGAGTAGAATCTCCTTCTTTAGGTTTTTTGATACGTCTTTATTTGCCTGACCAGTTTACAGTGAGAGAACAAGAAAAGAAATATGTAACATATCGTGAAATACTATATACTGCTCCTGGTAAAAAATACAATGTAAACAATGATAATCCTATTGTAATGAATTACACCAGTGAGCGACATGAGTACCCAGATACGATAATAGGAGATCCTGTAGATAAGATCTACGAAACCGGCTCAGATACATCATGGGGTTGTGGACTTGTTAAAACCAATATCGAACCAGAGCCTTCTCCTGCATCCTTTCAAAATTTGACCCTAACATCAATAGTCAGACCTATTATAACCAGGTTGGGTCAAGGTACTTTCTATGCCACCTATTCCGCTTATATAAAACTTGAATTATATTCTAAAACACATGGAAGTATAGGTGAATATGTGGTAACATCGGAGACAGTTACGTTCGACAATTAAAACAATTCTGCATATAGACCCTATACTGTCGTCTATATGTAGAATTGTATACAACTGCCTTCTTCCAATGGAAGAATTGTAGGATCATCATCTCAGGGTTATGCCAGTAAACAAGGATGCATTGAAAATGCTAAGAGGAATGGTTATAAAGGCGATTAATTTCTTCTTGTTCTAGACACGGACCACCTACAACTTTTTCTGTCTCTTTTCTTTGTCTAACAAAATCTTCAGCTTCGGAAAAAGTTGTAGCATAAATATATCCGCCATACTTTTCTCCATTGATTTCAAATTCTGTCACAAACTTCTTTTGTTTTTCTTCTTTTGTTTTCATAACTGTAATTTTTAAAAGTGAATAATAATTGATTTATAAAAAATGTACCCTATCCGTAAAAACTAAACCAACGCCATTCATAATATATCCTACTATAGAAGCTTTGTCAAACTCTTCTTTAGTAACCCACGTAGCATTATCAGGCATCAAATCCTTGAATACATCCGGGACATTACCCTGACACCAGCAATTGTTTGATGCAACAATGCCTTTTCCTTCGATATTGACATACATTTTTCTTCCTCCACATCCAAGACTATTCCATCCTCTTGGCACGTTTTCCACCATAGGTTTAAGAATCCAGCTTACGCCGTCTATTCTAATCCACCCTGGATCGTCTTTGTGTACGTTGTATATATTCTGCCAGCATGCACACTGAAAGCACCACCCACGTTCTTCCATAATGGTCCTAATATCCCCTTCTACAAAATCCGATACACCCATCGAATGTATAGAGTTGGGATTGTGATATTCGCCACATTTAGGACATACGAGTTTTAAATTCTTTTCCATCTTATTCTATTTTTACGATTTTAACAGAATCTCCAATATTGTATTCCCCTTGGCGTCCAATGAATTTGATGTATTTGGTACTACTAAAACATGTAATGCCATTATCTTCTCCTTTGTATAACACACGCCCATCATTCAAAGGTTCTAAATTACATATAACCCACCCAGTATTAACATTGTCAATATCACATGATGATAATAACAACATTATCAATAAAATAAAGTACTTCATAATCACATCCCAATATTATTAACACAAAAATTTATAACCTGGTTTTACCGCTTCCGCTTCTTCTTTTGTATCAAACATTAAGGTAGTAACGGCTCCCATGCCATAACAAATGTAAGACACTTTCACCCACCACCTGAAAATTCCCGATCCGTAATCATCATAATACGGCTCGGAAAGAACCTCTTCTACGTACCCATCTAAGTAATTCATGATCGTTCCTCCTTATTTTTAGATTCTGCTTCTTCGAGTATGCTAATTACTTTGTCAACAATATCTGAATCGGACATCTTCTCAATAAAAACATCCATCGCCTTAGTTATTTCATCGGCTTCTTTTTCTTCAAGAGTAATCTCTCCACTGGTAATAGCATCAGATAATAATGTAGATAAGTATCTTATCTTATCAATGCTCATAAACGTAAATGGATTACCTCCTTGACCTCCACCCATTTCTTTCATAATCTGATATCCACCTGAAATAAGTCTGCCGGATGTCAGAGCCAAGGAAGACACGATGAGGGCCAGAACCGCCGCTTCCGTCCGCTCCTCAGACACACCCTTCGACCACACGGCTGCCCTTATAGCGCCAGCCAGGTTGTCTATGTATGGCATGAGGTAGTCTTCCATAACTTGTGTTATATCAGCTATAACCTCACTACGCTCTTTATTTATGTAATAGATAGAAGCATTATACCTCTTTATCTCCTTATCCATATCATTTAAAAAGCGCTTGATGTTGTGTTTATACATAGGACTGCCTTTAATTACCTCCTTCAGTTTAATAATGTAATTATAAGCCTGGTCATTTACAAACAACGTCATGGTCTCAACCGTTGAATGAAGTGTGTTAAGACTGTTAAGAATCTTATCGAAATTGTTTATCAAATAAGCTCTTTTAGCTTTTGCTGCATAATTAATCATCGCACTCAAATTTTAGATTTTCAAGTTCATGTATTTGTAACTTAAGAGACTTAATTAAGTCAGTTCTCTGTTCCTCTGCACATTTCAAAGCTTCTTCTTTGCTTTTAAAAGCTTGATATCCTATCGTATAAGGAGTGTACCGGTCAGGGGTATCGGCTAATAAAGTACCATCATAATCTTCTATTTTAGCTTTTACTTTTCTTATTTTACCATCTTGCAGACATGTGTCTGTAACCCACACAAATGTACCATATTCTTCTAATTCCTTTTCATACAATTCATACCATCCCGGCTTAGGAAATCTTGATGTGAATTTAACCTCAGTATCTTTTTCTAAGACATTAATATCGTATGCTTCCGGCCACAGCTCTTTTATGTTGTCTTCGTCTTCGGCATACGCTACAAGTATGAATGAATCATCGGATTTACCACTACACCAATATGGATATTTTATAGGCCATTTGACTGGACGGTAGTCGTTACCGCAGTCGGATTTTTTAATATAAAATCTTGCTTTAATCATATCGTTATTAATCTGATAATTTTTCTATTTTAATTGATTTTGATGATAGATAGATGTCCCATGTTCCTCTACCTTTGCCACCTTTTTCGTTCTGATTTTGGATTGTCAAGTACAGATCTCCGTCTTCGTAGACTTTAGCTTTTTTAAAGAAGCCTGTCATTTCATCTCCTGCTTCATGTAAAATACGGATCTTATCTCCTTCCTTTAACCCATAATTGGAATCAAAATATTCTTTTTTGATTCTATCAATATTGTCTTTATGATTTTTTATAGCACGAAGCTCTTTTTCCCATAAATAATTTAGTTGCTCTCTTGTCATTTCTTTTCCTCCTTGTTTAAAGACGTTAATCCTTTTCCGTGCTTATCATACCACAGCATAGCTATACAGTTCCATGCGCATTGTGCAAGATGAAAACATCCTGTATCAGAATCCACTCTTTCTCCTTTCATGTATTCTATCAGATGTCTAAACATTGCAGCGCGGTACCGTTCAAAGCCGTTGTCAAGATTCTGCCAATTATTAGGCCCATATTTCTTAGCTCCGGCATGATAGACTTTTACAATGTCCTCAATTTCTTCCATCGGAAGCAAATCCCATCGTAGTTTATCATCAATGATGTCATTTTTCACTGATTTCCCTTCTTTTTCACTATTGCCTTTTTCTGAACTAACAGGTTCTAATAATTCTAAGGGCATACAAGTCTTCCCCCCTTCATAATATATGACAGCCATAACATCTACATTATAGACATCTTCCGCCAACTCAACTATAGCTCCTCCAGGAACAATGTTATCTTTAAAAGAATAATCCTTTTTAACAAAAAGCAATTCCCCCTCTTTGAAAAGGATATTATTACTCTTTAGTATATATTCAATTGGTATATCGATTTCCATACGACCTTCATACGACAGCGTAGCCTCCTTATCTCCCTTTTTGATATCTTTTTCACACACTACCTTAAGTCCTTTTTGGGCTACTAATGTTTTATAAGCATGAACATCTTTGTTAATAACCACTCTTTCCCCCTTTGGTATAATAATATCATCCATCTTTTCCATTGTTTTGTCGTCGTTTTAATTATTTGATATAATAATATAGTCCATCATTTTTCTTTTATAAAGAGATCAAATTCTTCTCCGCTCATAACAATGCGGTTAATGATAATTATACCGTTATTGTTATAATCATCACTTTTAACCCCCCATATCATTAAGAACCTTCTTTAAATCTTCAAATGTGGGACCTGTCTTTCTTTAAAAAAATAAAGTAGCATATGAATCCTTTCCGTTGTTTAGTTTTACTCTCACGGTATAGATATATCCTTTTTCCTCTTCATCCTTTTTGTTGACACCATCAAGGATGCTATTTATCATATCTTTGTCCTCACGTGATAGATTGGATATAGCGATTCTGCCCTTCAACCTAAATATTTCGTTTTCGTTCATGACTTTCTGTTTTTATTGTTTTCAAAATATTGTCTTACGGCTTCTATAGCCTTATCATCATCAAAAGCCTCTTCAAACTCCGTATAGAACCTATCTCGTTCCATGCAGAACGTGTTCTTCCCTTCTGGTATAGGACGGAATACAACCACCCTCTCTTCAGCGTGATTGGTTCCTATTATGTTATTATCTAAGATAATAGAATATCTTCTTGAACTTTTATTGATAACAACATCATGTTGAAGATCATACAATTTAAGTATCTCTCTTAATTCATTTGTTTCCATTCATATTACTCCTTCCAAATTCACTTTAATAGAACCATTTATGGTTTTAATACTCCCATCTATGGTTGAAATCACATCATCTAAATCATTTATAATACCTTCCATGTCATCAACCACCTCTTCCATATCAGCTACAGCTTGATCTGATTCCCAATATCTTCCTGAGTCTTGTAGCGATTCCGGTATATTATCTCTCGCCTCAGTCTCTTCATCTAAAATCATATCAACATCATCCTTGGCTGAATTTATGTTATACTTCAACTCCGATAACTTTGATTTGATGTATTCAAAATCTGTTTTATACTTATTTACGTTTTTAATAACACCCAATATTTTTTTTCTTCTCTTGTCGTTCATGCTTTTATTCTATTATAATATTCGATAATCTTTTCTTTTCTATCTCCTGGTTTTACTGCCATATTCTCAGCCAAGAACCTAAAATACGACACCGGTATGTCCTTGAATCTAATCCCTTCATATTTACCAAACCACATTATTATGCTGTCAAGATCGTCTTCTCTCCTACCATCTCCATTCACAGATTTAAGCGAGGCTGCCCGACGAAGGATCTCGTCTTTGGTAATAATATCCCCCATCCTTATATTGGACAGAAGTTGATCGCCGGCAAACATACACCAGCCCTTAGAAGGGAATTGTTCGATTGTCAAGTCTTCTATCCGACCAAAGCGTCTCATGTTGTCGCAGCAATCAACTATCAGTGCCTCTTTCTTGTCAGGATGGATGCGTACTGCACGGCCTAATATCTGGTAATATGTTGAATATGAGAATGTCGGACGCCCAAACATCACACAATCAAGTTCAGGAAAATCAAATCCTGTAGCGAGCGTTGAATAATTAAAAACTACCTTTAGCTTACCTTCCTTGAAATCGGATATAATTTGTTCTCTTTTCTTTTTGGTTGTTAATGATGTTACGACACCGGTTATGGTTCCCATTTTGGCATTCATGAACTCTGATATTCTATTACATGATTCGACAGAATCCATACAGACCAAAATGGCTTTACGCTCGTTCATAAGCTGAAGAAGGCGCTTGTAGATAGAGTTGTTTAAGCCATTTCGTACAATGCTTTCTTTAATAGATTCATTGGTATATTCAGCTCCGGTACTGTTTAACATCAGAGCCGATTCATCAAATGACCATCGTTCGTACTTAAGTGGACACCAAAAACCTTGAGAAGTTAGCTCTTGTATTTGTATTACATGAACTAACTTCTTGAAGAAGTTATGCTCGTCTTTTGTCAGCATATTAAGTTTGCTGTAGTTTCCTTCCAGCATGGAACTGTAGGCTCTGAGGCGGCAGGGGGTGGCGGTGAAGCCCAGCACTTTTGCCTGTGGAAATTCGCTCATAAATTCCATAAATTCCGAACCTTCTTCAGGTGAATACCCTGCATGACATTCGTCTATTAACAACGTGTCTATCCCTATATCTTTCAGCCTTGCTACGTCTTTCTTTATGCTTTTAAGTGTGGCGTAGGTCATGGATGATAACTCTTTTTTTCCACATGAAGCAGAGTATATGGTCGGCTCAGATCCAAATGATGTAGCCTTTGCATAATTCTGTTCCAGAATCTCTTTCGAGGGCTGCAATACTAACGTCGGTCTATTTATCTCATGCGCTATCTTGGATATTAGAAGGCTCTTTCCTGATCCGCATGGGGCTACGATTATGCCAGGCTTCTTAGGTCTTCCCGTGAGAAACTTAAGCCCGGCATCTACTGCTTCTTTTTGGTAAGGTCTAAGTTCAAAGCCCATCGCAATCGATTTTACTGTCTTCTGAAAGTTTCATTATCGCCTTTTTAAACATTTCTCTTGCCTTGTTTTCGTCATCTTTAAATAGGCACACACTACATGATATACCCATTTTCTCCTTGCGGCAATTGGCTCTTCCTAATGTCGTTGCACAACGATAATCATATTCCATTTTTTTTGCAATAGAAAAAAAATGACCATCTTCTACCAATACACTGTATTCGGCATCGGTTTCACACATAATAATGGCGCTATCTTTTTTTATAGACAACACTTTATTCTTTAAAAGTCCAAAATAAAACCATATTTTCTTCCCTGCATTTTTATAAAACGCAGCCATGTCCTCCTTGATTGTAACTTCTTTTTTCATGACTTACTTGTGTTTAACGTCGGTAATTAAAACATATCTTTTAACAATATCTTCAAGTTCTGTAGAATATAACGTATTAGAACCAGATTCGTACTTATACAACGCATATCCGTTGTTTATATCCAGTATCCTAACAATATGCTTCCCTCTTTCATACGGATCCATAAAGAAGGCTCTTGATTCATATCGTTGCCCAACTTTGATTTTGTCAGTTTTCTTCTTCATCTTATAACGATCTACTGCTCTACTTATTTTTATAAGAGCTGTCATAAACAAGTATGATGAGAAAAAGGCCATTACTCCAACCATTAAAACTTCTTTCATTGTATTCCTTTTAAGTAGTTAAACCATATATCCTCCAGCTTTTCTTGAAGCTCAAATGCTTTCTTGAAATTCCCGCATCTTACAGCAACGTTTCGCATGTCTTCTATGTTTATAACTTCCGGATCTTGCCGGTATTTTGTTCTTAACTTTTGAATGTCTTCGTATTTCATTGTTTTACCTTTTTAGACGGATCCCAATCTGAAGAGAAAGGGCATTCATTTTTGTTATGTAATCCAAAGTCACAATAATAACACAGTGCCGATGGGCAGGGCAGCTTGTTTTGCGGAACAGGCTCGCTTAGGGTGGCACGCCGCTTGCTATACCTGGCTCCTTCTGCTCCCTGGATGTACGCTTGAAATGTTTTTACACTATTATCTTCAAAATCATACATTTTGGATAAAGTGTCATTTAGCATTTCTATAGATTTTGTTTTACGCTCTTCATCTACTTTAACCTTTTGGTACTGCCTTGTCCTGGTAAAGAAATAGATGTTCATATCTGGTAGAACCCCACCATATCTTCTATAGATGTAAAACGAATATATAGGATGCTGTAAATTTGTTTCCAGCTTCTTAGAATCAAAAACCTTATTCCCCGATTTCCAATCTATGACATAATGATGGATCACTCCTTTGCTCTTTATAGCCAGATGAAGGTCTACCGATCCCACTATATACACATGAGTATGAACGGTTCCATTTATATCAACTGGCTTAGGAAGGCGGTATGGCAGCACAAAATCTTCTTCGACTCCAACTATAGCACCATGTCTTATAAGTTTCTCACAAGGATTAAGATCACTATCAGCTATCATAAACCTATTCCCGTCTTTTTTAAAAAGATCCACAATCCAAGCAAGAAGCTCTCCAGATTGTTTCATGGCTATCATCATATTTTCTGGCGATTGCCAAGGTATGTCTTCTTGGTAAGCATAGTAACTTATAGCTTCCCCAAGATCTTTACCAGAAGGCTGTTTCCCGTTTTTAAAAAAGTATTCCAATGTCTTGTGAATGACCGTACCATAAGATGTAGCCTCCTGCTTTTCTGTAGATCTCTTTCCTTCTATATAAGTTTTATACCATTTCATTGGGCATGTTAAAAACGTATCTATCTGGGAATAAGATATAGCAAGACGCTTCACACCATTAAACTCCTTATATAGCAAATGTGTTTCCGGGACCATCATAAGTCATTATCTTTAAATCCTTCTGGGTAATATACGACATACTTCTTACCGTCTTCTGGTGTCATGGCGAACTGCATATAGTTGCTACGATTACGATGTTTGCCATCCAATCCTCGTTTCCAATACAGTACCCCGTCTATGTCCACATAAGATCTGCCACGATCCCTACGCACAATGTCTGTGTGCAACAGATACCCATCCGAAGACACGATCCACACCTTATCACCCTTACTTAAGTAAGATATCTTTTTCTTGATAATTATCTTATCATTTTTATTATCTAATGCAAATTCCTCGTCAGTCATATTCCTCTTCTTCTACTTCTTTTGTTTCAAAATCAATATCATAACACTGATCATAATGTTCAGTTAGTTCTTCTGGTTCTAAATCTTGTCCGAAATCCATATTATAAATATCGTAAATAAGGAAGCACTAAAAATCACTATTCCTGCTGGCATAAAATCTATAATCCCCCTTTTTAGTTCTTCAATTAGGCCCAAGTTTAACCTTGGGCCGTTACATTTATTTCTTATCATCTCCTTTTAACTTCTTTAAAGTATCTGCAATAGGAAGCTGATCAATTACTCCCAATGCCGGAGCAACGGTTTTAACAACATTGTTAAGGAAATTACCGGTACTATTCTGACCTCCATCAAATACCGTAATATTTCCAAGATTAATGTGTTCAAATGCCTTGACCTGTTCTCCGGCTATTTCTTTCCACTGATTAACCATCTTATACTGGATAGCAATCTGAGGATTCGATTCTGCTGCTTCCACCATAGCCTTAAATCCCTCTGCTTCTGCCATCAACGACTTTTTCTTACCTTCGGCTTCTGCTTCCAACTTCATCTTAATAGCCTTTGCTTCGGCTTCTGCTTTTGCCAAATTAGCTGCTGCTTCAGCGGCAGCCCGGCGTTTAATCTTTTCTGCTTCAGCATCAGCTTGCAGAATGGCTTCTTGCTTCTGGGTTTCAGCCGGCACAATCTTTTCAGCTCGAAGCGCAGCTTGAACTTTCTCAGCCTTAGCCTCTTCCACTTCTTTATCAGCAAGCTCTTTTGCCGTTTTTACAGCCGCTTCCGACTTAACTCTCTCTTCTCCGGCCTTCTTTTCTGATTGAGCTTTGATAACCTGTAATTCTGATTCTGATATAGCAACCTCTTTCTGGGCATTGTTATAACCCACAGATGCGTTTTTCTCAGCTTCAGCTTTCTTGATCTGAGCTTCGGAATCTTGGATTGCTATAGCTGCTTGTTTATCAGCCTCAGCCTTATTCTTCCCGACTTCTTCCATTCTTTCAGCCTCAGCTTTGTTTACCTCAAGTTCTGCCTTAGATCTTGCGATCGCCGATTCTTTGTCAGCCAAAGTCTTTGCAATAACCGCAGCCCTATCTCTGTCTGCTTGGGCTACACCAATCTGTTTTTCTTTGTCTGTTAAAGCCAAAGCTACTTCTTTTTCTTTCCTTGTTTCAGCTACTACCGTTTCCTTTTCTTTTTCAGTATAAGCAATTTGAATCTCTTGTTCTTTTTGGGTATTAGCTACAGCCGTTTCTTTTTCTTTCTGTTGTACAGCAATTTTAATAGCACCCAGCTTTTCCTGTTCTTCGATATTAGCCTGTGCTTCGTTCAGGGCCTTACTTTCAGCTTCTTTGCCAAGATTCATGATATAGCCAGCTTCGTCCCTGATGTCGCTGATGTTAATATTCAAAAGGTAAAGACCCAACTTGTTAAGCTCGTTATCAATGTTCTTTCTTGCTTTGTCTAAAAACTCATCCCTGTCAGAATTAAGTTTTTCAATCGTCATTTCAGCAATGATCAAACGCATTTGGCCATAAACGATATCCGTAATAAGATTTTCAGTAGATTCAGTATCCATCCCCAAAAGTCTTTCTGCTGCATTCTGCATGATTTCAGGATTTGTGCTGATTGCTACCGTAATAGTAGTAGGTACATCCACTCTGATATTTTGAGATGACAAAGCGCCGGTAAGTCTGCAATCTATTTGCATAGGTTCCATAGACAAAATATCATAGCTTTGAATAATAGGCAATACAAATGCTGCTCCACCATGATACAATTTCGCCGATTTCTTTTCCCCACCTGTCTTACCATAAACGACCAATACCTGATTAGGCTTACATCTACGATACCTTGATAAGACTCCGATGATCGTCAAAATAATCACTACAGCTAAAATTGCTGATACATACATAATTGTTGTCATAACTTTTAAAATTTAATTTGTTGATATAAAAAAAAAAAATTAGATACTTAATTCTCCTTCTTCGTATTTCATATTCACCTTGTCACCGTTTTTGTAATTTTTCCCAGACAAGCATTTTACCCTTATTTGTTCCTGTCTTCCATTTCTGGTAATATTTACCATATAATGATCTTTCCCTGATCTAAATACTATTTCCACTTCTCTACCATTTAAATCTTCTGGGCATTCGTATATTGTTTCTTGTTTTAGCTTAAGAAGTAACTTATATACATAAAACAAAACGATAAAGAAAAATGACCCTATTATGACCCCTACCAAATGAGAGCCTGAAAAGTATGTGGTCCAACTATATCCAAGAATAAAATGTGTGATCCCTTTAAATGATATGATGTCTGATAAGGACATACTTAAATCCGAAGCATCATCAATATCAATATCTGTATCTAAATCGGACCCTAACACCGATAGTAAGAATTGTATGATAAAAGCAAATGATGCTATCAAAGCCATGCATAAAATTATATCACTTCCCATGTCCTTCTGTTTTTATTTTGTAAACAAGATCAGTCATATCTTTAATGGATTTAATATTATCCATCTCGTTATCATAAATAAGAATACCAAACTCTTTTTCTACCTCCACCACAAGTTCAATTTTATCAAGAGAATCTAATTCAAGCTCTTCAAATGATACATCTTCTTCATGAACCAGCTCTATTACTGAATAGAGAAAATGAGTAATAACTATATCCTCTATTATCTCTCTGATTTTTACTTTTTCCATTGCTTTCTAATTTTGTTAAATAAATACGTTTTTATGTTTTTCAATCGCTCTTTGTCTGTTTCCGAACTTCCGGTAAATAAATAATCCGGATTAGCCTTAGTCGGCGGCGTAGGCAATTTAGATACGGCAAACAACCAATCCATTTCCTTATTCCTCTTAGACTCCAAATAAGGCTCGGTAGCGATCTTAAATTTTTCAGCTATTAAGTCAAAGAGCTTTGAGTTTTTAAGGTTCATATGGACTGAAAAAGCCTGAGAGGGCGGTTTCCATATGAAGTTGCATAAGCTCATTGTGTAATCTCCTGACTCTGCTATATAAGATTCTGTTACCTGAAGTATGACCTCTTTCTTAAATGAAGTGTTACCCATAAACCAACATAACCTGGATTCTGCTTCTTTTCTGCTGACACCTATGTCTTTCGAATATGATTCGTACATTCCTATCATAATCTTCAACGTTTCCAGAACCTCATCCGTCATTTCCGGTGTCTCTATATAATTCACAAAAGACGTTCCTTTGTTGGTCAATCTCATCACGCCTGATTTTAATTTCTCAACCAGGCCAAGCTCTATATACCTCCCAGCATCTTCTTCCGGCATGGCTTCGATCATAACCGTATCCTTCTGTCTTATGGCAAGAAGATTAGCAAGATCATTAGGAGTCATGTCTGATGCTGCAAGTTGTCTGAAATTAATATACATACCTAATCAGCTTTAATGAAAATAACATTCTTGCCATCTTGTCTATCAATATGTCCACATGAACCAATAATTATGTCTGTACATGAACAAGAATCGTAATCTTCGAATATACATCCATCGCATGTATCACCTTCCACACATTTCAATCTTATAAATCCGGCAGTAAACGTTTCTCCTACTTTAAGTTCCTTCTTTCCCATATTTCCTCCTTGTTTTAACTGTTGTATCCTTCTTTAATAATCGAATTTCTACCGGTAGATACCGACTGGCGAAGATCGTCATGTACAGAATCTACCGTAGAATACTTGTTCCTGGTTGTAAAAATTACTTCCAACATTTCCTTGTAATCGCCTAAAGCCACTTCGTATCTCGGATCTACTTTGGCTTTTCTTTCAGCCTCGGCATTACTTTTAGCCAGTTCCCGATCAAGAAGATCTTCTTTTATTCGGTCAGCAATCATATCAAGCTCTTTTTTAATAACTTCCCCTGCCGCCCGGAGTTGACCTTCTACGTCGCCAAGTTGGTCTTGGATGGTTCCTATTTCTTTCTTTAGACGATCGTATTCGTTAATCATACCCATATCACCTGCATAACCTGAAAAGTCCTTGATTATTCTGGTTCCTTCTTTAAGAAGCTCAATGACTCGTCTTTTACGCTCTCTGCTTATTAAAGACGGAAGACGATAATTCATATCCGCCACCGCCTTGTCATGTATGGAGTTGATTAAAAACATCTCTCTCTCATCCCCTGCAAACTCAGTAAGAACCAAAAGGAACTTACTTATCAGGTATTCGTTTTCTTCTACGGTAAGTCTCATACGTTTCTTTTTTTAATATACTGACTGTTCTTCCTTTACCTCTTGTTCTTGATCTTGATTGTTCGTAACGTCTTCCACAGTATAGAGCTTGGGCGGCGTCGGCGGCTGGTTGGGGTTCACGAACTTCGTCCCTCCCTCCCCGTACATCCATCCATGCCCCGGCAGGATCTCTGGGTGGATTGTATTAGTAAGCTCTTCCATACTAACTTGCCTTACCTTCAGTATATGATGAAACACCAGTCCGGCTGTCCTGAATGATGTTTTGTTTTCAGTTTTAAACCGGTCAAGAGTCTGATACCAGTCTTTCCCAAATATCATATACTTATCCAGTCCGTATCTGCGAGGATTATGCAAGCCTATCATTAACGTACATAGTTGCCCCAGCGTATCAGACTGATAAAAGTCAGAAAGACGGGGAGGCTGCTCTTGAGGGCTTTTTATCCTTCCTTCTATCTCTCTGTTGAATTGGGATATGATGAGGAAAAATATGTTTTTATACACTAATTTGGCTTCGTTCATAACCGCCACCAAATCATCTATAGCCGACTTAGGATCTAACCCCATTCTTTTTATCAAAGCAATATGATCGACTTTAAATATTATAAGACGTTTGTCCTTGTGTCTGGTAGCTATATGATACACAGCCGCCTCAAACTCTTTTACCGTACACGGAGCGTCGATGTATATTATATTATTTCTGATTTCACCTTGAAGGATTTCAAACATCCTCATCTCTTCTACTGTATTAGAATCTTGCCTTCTTAATATTTCAGGAGCCCGTTTTTTCATATCCTGGCTCATTCTACGAAGAAGAAGATCTTGAGGATTCATTTCGAACTCGCAATTGACAAGAAAATAATCTTCTGCCTGCGGGTTGATCATCGGATTCATCACATTTTCCAATATCTTTTGGGCCACATACGATTTACCCACAGATGGCCGAGCTCCTATGGCAATAGCATGCTGAGGGAAAATACCTCCAAGCAAAGCCTCATCAATATAATCGTATCCGGTTTTAGCGGGGATAAGCTCTCCCCGCCTGTATTTTAAGATATTCTCATACGCCTCTTCCATAACCTGTTTAGAGGTTTTGAATATCCTTCTTATATCTATCCTATTTGCTATCTCCTCTTGCATTTTTGTCACCTTTCGTATCCGATTTGGATCCCCTATTAGCTTTTACTGATTTATACCTAAGACCGTTCTTTGTATGAGAACAATCTTTGCCTTTCCTCCAGCCTTTGCCCTTCTTCTTGTCTGTTTCATAATTCTTACGACCAAGTTCCCGGCGTTTGGCTTTCTGCTCCGGTCTGGCATTTATCTCCTTGTCCTTTTTAGCCTTTTTCTTCCTGGCTTCGGGATGAGTCCTGTAGTACTCTGTTGATCTGCCCATCTTCTTACATTTTTTTGATTGATAATAGCACAAAGATAGGCAATTCGCGCCCTATTTCAACCTGCCGTAGCTCATATCAGGATCACACCAGACATACCCGTCTTTCTCATCATGAAGATACTCAGGACATCCTCTGCATGCGCTACTGCCTGACACTATTTGATTGTTTTTATTAGGGCACTTATCTCCAGGCTTATGCCATTCTATTCTCGAACCTGATCGCTCTTTGTTTACATGACAGAACTGAAAGACTTTTCCCATCGTCTTCTCGCCGAACATACCTATATGTGTGTATTCTTCCGGTATAGAGAGAAATTCAGATAAATCTTTATACATCCTTTCCCGTTCCTCCGGCGTAGACCATAGTCTGTCAAGTTCGGCATGGACTCTTATCTTAAGAGATCTCAGTGATGGCCCTGCAAGCCGGCCTTTAGCTTTTCCCTTATTCGGCCCTGATTCATGAACACCGACATAAGTGTTGCATGGTTTGCACATCATAACCATCCCTAAGCCTTTTCTGCTATATATTTTATCGGCATTTACCAGCTCGGTTTCTCTTCCGCAATAAGGACAAATTTCGCCTCTTAAAACCCGTTGTTGGCGCTCATTAAGTTCCATACCCTATTCTTTTGTTTTTCTTTAAACTTTTCATACAAACTGCTTTCAGTTTCCATTTCTGAGATCTCTACCTCTACGTCCTCTCTTTTGAAAATTACTTTCTTGGCTGTCGGATACGCACATTTAGAGATACGAATAGCATTACGAATAGCGTAAACAAAATACGTTTCTGGTGACGATTCGATCACCACTACCTCATTTAAAGTATTTTTATATTTTTCCATGTTGTTATCTACTTGCTTCAATTATATAACCCGGATGATCTTCACACGCCTCTTTGTATTTGATAAGAAACTTAAGAAATGAATCATAAGACCCCCATCCGTTTTCCGGCTCGTATCTCAAAAGACTTTTTCTCTTAGAGATCATAATACATATACCTTTTGTAAGTACATTCTTCATCTCATTGGTATATATTTCTTTATACAATTCTTCTGGTCTCCAAACATAATCGTACAGCGTTTCTTTATTTTCCGATACGAATATTCTTTGTGCCATCTTGTTCATGTTGTGGGTGATGTTTGCAACCCATTCACGATCCTCTTCTTTCTTCTTACTTTTAATATAAACGTCCAGGCTCATACTGTTTTTCTTTTACTTTGTTACTAATTATCAAATCTGCCACATCATCTCCGTCTCCTACATTTTCAACATTTTGAAGATAGTCTGATACTTTTATTCTTGACTTCATCATCATCCCATCTATCTTTTTACTCCATGTCTCAAATGCTTGTCCTTTGTCCGGAAAAGCTACAGTCTTTCTATCTTTTAAAACATCTATCACTTCCGGCCTTAGGTTCTGCAACCCACCGGTAGCTACAAATAACTCATCCGGTTTATTCACGGCACATATAATAGCCGTCTTTTCTGATTCCACCAGATTAACCACCTTATCCGGATACTGGCTTAGAAGATGCTCTCCGAACAGGCATTGTCTAAACAAGAAGTCCCTTGCATGCAACGAGTGATAAAACATAACATGAGGCCGCTCATTGTCACCGTCTTTTTCTTTCACTCTTTTTACATCAATCTCATTCCCCTGGCTGTCGGTCTTTATATAAAAGTCCATGATCTTGCCGGTTCTACATACAAAGTCCTTATCTATCTGCCAGAATATACAACATCCTTTCCATCCCCATAAGTCCATTGTTCCGACATGATACCTTCTGAACACATCAGATACCCTTTCTTTTCCCCATAGAGACGATAAAAATCTAAATACGGTGTTTCTATCGTCTGGAACTACAGTCCTCTCAAACTCGCTAAAAGGTATGTAATTTACAACATCAGGATTTACAGGAGGACGATAAGCTCTTATACACTTATTTCCCGAAATCCAAAGATCTTTGTCACCTACATCCTTACCAGTAGGTCGTTTATCATAACCGCAAGTCCGTTCATGATCGCATCTTCCGAACTCGTTTCCAACAACCTGACCTGTTGCCACATCAATATAAGGAGTGAGGCACCGGCTTTTCCCACAAGCCGGGCAGGTTAGCTTCAGTCGGCTCCTGCCAGGTCTGCGGTCAAGTTGAAACCGAGGTACGTTTTCGTATTTTCTAAAATCAAGCATTTTTAACTCCTCTCATTGCCTCTATGATTCTATCTGCTATAGTTATAGACCATGACACCACATCTGGTACATATACTCCGCAATCTATTTCACCTTTTCTATTTTGTGCTTTAACAAACTCAATAGAATAAGCCTTAATAAGATCGAATCTACGTTGCTCCCAGTCTACATCTTTGTTTTCGTCATTTACAGGAAGGGTATCGAGATAAAAATTTAAACTCTCACTTATCACATTCCCATTATCACCATAGAACTGTATTCTGTCATGGTCGCTTCTTGTAGTTGAGCTACTGAAAGTGATTACGTCTATTATCTCTCCTGTTCTTCTAATTTTTCTTTTCATACTCTTCTTGTATTTCTGACCAATATAGGCATTATTATTTCGATGGTCTTGCCATATTTCTTATGAGATGCAAGTACACATATTGCATATTTATCTCCTATTTTCAAATCTTTCGATAATCTTAATCTCGAACCCCTTTTGATGTTAATAAAATAATCACCAAAAGGATTGATATGTATCGGTTTTACGATTTCTATATAATCTCCTTCAGGAATAACAATATCGTTCATATTATGAATCTTTTAGACATTTCCTCTGCAATATCATACACGACCGTATGATCCTCTTCATTGTACGGCTTATTGATATTCAGCACTCCTTTTCTCACTTTGAACTTCTTATCTTTTCTAAGGTGATTCAACATACCTTGTTGGAACACGCAGTCCGCCTTTTCAAGTGCTATACTGTCTTCTGTCCATTCTTTCAACGTATATCCTTTGCTGCTCGTGCTTTTTGGAGAAAAGTTCATAATACGTGCATCAATCCCATACCATGCTTTAACCATTCTTCTTTCAGCTTCTAATTGAAATGCGTATGATTCCCATATTCCCCCTGATTTAAAGTCGAGAATAACCACTTCTTCCTTCTCCACGTCTCTTACCTCCTTCTTCGGATCACCTTTTTTAAACTGCCCTGTAGCCCTTTGATACACGGCTCCAAAATAACCTTCTTCTTTGTATTTGAATGTCATTTTAACCATCGCATCTATCGGCGTAGCTACCAAATAGTCTTCTAATGACAATATTCTTTCAATCATCATCGGCTTAACCTTATACTCTGAACAAAATTTGGCAAACTTCATAATTCTGACAATCATATCATCAAGATCATCAATACTGTTAAAGAACCGATCAAGATTTTTCTTAGATATCTTCAGCTTACCTTCTTGCACTGTTTTGATGATAAAGCTTCGATTTAAGACCATATCTCTACCTGTTAGATACAATCCGTATAAGTAGTGCATGATCGTTCCCTTATCAGCTTCATACTGCGCCACCTCTTCCGGATTGCGGCCAAGCATCTTCATCTCTTGCTTCCATTCCTGAAGTGCGGTCTTATCATCGACATATCCATCTTTGATTAAGGTTGTTACTGAAGCATATATCTTGGCCGTTCCATCATCCATCTTCCTTACATAAAAACGATTATCGTCTAATGTCAATCTTACGAATTTGGGAGTCTCAATCTTCTTCAACTCATCACAGATATAAAACGGCTCTAACGTTTCCTGGTTTTCTGTAAACGGATTCGAGTCTTCTTCTCCAGGGTTAGAAGCGGCTTCCTCCGCCGGAGCTTCCGGTTCCTCCTTCTGGGCCTGCTCTGGCTCAGAAGCCGGCTCTTCAACTACTGGAACCTGTCCGCCTCTTTCTGCTATGTCTTTATTCTTTATTAAAGCCATAACTTCCTTTTTCAATTGCTCTGGTGTCTGATTAGGATCTGATACCGACATCACAACATCGTTCATTCTAAACAACGTATTTCCTTCTCCTTCCACCATAGGAACAAACCCTAAATCCATTAATATTTTAATCTTTTCTTCTATCATCTCAATTTCTCAATTAATTCCTCTTTAACATAATACAACACAGTTACAGCCTCATCAATATCTGCGGCCGCTCTCTCAAAATCAATCAATCTCTCACTATCTCCTCTTTTTATGTTGGCAATGAAAATAACTTCATCGTCAGCTTCTATCGTAACCTTATATTTTTTTTCTCATACCTATCAATTATTTCAACAATCAACCTACCTCTTTCTTTAATCATTCCTCTACTTTCCATATCCAGTACCTTATTTACTGCATATTTCCATACAAAAGGAAATTCTGTTTCAAGCTTATCAAATTCCATCCTGTCAAGATACATATCGAATATCGTATGCTCTGATTCATGTAGAAAGACTATATTATCTCTACAAGTAGCAACTGATTTATATATCCTTTTTGGAAGTATATGGCAGACGTTGCATACTGTAGGAAAATGAATAGCCCTACCAGTCATAGACATCCGAATACTATTCAGCTCTTCCAGCATAAGACGAAAAAACCCGGATAAATCCGGGCTCTCTAACTTTTTCTTCTTGCTGCTGTTTTTAATGGATGTAATTCTGTTTTTTTTCTTCGGAGTCAACTCTTTGCTCCTGCAAGCCTGGCATAAGCCATGACTTCTTATCATCACTTTTCGTCCGCATCGTTCGCAGACGTATAGCTTCTTTTCCTTGCTTTCCATTCGAATAATAATGATATTATTGAAAAGAACAATCCCGCTGAAGCCAGTAGATAAGGTACGTTCATTAATAATTTAGATACCTCGTCTGTCTTAATCACTATCAGAAGGAAAGCGCCTGCTGAAAGCAATGATATTATCGCCACAACAAGCGCTATGTTGGAAACTACATCAGCCTTACTCTTCACTCTTCTTCTCGCCTAATTTTTCAGCTCCCTTCTGAAGATCATATTTGAATACGTCAATGATCTTCGTTTCAGCAATAGCTTCGCAATTCCAGTCGCCCAACGTACCTTGCATCCCTTTAGTTAACACAGCCTCAGCATCTTTCGGATTGCCGGCCTGGACATACATATAGCATGGCGTTTTCTTTTCTTTACCTTTCTTTTCATCCAGTGTAATGTAATTTACCTTACACTTATACCAGTACTCAGCTTCTCCGTTGAAGAAAATTTCCGACACTTTAATAGGATTGATCTTGACAACATCAAACACCTTATACAACCCCTTTAGGATTTCATAAGATCTTGACTCTGCCTCTGTGTAAGATAAGGCATCTACCAAATACTTTTCATTTACTTTCTTTTTTTTGCCGTTCTCGATATTGTCAATCTCGGCTTTTACCGTAATTTCAAACCAGCGATTCATGTTATTAATATTTAATTAGTTGACTTCTTTTTATCTATATTATTTTTAAGTCTGGCAGAGCACCACTGCAAAACATCCATCATCATCATCTCATTATTAGATAAGATGCCTTTTATAACTAAGGCCAATTGATGCTGTGACATTCGTTGGCTCATATCAAACCTTCTTTCCTCTTCATTTACTATCGTAGCCACGAAATACTTACACCCCTCCAAATGCGTCAGGGCTTCAGTCATAGCTTCTTTTATTTCCTTTTCTTCCATCTTGTTTGTTTTTTGGACAAAGATATATCTTTTAATAATAAAAAAGATTTTAAATAACTTAATTTAGCTTATTTTTTTACTCTTCTGGCTCAACTGGTATGGACATGTTGAACTTTTTCCTGATAAATACCTCTGTTTCTTCATTGGATGGATAGGCCTCCTTAATGAAATTCATAGCCACCTCCATGTCGCCATCTGCTATATCCTTATACCTCTCAAAGATGCCAACCATGTCGTTGTTATATGAACGCTCTTGTTTTATATTGTACACGTATTTCAATACCCTATCTTTGATTTCATTGGCTTTTTTCACGATGTCATTGAAGGTATTTATACTTGTCAATTCAGGGTTTTTATTTTTCTCATCTATCTTATCAAACTCTTTCTCGCTATATCCTGTTTCTCCTTTAACAGCCGGGCAAACACCCTCCTTTATGATCCAAAACCGTTCATACGATCCTGTTAGATACTTTGATTCTGTTTTAAATGCATTATACTTGACAAGCAAATTAGCCACCTCAGTTGCACCTTCTATGGTTCTAAAACCGATGCCGATATCTTTTAACATAAATACTGGAACTCCCGTTCTTGGATACGCGACTTCTTTTTCGTCCTTTATATTCCAGTTTTTAGCTTCAATTGGAATACCTTTATTAGCAAGCTCTTTGTCTATATACAGACTTATGTCTTCGTCTGTCAATGCCGTAATCTCATCTCTGCTTAAATCAAAAATTGTTTTCATTTTTCTTTATTTATTAAATTAAACAACTTACTTCTTTGTTCAGGCTCCGTATATTCTACCCATATATCGGCTGCCACATTTCTAAGAAATTCCATAAAGTCTTGATGATCCCTATATTCAACAGAATCGACTTTTCTCACAAAACTTAGAATTTCCTTTAACATTTTATTGTTTTCTTCAAGAAGTTCTCTGTCAGTCATAACCTTTCAAATTTTCTTCTTAAGGTGTTGACGCTTCACAGCTCCGACTACCGCCGACAACTCCACGTCCCCTTCCATTGTTACCCGAAAGATCTTCTTCTGTTAAAGAAAAAGACATAGTTAACGTAGGGGTATCCTTAAAATACCAATCACATAATTCTTTTAACTCTTTACGTTCATCCTCGTTTTTACATTTATGGATGGTAAGGTAATTCATTCTTTCCTCTTTTTCTTTGTCTGTTAAATCTTTTTTCATAACTCTAACTTTTAAAAATGAATATTATTACCAATCTCCGCCATCATTTGGTATTCCATCAATGATGGTTATACTATTTTCAATGTTACTGCCTCCATATTGCGTAAATTCCGGTGTAGGATTATAGTTTGTATCTCCATGCATCATTACATGTAATGTTCCGCTTGCTGAATATATCCACAATCGTTTTCCATCTTTCTTCCATTTTTTGGCAAGCCTCTTAAATGAATCAATTAGCTTGCATTCTTCTTCCGTGCATTCTATTCCGGCTTTTGTTCTGTATTTGCTCATATCTCTTTATATTATTTTAGGTATATAATTACCTTACTAATTCATTCTACGTCAAAAAGTTGATCTAGCACCAACAATTCCGCATTCATATCTTCATCTTTCGGAAAACGAACTTTTATATTTCCGAACTTAGATGTCTTAAACAAGATGTAGGGGTTCATGTCTTCGGCAGTCACCGGCTTATATTCCTTAACTTCCGACATCTTGAGATACCAGTCGCCTATTTTCACAAACCCGGAGAAGACAGAGCACAGATGTGCTTTCACGGACAGTATTTCTCTTTTATCTTTAAGGGGTATAATTTCCTCCTTCCCTCTTATCCTGATTGACAGGAAAGGACGAATGTTATCTGTTTCATTTTGAAACTTGAAGCCTGTTACGGCTTGTTTTGGGATTCTTCTTCCCATTAATATAAAATAGCTCATTGTTATAAGTGATTTTGTTTTATATCAGGTAAGTAATTTGTAATAACATCAAGTGATATCCATAACTCTGGCTCTATGCTGTTTTTTATTCTATCACTAAAAAGCGAATTATCATCACAATCACAATGAGAGATTGTGATATAACAATCTTGATAATCCCACCAATGGGCTGATTTAAAATCGTCCCCTCCATTCCAAAACCCTATTCTTATGCCTCTTGGGTTGAAATCTTCATCTATCCAACTTGGATGATAAGCCAACACTTCTTCTCCCTCTGGAGGTTTTTCCTCTTTGTATTTCTTCCAGTTCATATCACTTTTAATTAGTTGGACACAAATGTACAAGTTTTATTAAGATACCCTTCTGTCATCTCTATAAAGTTTACACAATCTAATTTGCTTAACTTGTAAATCAATGCCGGATTGTGTACTATAGCTATAATTTGCGTTTGTAGTTTATGGAATGACAATACATTATAAATTTGCATTATATTGTCAATGTCAAGATTCCTGTCTGGCTCATCCATGAGAACCGTGTATTCAAAACTACTTTCTGCTAATGTTATTCGGTTTCTTTTATAATACTTCAACAGATCATCAATTCTTTTAATCCAAAACGCATTTGATTTTTTCTTGTATTCTACAAGATCTTGTATTGGAAATGTATAATCCTTTTGACCGAACATTAAATTGAAAAGCGATTCCAGTGATAACACCACTTTTTCCCCATAAGATTTTTGAATACTATTCGCATACAAATCGAAATTGCTGATGTTTTTTAATACACTATCTCGATTTGTCTCCGTTGACGGCAATAAACGGAATACTTTCCCTATATAATCGGATGATATATCAATCCCATCAAGAACCTTGTCATCATCATCAAATATAGGTGGAAAATCCAGCGCCTCATCCGGCATTTCAGAGCACATGGACTTATCACATAACGCATACATTGATATGATGTTAAGTAAAGTTGATTTTCCACTACCGTTTTTCCCTATAATCACATTCACTCCTGGCTTGAAAATAAATTCTCTGCCATTTTCAAACGCCTCTATGTCAGAAACATATTCAAATGGAGTTTTTGTGTTGTCTTTTATTTTTACTGATGTTATCATATGTAATCCTTTTTAAAAATCAATTACCGCCCGAACCCTGCCACTGCCGTACTTGCTGTAGCTGCCCGTGTCGCCAATGAAGAAGTACACGTACCACGCGTTGTACTGACTGCTCTCAGTACTGGACCAAAACCACTCCGAGGCTAACGGTTCTGCGCCTATGTATTTAAGCGCATCGTTTATACTGTCTTTGTAATGCGCCATTAGATTGAGCTGTCTCAACGAAGGGATGTATTCGCCATCTTTCAGTAGATTTCTCAATTTTGGATTTCTGACTACAAGGCGTTCCGTATTGCCGCGTCCATTAATGTCAAACAGCGCATCACATTCACGTTCGTAATACGTCTCACTTCCGGATTCTTTACGGCTATCATCGTCAAGCAATTGTACTCTATCATGCTCCGTCAGCGAGATAGCAAACGATACGTCTTTGTGTTTTAATCCGATATAACGCACATTCTTTTTGAAATTCTCTCTAGTAAACGGCTCAGCGTGTCCGTTTCCGTAGATTAGATACAAACCATCTTTTCTTGATGGTACTCTATTTTCACATGCGCATCTTTCATTTTTGGGACTTACAATTATGTTCAACTCATTCGACACATGATCTTTTATAACCTCCTTACATATTCTTCTTACAAAATCAGAATCTCTTTGTTTAAGTTCGTCGTTAACCATACATCTGATCCAATACTCTATTTGATTGTTATTCCCATATGTATTATTCATACACTGTTTTACAAGTTTTTTCAATAATGGTTCTATGTTTTTGATTATGTCTTCTTTTGTAATGTGAAGCTCATTTAATATGAAGTTTCTTATTATTTTGTATTCTTTACTTGCATTCATAATATTCTATTATTTTTCAATTAATCCCATCCTCCATCAACATACAAAGATACGTCTTCCTCTTCTATATTCACACCCTTAAGAGCTTGCAGAAGCTTTTTCTTTGTCTCCCTACACATGTTGTAACCATATCCCTTATACTTATATGACCTTTCCCATGTACTCACTGGGAAAGGAATATTTTCGTCAATAACCAGCCTCTTCATATGAAGATGTTCGAAGAATTTCTCATGGTAGAGAAGTTTATACTCGTATCCTACTACATCAGTAGATGAGAATGGAAAATAATCATCTTCCTTCTCTTCGTATTTAGGCTCCTTATAGTAAGCCATTTTTGCCACAGTAAAGTCAAAGCTCCTAAGAATCTCTTCTGGTTTACCGAACTCTGACTCTATGAACTCTACCCATACTTTTTCTCCCTCTTTCTGGAACGCACAGACCTTCTCATTCTTGTACTTAAATTTCCATCCTTCTTTTTGGTGTTTTTTATCATTGAACAAATCGACAGCTTCCTGGAAATCGCTTTCGCTTTCAAAGAAAATATCAATGTCTTTTACTCTTTCTCCAAAAAGGATATTCTTAAAACATCCACCAGCTATAAATCCTTTATGACCTTCCATGTATTTGTCAAGCCATCTTATTTGCCAGAAGTTATCAGGAGTATCTATTACAAAATTGTTCATGTCATTTATGTTTTTCTGTTACCAGGCGAGATAAAAATCCCGCTTCACAATAATACAGTGAGTGTAATTACTCATATCAATTCCATTATTCGTAAATGTATCCAGGACCCGTTTTTCCACGTGTTTGAGTTTTACTATTATCCCCTTCTTAAACACTTCTATTAACTTCTCATTGCACTCAATAGGTCCAATAAGACAGTATCTATTCGAAGGACTGTCTGATATACAATATGTCTGACATCCTAACATGTTGCTTAAAATATTCTCATACATGTTTTTATGATTTTAATATGATATTTACAAACGTCGAAACTGATAGTGACTCGCCGTATTTGCATTGCTGATTTTGCTCCTTGATTTACCCGTTTTCATTCTTCTGAATTTTCAGCAGTTCCTAAAAGATATTCATTGCCCTCAAAAGGAATGCAACAATCCCATAATGTTCCATTGGAACATTCATGCTTATAAGACAATCCATCAGAATCGTCCACAATTTCCCTTGCAAACAAGCTGATATGCCATTCTTTATCGTCCTCGTCTCTTACCAGCACTTTGTCAAACGGCTTAAAATTATATTTCGGCTTTTCTTCAATCCCGAAGAAGCGTTTCAGATACTCTTTAGCTTCAGGTTCTTTGCTTGCCTTTAATGCGTCAACCAACTTTTGTCTTTCGGACTCAGTGGCAAATCTGTATTTTTCTATCTGATTTTCCCAAGCAGATAAACCATCTTCTATTTTAAGAATACCTTTTTGATTTAAAGAGGCATAAAAAGATGTTAAATATTTCCCATGCATATTTAAAATAAAAATATAACTTCCATCTTTGTTGCTTAACACATCTCCATCTTTAAATGTAGTATATTCCGGGACTTCAAGAAGGAGGCGATTTTCGCTGCTAAATGCTTTTCCTGTAGCAGAAAACCAATCTGCCGATACAGAAATAGAATGAATTACAACCAATAACGGACAAATTGACGAATTGTCTTCATATACTATTTCTGCTCTATTTCGTCCTTTCTCTGTCACAATCTGACCTACTCTTTCCCCTATGTTTATTTTTTTCGCCGTTTCTAAATCAAACGGGATTGTTACCATTTTATATTCCATAATCTTATTTGTTTTTATTGGTTCCTAAAAGATGTTCGTTCCCTTCGTATGGGATACACTGACTAAATCCTACCCCTCCTAAGCATTCGTATTTATTATCTCCTACTGATTCTCTGGAAAATAGATGCAATTTCCACCTCTCTTGGTTAGTTCTTCTCACCAGCACTCGTTCAAATGGTTTGAAGTCACGTTTCGGCATCTCATCTAATAGATACTCATATTCACTTAAATATCGTTTTATTATATCTATTTTTCTACTGTCTTCGGCTTTTATAATCTTTTCTGCTAAAAATTTCTTCTCTTCTTCTATAGCCTTTCTTACATGCCGTTTTTTATCTTCATCATACACATCAGTCCATAATCCGCTATGATCAAACTCAATATCTCCAGATGTTACCATTCCACATATACTTCCCATTACCCCTTTGGTAATAAGTCCATCATATATAAATTGACATCCTTTAGTGCTTGTTAATACATCTCCTTTCTTAAAATACGCTCCAGCCTCTACCCTCAATTCCAGAGTGGTGCCGCCAATAATACAACCTTCCGTGTTGGCATATATAGCACTTATCCCATATCCATCTTTTTTTACAAAAAGCAAATTATAAGGACCTGCACAGTCTTTTGACTCATATACAAATTCTATTTCAATATTATCAATTAATACCGAACCTTCTATTTCTCCGCTTTTAATTTTTCTCGCCGTATTTAAATCAAACGGAACAATAATTGCATTTTCCATATTTTTCTTGTTTTTAGTTGTTATAAAATAAGATGGGTTACTTACGCCCATCCCAGTTGTTTCGCAATACTTTCCATCTCGCTATATGCAATCCGGTGGCATCCGGCAGTCAGCATATCGTTTTCATAACGATTGAACGCCCATCTGTGACCAGTTACATCCAATGCCAAATCGTGCTGGAACTGACCGCCATTATGGAAGACCTTAATCAATCTCCAAAGTCTTTCAGCTTCAGTTAGTTCTACTTTGATGCCCTTACTGGTTTCGATTTTTCCATTCTTAATACGCAACCATACGTTCGGCTGATCATTCTCAGACCAACAATAATAACTCAACTGGGAAATCTCGCCAGACTTCCACATTTGTATCCGTTCTTCCAATGCTTTGTTACGGGCCTCTTCCTCTTTCCTTGCCTTTTCAAGGGCTATCGCCTCTCTCTTTTCATAACCTTCTGCCCATCTTTGGCATCTGATCGTATATTTAGCCCATGTTCCTTCACCACAAACTTCATCCACAACCACATTAACGGTTCCAAGGACTTCCAGTGCTTGATGATTCAACAAGATCTGGAAAACACGTTTCAATTCACGGACATGTTCACGTTTAATTTTATCTGATTTCCGTGATAATTCATGGTTAGTTCCAAGCCATTCGTTTGCGCTCTTTTTAAGAAGACGCTGGGGAGTCCCCATATCGAAGAACTCAATATAACCCATCAGATTTTTAAAAGCTCCCCAAACATTCTGATAAGGTAATTCAGTTCTGGCTCGCTTGTGTTTTTCAATAGCATCTTTAATGGATTCCAACCTACTGGTAACAAAGGCCATGTTACCGGTATTTGACATATTATATCCAACAGAGAACACCTTTGAGCCAGTTGGTATTGCGTCACGAACACAACATTGATGTTTGCTTGTGGAAGAGGAACGATATATGTCATTAATCAAATACGCCTTTTCTCCACGCTTGTTCCGCACAATTCTTCCAACCTCAAAATGTCTTCCATAGGAGTAAATACTTTCTCCTTCAAAATAGAAGTTACTACCATGCGCTGATTCTTGTTTTTCGTTTGCCCATAAGTGAGCGACCATTGAATTGTTCATATAAGTATCTTTTTAATTGTTTAACTTACCTCTACTGCATAATCCTCTTTGTTCATATTTTTCAATACGTTCGGTTATCATATCGCAGAACACTTGCCCTTCTTTTTCGGAACCTCTGAAGTAACCGACCATCTTCAGGATATTCCCGTTAAACTCATGGACAAACTTGTTGTAATAATGTTCTCCCATAACTTTCCCGTATTTTTCTATGAACAAATCCTTGTCCAACGACTCATCTTTAAAACAACGGTTGTAATCCCATCTTACGATACGAAACAATGTTTCAAAATTCAATCTTTCCATATCTTGTATTTTATTTAAGTTCAAACTTGATGCCTTCTGGCAACTGAGAGCGGTCTACGTTGTTTACAAAATCATCAAACTCCTTTTGTGTAATTTTGTTTTTACAATTGTTCCAGTTGAAGGATAAAGTGTTTGAGTGAGGGTAGTATATAACATTGTCAGCAGGCAACCCATAATCAAACACACAGAGCTTTATCTTCTTTTCTGCTTCTGCTTGTCTGATTTTCTTATCGTATCGCTCACAAATTTCAGCACGTTTTGCCGCCATCTTTGCTTTATGGGCTTCCACTCTGCGTTTCTCTATATTTTCTGAGGAATAATGCCCGGCTTTAATACGCTCTTCAATAAGAGATCGTTCCTCGTCCGTTAGTGTTAAAACAAATCTTTCTTCTTCCGGCTTATATGGATTAACCCACTTCTTACCACACAATTTTTCAAGTTCCGCAATAAGTTCTTCTGATTCTCTTTTCCATCTATCCACGATCCCCAGATTGAAAAGCATATACCTGAAATACAACTTATCCTCAGAGGCTTTATATAATTCTACGCATTCTTGTTCTGATATACGCAAATACTCCATTGCCACAGACATACCACTTCTTCTAACGTGATATATGCCATTTTCCACCGGATACATAGGAGCACCATAATGGTTACAAAGATGCAACGATATGAATTTCGACAATTCCGGAAAATGTTTTGCGACTTCATCGTGGCAGCAGCCTCCTAAGTAATCCTCATATTTTCCATGCTTGTTTTTCCAGTCAACGTCGGCTGTTATGCTCCAGTCGCATATGTTATTTTTGCAGCCATCATCCAAAGAGATTCTAACTGTTATTCTATAATCTTCTTCATTTTCTGTAAAGAATTTTGTACCTGAATAAAACAGTTTGTTTGTAGTTTCCATATTATTTTAGTTTAATCATTACACTTATGAAAAATAAAATCTGCACACTCTCCGGGAAGTGTTCCTGCGTCATTACAACGGTAAAACCCTTGTGTTTCCAAATCTACATCTACCGGATAACCTTCTGCTGCTTCCAAGAAGCGTTGGATTTCCTCACATTCTTCATCCGTTAATCCAGTGTAATCATCATTGATTAACGGGCAAGCCCAATAAGAGGGCAGTCTGTATCTTATTACCTCTATCATAGCTTTATCAGTTTACAATTTGCATCTTCAAATACCGGAATCATCCCTTGTTCTCTAAAATAAGCAGTGGCCACTTTAAAAGCATACAGCGGATTTACTTTCTGGATTTCCCGCTGTGATTTGTAGAAAGATAACGGTTTACATACATAGAAGTTTTCATTGCCAAGACTCCCAAAAAGCCAATCCATACTACCTTCATCACAATTAGTGCCACCCAGTATTATTAAATCACATCCGGTCTTTCGGGTTCCAAGAATAAATATCTTATTCTTGTTTTCCGGTTGCATAAATATCTCCCTGTCAATCCCAAACCAGTCGCCTTGGCAACTCTCCACATCCCGGCGAACAATTTCGTCAATTTCAAGTGCATATTCTTCTTGTGTTTTCATAAGATATGTTATAAAAAATGATAAATGAATATTCCTCTTATTTTAATGACGGTTCCAGGCTTTAAACCTTGAACCCATTCTATTAGTGTTATTGGATCTTTTACAACATATCCCGGATATGAATCAATGCAAATACGATACGCGTATCTGCAAATTCCATATTTTATTACATAAATAAGATTATGCCCATTCATATCTTTGTTAACATTCATTTTATCTACCCCATTTTGTATAGCACGCATCCATTCCTCTTTTACATCTTCTATATTACCATTATATATAATTTCATCATCAACTTCCCCCTTTTCAAATATTTTACCAAGACAAGGGTCATTTAATAAATCCTTGATCTCACTCTTTCTGTCACATTCTCGTATTTCTTTCGTGTAATCTATAGATGTGTTATTATAGGAGATTTCCCCATCCATGTATCTCCCTGTATATTTCGACTTTTCTTCTAATTCAAATATTATTCCATTCATAAAGCATTTTTTAAATGTAGTTATATAACTTCTGAATAAAATCACTCATGGTATTGGCATGTTCTCTAAGATCATACCAGTCCATTTCTTCAATATCCCAAGGTCTATTCTCCTTTATATGTGGATAGAATACGTTTGTGTCCCCTATCTCCAAATTAATCAACTCATCTATTATCGATTCCGGTTTGCCAACAATGAAATACCAATGCGTCGAAATCTCTTCTTTATCAAATTCTTCCCATTCATTATTCCAAAACTCTTTTGATGTCATGGATGGGCACTCACTCATTAACTTCTCCCAAGCCTTCTTATCTTTGTTTCTAGACCAATAGACTTCTCTGTTTTGCTCTGTAATAGGAATTTTTATTATTTTCATATCTGTATAGGTTTTAAAAGAAACTCCAACAAAATGTTACGATAAATTCTCCCACTCCGTATTCAGCAAGTTGCTTAAACGATTCTATCCCATTGCAATAATAAAAAACATCATCATTATCATCATCGTTGATGCTCAATGATAGTTTTATTGTCTCTCTTTGTTCATTTCCTGTCTCTTTCCATACAATCTGACATTCTACGTATTCAGGCTCTTTCCCTGTTCTTTCTACAAATTCATGAAACCTTAAATCAATTTCATGTTTGACTCCTTCAACGTTAGATATTATTACCTCATTTTCACAACCCGCGCAAATAGCATGCATGAAAGATCCATCAAAATAATCTATTATTTTTCCGGTATTCGGATTTACTATAGCTTCACAGGTAACATTTGTTCCACCACATCTTGTACATATATATCCCATAATTATCTGTTTTTAAAATGTTCAATAATTTCATCTACTGTAGCCTTACGCCATGTAATGCAGCCCGCGTCTCCCCTGAACCTGGGCTCTTCGCATTCTACCCACCTGTCTCCTGTGGCGTCTGTCACTATCAGCCATTGACCTAAGTCAGTATTATTTGCTAATGCTGCTATAGCCAGAAACATATCATCATTGGCTCCACAATCTATCCATCCTTCATCCTTCCATGCTTCTACTGATTTTTCTCGCAATTCCATGTATTTTAATATTTCTGGATTTGTGACTATGCAATTAGCTCCTTTTTCTTTCACCAACCAACGATATCTTAATGACATGAGGCTTTCTCTTAATTCTTTGGTGTTCTTTCTGATAATACACCCTCGTGATCTCCCCATCTCCTTATTCTTTCAAGTTATGTTCTTCCATTATTTCTTCTATCAATTCGTCTGTTTCCATATAACAATCCCAACAGGAATCAACCTCTTCCCATTCTTCTCCCTCTTCATTCTCCCTGGATTCATCTTCGTATTTCTTGACAAATTTCACTTTCTTTTCAAGCACATACCCCTTTACATCTCCCCACATCCACATACCTATGGACTTTACTTCATTATCTATAATTTTGGCACAATCTTCTTTCCAGTCTCCTTCTTTGTCGCAGACTTCATTATCATATTTTTCTTTTGTAACGTATGCTATCCCTTTTATATAATCACCTTGACTATAACCCCTTGTTGACCACTCTATAGCTACCACATCTTTTCCATATTTGGATATGATATCTAACAAATCTTCGTCATCCAGATCCTCTATTAACTCTCCTTTGTAATCAAAGTCCGTCAAATCACTTGGAAAAAACTCTTGACCTATATATAGACTTGTCTTATGCTTCAACTCCCATACATTGCTACCTCTGTTGTATGTGAATGAGATCCCATTCGCTTCCCCTTTCTTTAAATATTCTACAATGTCTTTCTGTTTTATATGCTTCATTACAATAGCATCAATAACATCTCTAAGATTATGCTTGTTATCGTAGAAGAAAGTTTTCCAATTGCATTCATCATGCAATCGATGCGTATCAGAGTATTCAAAGAAGAATGACCCAAACAAATCCCAATTAGTTATAGGGCATTCTGAATCACGGCAATAATATACTTTAATGCGATAATCGCCTACTTCTTTTGTTGTAATAAGGTTGTCTTCCATGTCTTTATATTTTAAATAGTTCTTAACTTTTTATCAATAAATTCATCTATTTCATCATAGTATGATCCATCAAAATCACAATTCCCATATTTCTCTGTAAACTCTTTAGCCCACTCTCGAATGATGTTAAATGCCTCTTCCCTGCTACATTCTTTTAGTCCTGGTAGATACTCCACGGCTTCCACCGATAACTCTTGCAGATTTCGTAAGTAATTCAAACCTATGCTATACGGTAGCTTGCCTACTTCTATACATACATAATGACCCTGTTTAAGGGCATCCTGTAAATCTTCAAGACTCTCTATCAATGACTCAGACTCATCATCTACCCTCACCTTGTATAACTCAAAATCTTCATTTTCTGCTGACACCCATATCTTGTAGGCTTTTTCGTTGGACAATCTTTTCCAAACAAATCCGTCACTGAATACAATTAGGCTACCTGTTACTATCGTATTTTTCATAATCACTTTCTAATCTGTTACTCTGTAATAATAATCAAGCTCTTCTCCCTTAAAATTGTTCATGGCATACTCGTCGGCTTCCCGCCACAACCGGTCATACAATGCAGCCAGTTCACGATCGCTTTCGTAATGTTGCCATATTTTATGATTCAGTACGAGCGTTAATTCCGTGAAAAACTTATAATCGTCTTTCCATTCATTGAACGCACGTCTGTAGGTATCCTTGACACCTGCTATACCATACTTGTCGGCTATGCTGAAATCTTCCCAAAAGGTAGTTATCAGGTCATAGCCGTTCTCCTGCATAAATTCTCGAAATGTCATAAGCTATTATTTTAATCTTCTTTTTACGATCTTTAACAAATCCCCTGCTTTTAAGCAGGGGATCAATGATTCTTTTATTCATATATGTATTTTTTTAATAATTGATTCTGATATATGCCAAAAAGTTATTATTATATTTGTATTATAAATGTGATTAAAAATGATTTCCTACAAATACAACATCTATCATTCCAAGAAAACGAAGTATCTTGATAAGATGCTTCGCGAATGCTGTTTTGTATGGAATCATGCTTTATCCCTACAACGTAGATATTACAAACTGTTTGGAAAATACATACCAGTTGGTAAGATGCAAAAGCATTTCTCTAAAAGAATTAAGAGAAATCTTCTTCATTCCCAAACAACACAAGAAATTATTCAAAGGTTAGACTCAGCATACAATCGTTTCTTCAAGAAGTTGGCTAAACGACCACCTAAGTTCAAAAGAGCTGATTGTTTTAACTCTTTTGTTTTCAAACAAGGAGGGTTTACCCTGAATGGTAATTGTTTAACAATCAACAAAGGAAAGAAACGATTTAAATTCTCATACAGTAGGGTCTACGAAGGTAATGTTAAACAAATTAGAATAGTTAGAGAAACCTGTTCACGTTTTAGTTTGATTATAGTTACAGATCATAATCTTATAAACTCTTATAGAAAGACACATGATGGTGCATCTATCGGATTTGATTTTGGTCTGAAAACTTATCTAACTAAAAGCGATGGTAGCAAAATCGATTCTCCACTATTCTTCAAACAATATCAAAACAAGATTAGAAAACTAAACAAACGGTTTTCTAATGCAAAGAAAGGATCCAATAATAGAAGAAGGAGACTGTTTGAACTACAACAAGCGTATCGTAAAATAAACGATCTTCGATCAGATTTTCAATGGGGATTAGCTCATGATTTGTGCAAACAATATGATTATATTTTTATTGAAGACCTAAACATTGAAGGAATGAAACGTTTGTGGGGAAAGAAAGTTTCTGATCTCAGTCATTCTTCTTTTATTGATAAGCTAATGTATGTTGCTTCAAAGTATGGAGTAACGATACACAAGATTGACAAATGATATCCTTCTTCCAAAACTTGCGAATGTGGCTGCATTAATAAAGGTCTGTCGTTACGCGACCGCACGTGGGTATGCCCAGCGTGCGGAGCGGTAAACGACCGTGATGTTCTTGCAGCCCGTAATATACTTCGGAAGGGCATTTCCGAATTGGAAAGTATGGGTAATTCCGGTTGCAGAAATGCAGGGGTTCCATACGTTTGTATCCAAGAATCCCATTCGCTTTAGCTATGGGAGTATGTCAATCTGGCTGTTCTGCCCACTCCCTGTACCCTACGTTAAAACCAATAGGATCATACCTTTTGATCATAGTGCCATAATTCTCTCTACCGCAATACCTGTCCTTTCCTCCAATGATCCATGCCTCATCGTCTCTATCTGGAGATATTGAGTTAAGATACTTCTCATAATCTTTTCTACTCTTTCCCATCTTTGTCTTGATTTAAGCAATAGTTAATAAAATAAGCAACCTGTTCATTTTCCCCTGGATTGCTATAATCATAAAAAGTCATATCAGTATAATCCAGCATGACTACACGAAAATCGTTTTTTTGACATACACTTCCGTTAAATACATAGAATTTCCATCAATTTCTATTATCACTGGAAACTGATCATCAAAGTCAAACACGTTATTAGCTTCTTGCCATTCTTTAAACTCTTTAAATTTTAGCTTTACGCTTCCACCGTTCTCCGTTAATGCTTCTTTGATGTACTTTAATCTTTTTGCATTCAGATTGACCTCCGCTTCTTCTATTTCTTTATACAATTTATTTAGATCCATATTCCATTATATTTATGTTGTCAAATTTTTCTTTTATAATATCCAAGACACCATACTCGTTTGTTATCATAGCATGCTTTCCCGGCTTCATTCCTTTATTCTACTTATTTTTAAATTGTTGTTCTTACAGTATTCCTTTAGCCAACTATCCGTTAAATAGCGATTGACTCTATCATATTTCTTTTTCGGACCCTTGCTCCAGAATTTCCATTCGTTTGTAATATCGTTCCCATATTTATCAAACCAATATATATAATATACTACGTTACCGTATAAATCCACTTTGTTTCTCTCCTGTATGATTACCTCGTAAGGCATTTCCTTGTCTCTTTTCTCCATCTTTATCCTCCTTTCTTAAAAAAAACGACACCTATCTTCACAGACCAGTGCCGGTAACTAACTTACATGGAAAACTACTTAACCTCAACTAATTCTACAGAGTTGTAGAATTTAGTGAAGCTACCAACAAATTCTCTTATATTTTTATATTCTTCTGGTCGTTTTCTGTTACCATCTTTTATATAATTCACCCACAGTCTATCCTCTATGTTCTTAATCGCATTCTCTATCGTAAATTCGTCGCTGACGCTCATTAAACACGAAGACCCGGTTTTCTTATGTGGTTTATATATCCTTGAAAAAGACCACATTTTTATTCTATCATATATATATCCGTTGTTGGGATAAACGAATCCTATCCGGCTGTCACCTTCTTTAGCGTAAAACACACCTGGCTCCTTCCCGCCCTTTCTATATACTACAAATCCTTTTTCTTTTAGGATATTAACCACTTTATCTAATTTATTTTCTACGTTCATTTTCATGCAAAAATTTAAAAACGACCCTCATTATAGTTGCGAAGTTCTCTACCTTAACCCACTCATGAGCTACTGCTCTAAGTACAGACGTTTCATATGTTGGGACATTGTCTTCTTCAACCACCTTACAAGAAGCCAGAACTCCTTCAGTCGGCTTTAGTCCACGGTCATGCAGCTCGCAGAGACCGTCTGGCCGGCGGAACACGCACCACCCGTCTTTCTCTGTTGGTTGGATCATCGCTATTGGTTTTTCTTTCACTGCAAGATACCCCACCATCCACATTGTCTCTTTTAGCCTGTCAGCATATCCTGCATCTATGATAGCTTCTATGTCCTTTGGTGTACCAATACAAGGAACCTTACACATATTCTTACATTTATCACATGTACAAGGTTGCTCCCATCTATCATGATCTATGCCAACCAACTTCTTTATCCGTTCTACTTCCTCTTTCATATTATACTGTCTCTGTTAGTTTTTCGTAATACAACTTCATTTCCGGTGAAGCGTATTCCATGAATGCTTCGAATAAGCGAGGTACCTCTATTATCATATTCACATTACAACCTTCTACCTGTGAAAGCGATTCAAGATCATTACTGTATGAACACGTTACATGAGCTCCTACATTAAACACATGCAAATCTAATCTTGCATATTCCATACACAAATCTAACGCCTTAAACAAGTTCTCTACCTCAATCTCCTGAAATAGGTCTATAAACATTCTTAAATCCATCATTTTATCACCCTTTCCACGTGTTTAATTAATACTACTGCTATTCCCTTACCGGTTTTTATCGCACATTCCGACCCTTTTATCCATTCTACACACCCTACATACTTTTCCGTAGCATGAAATCCGGGATTGTATTTTCCAGATGTACTGAACTCTACCGTATCCCCTACCTTCAGATCGTTAAAAGCAATAGACCATGTGGTCCAAATTCTGTCATGTCTCCCAGGCTGAATGGCCCCGATTACGCCTTTTTTACGACCGTTTTTTATTGCCCTTAGTATTATCTTTCTATCACCTTCGATAAGGCTGCAAAAGCGCCCGTAAAAGGTTAAATCAACCTGTTTTCCTCCTATTTCTTCTCTTATTTTTGTTATTCTGTTCATTTTCTGATTTTGTTTTATTTTTTTCTTTGTTTTTTCTATCTTCTATAGAAGATGATAATAACATTATCTTTTCTATGTTACTTTTTGACTGTAAAAAAGAATCGCATTTCATTACCACTACCACCTTCTTAAGTTCCCCATTATCGTATAGCGATACACGCATCATGTTTTGCGCCTCGTCCACTATCAGACCTGGAGTAGTCTTAGCCATTTTGCGTAGTTTATTATACTCCGGTCTTTCCATTTCCTCTGTTTATTACTCTATAGTATTTATCCTTATCCCCTTCTTCCAACTTCTCCAGATAGAAAATTCCATCATGTAAATGAGACAAACAAAACCTGTATCCGTATTTCTGCGTTCTTCTTACATGATCCCGCAGTCTTATCTCTTCACTTTTGTCTTGTACTTTGATCTTAATACTGTCTCCTTCTTTGATTGTGTATAAAATAGTTTGAATCTCTTCTTTTTTCATCTTATAAAATATTTTAACGGCAGCACCTATGCTCACGCACCAATACTGCCTTATGTTTAACAATTAAATACTTAACTCTTCAATGGTCAAGCCTTTTTCTTTTGCCCATTTTAACATTGCGCATAATTCTGTTTCTGACTTATATTTCGGATCACGCCACGCCCATCCGAATTTATCCAGGACATGATGATATAATTCGTCGGCTTCTGCTGTATGCACATCATTGAATAAATACTCCGAACCTTCCGGTATAAGCGTTTCCGTTGTTGCAAAATCGGAATACGACAAACATCCGTAAGCATATTCTGTTATTTCACTCCATGCTTCTCCGGCTTTAAATCCAAATTCTTTTACAAAAGCCAAAGTTAGATACATATTTAATAATATTGTTACATCATATCCGGAATCCGACTTTCTTTCTATTATTTCCTTTTCAAATTCATTTAAATCTTCAGGCCCTAAAAAGATGTATCCTGATACCGATCGGTAATTAGCCTCCGCATACTTCTTGCATTTATCATCATTGACAATCTTACCAATGTTAGATAACATCTTTTGCCTCCATTCATCACAAAACTCTACCCTTACATTCATCCAATCAGTACCATAATTGTATTCTTTTGGATATCCGACCGATATTACCTTTATGTTATTCACACCATATTCATAAAGGCGTTCGCCCACCTTATTCGCCCATTCCTGTACAAAAGGAATAAACTTATTGCAATAAGAATCAAAATCAAAATCCGATTCTTCTTCATATTCCGGCATCTCATCATATTCCTGTGAAAAGAAATGACGCGGGTCTGCTACTGTTTCATAAAAACTTACGTTAATGAAACAAAATTCGTTGGTTGTTGTTTTTAATATCATAACTTTTTGTATTTACGTACATTTTTCTTGCCATAGAATCTACACATGGCACGAATCTGACTATAAAATACTTTTGTCCTCCTGGCCTCAAAGTATTTAAACATTTCTTCATTCTTTGTTTCCCACACGTAATCCGTTTGAGAACTCATATGATTTTTATCCTTGCGTGAATAATGGTAATATGATACCACAACACGTTTCGCACCATTCCTTACAGGTACGATATTCACATCTATGTTATTATCTGTCATATTATTATTGTTTTATGCATTATACAAATACAAAGAGCGCATACCTTCACTGGCCGGCACTCCTTTCAATAAAAATGAAAAAACTAACATTACATAAACATATTGTTTTCTGCTCTTTATTACAATACTTTTGTCCCACAATTGTTATATCGTCCGTACTCTTTTTTTCGTATCATTCAAGATTTCAAACACCATCTTCTTATGATCTTTGTTTGGTAACTTGTCTTTAACAGCCGATATCACACTCGCTATAGACGTAAAGCCTGAATCTGTCATTGAACACAGCAACAAACCTCTGTCGTCGTCTGTGCTTATCGCTGACGCCTTTATAATATCATTCTTATATATTCTCATAACTCTTTTATTTTATTGTTTGTGAGATACCCAGAATCGAACCAGGACCAGCACATACATACCGGCACGCCGCGTCATCCCCTCTATGATACAGAAATAGGCATGTCTATCCTCACGAACCGACATGCCAAAACCCAAACTTAATTTGATGAATAAAATAGATTAACAAAAAATACTATTCTAACTCTTTTATAATATCTTTCACAATATTCAGCCGCACCTCCTTCGTTTCTGGACTAAGACAACCAAACCACCCATAAAACGTTCTTGTTTCCTCTGGTTCTGTGGCCATACTTATCTTCTCTTCCAATTCCGGGAAATATATCCTCACCAGTTTATTTGAACTCAACTCATAAAAATTATGTGTTTTGAAAAACATTAATACTACATTTCTCAATGCAATACATATGTATTCCCCATCCTCTAACCTATCAATTATATTATATACCTTTTTCCATATGAATAATCGCTCTTCTTTTGTAAACATACCCTTCTTTATTTTTATAATATTATTAGGTTGTATGCAGACTTTTCCATGTACACAATATTATGCTCCTGTCCAAACATTTTCTTTGCCTCCTCTTTCTTTATCGCACAATATCTTCCTGTGCGATACGGATTCTTTTGATCTGAGCCATCTTCGACTTCGATAATAAAACAGCCTCCTTCGTCTATTATCTTTTTGCAATTGTCACATACTCTGCCCGTGCATATATGATGCGGCGCCTGCCCTTTAATCCCATTTCCTAATAAAGCAATCCCCATTTCTTCACCGCATACTATGCATATTTCTATGGATGGATTAAATCCATACTCTGGGTGTAATACAATTCCGTTTTTCATTTTTCTTTCCTCCTTTATTTTTAATATTGTGTGGAATTGCCGGAATCGAACCGACCTACTGCACCATGAATCCCGTAAAGCAAATGCTCCGATCTTCGCAGACGGGAGCATTCTGTCTAAAGCACAAGAAAATTAATGAAGAAATTTTTCTCACTTACGCCATAGCATCTAAAATAGCTATCAGCACTATTTCCATGACGAACATAATAGAAAATATCTTAAATGCCTTTTTCATATCGCTATCTCCTCCTTTTTATTTTTACGTTCCACAATAAACTGTTCCGGCTCTGCTCCGGCCTACGTTCCACCTACAACCGCAGGCCTTAGCCCAAGGCGCCGCCTACTCCCCCTCTATGGCAGCCTGTTCGTACCTACAAATCCAGTCTCCTTCCATACAACTATCACTACGCGATAACAAACATGTATCCTTATAACAATCATAAAAAATACACCCCTCACAACTATAATCCCTAACGTCTATACAGCTAACTACCTTAGCATACACTATACCATCACTGCCTTCTATTCCTCTTACCCCGAAAACCGATCCTTCCAATTCTTTACTTAAATCTAAATCGGGTGCGAAATCATATACGTTCATATTGACTCTATTTTAATTGTTAAACATTCCGATTGAAAAAAAAATACTCACATAATGCAGTCCTTAACCCTTAATCCGTGGAAAAGCTTACAGAATACTGTTTTAAAAACGATATCATACTGAATTTTGTTGGTAGGGACTACAGAATACTGTTTTAAAACGCTGTTAGTCTTGATTTTGTTGGTATAACCTACAGAACGCTGTTTTAAAACGCTGATCTGTTGAATTTTGTTGGTATAACCTACAGAACGCT